CCTAAAATTTATAAAATGTTTTTGACCATCATTTTTTGATGTAATCTCCCATTCAAATACCACGTATTTAACTTTCACTTTACACCTCTATTTCATTGACTTATTAATACTTTTAACTTTGAAAAATTTGAATTATATCCTTTTTGCCATACAAAATGAGCATATTCAATACTGTCTGTCTTTTTATCATCTGTAAAACTCATTCTTCTATTGTGAACAAATATGTATTTAGGCATATTATTTCGCCACAACTCTTGCCTTATTTTTCCTCCAAGATAATTTAATCTTAGCAGCATAATAACGAAACCACCTTCTCTTACATCATTTAAAGCTTTATTAATTATATCTAAGCTCAAATTAAAGGGAGGATTAGTAATAATTACATCATACTTTTCTTTAGGTTGAAACCTTAGATAATCTTGTTTTAGATTTGCTCTTGAATCTTCTCTTATATCTACTGTATCTATTGAAATTTCTTGATTTGAAAATTCTTGAATTGCAGTTGGATAACTCATTGGATTTGTATTATCTCCACCTGCACATGGGTCTAATATTTTTATATTTGGATTGAGTATATTTTCATATCTACTGAACTCAGTTAAAAACTCTTTGATTTTAGTAATTGGAGTTCTATAATAATCACTTACATGAAAATCCCTAGCATTACTTCTATTTGTACTACTTATAAGTATCACCTCTATTTGTCTAATATTTTATTTACTGATGCAACTATAAATATCTCCTACTTAAGTATTATTTCTCCCTTAAATTTAATATTTCTAACCATTCCAGTTTTTTCTAAATTAAAACTTAAGTCTTTGATTTCAATTCCTTTATTCTCATAGTGTTGTTTAATAATATCCATTGCTTCTTCAATTGATATTGTTATTTTCATCTTTTAATCTCCTTAAAATAATACTTTTAATCTAAATTATTATTAATTAATAATAATGCTAAAGCACAAAATCCATTAAGTATCATTCCATCAGTACTTCCCCATAAATAATTACCTATCATACAGACTAAATTAACAATTGCAATGATATTTAAAATCAAATTAATACTCCTTTCTTTTAATCTCCTTTATTGATATATACTACTTGATGGTATAAGAATCCAGATTAGTAACCATGCTAAGGTATTAATTGGATATGTTGTATCTAAGAATTGAAATTGTGGGAAGTTTAAAATATCTACTACCCAAATTATTATAAGAATTGTTTTTAAAATTTTAAACATTTAATTCTTCTCTATTATAACTGGAACATTGCACATAATTACTTTTTTCTCATTAAGATATAATATTACAGTCCCTTCGTCACTATAATTAATTCTCATATCTTTATCTGAATATTTTTTTAATACTTCTCCATTAGTAGAGTATAAGCTTACAGTTGTAGGCTTATTTATTTCATCTTTAGAATTTTCCTGTACCTCAGTACATCCAGACATTCCTATTAACATTGTTCCTAATACCCCTATTAATAAAAATCTTTTCAACATAATTTTACTCCTTTATTTTTAATTGAATTGTAAATAAGAATATATATTTAGAATTTTTGAATTGCTTAAATGAATTTCTTAGAATTGAAATTTTGATTAATCATTTACAACATTATATTTATCATCTTCTCTCCATCCAAAATTATATGGTTTTATAATATTACATATTATATCTTTGCATAAACACATATAGTCTTCAATACTATCTTCAGAGTCACTATCTTGTATATTTATTAATGTATCACAGCCACTACAGCTTCCATAACCAACATATGTCATAAGATATTCATATTCATTAGGTTGGTATGTTTTTTTAGGTATTAAATATAATAAAGTACCTTGATAATGTCCATTATCTATTTCACTTATATTGTCGACATCCCACTCATCATCTTCATTTATATTGTCATTCAAAATATGTTTTACAGATAATTTAACCAAATCTTCATAGCTACAGTAACTATCACGATTAATGAAATCAGACTCTAACAATGCTTTATGTAATCTTGTTTTATTTTTTATCCACTTTTCTTTACAATATTTTATCATTTAGCTCTCCTTTAAATATTATTTAGATTTTCTATTTGAATTGTTCCAGTAGCACAATCTATACGTTGCCCAAGAATGGATGTTAAGCAACAATCTATATCATCTACTACTATTTTTATATGAGGGTCTATTTTTAAAGATATTCCATTTATGGCTTTTGTATCATATATTTTACTTCCATTAAACATGTATTCTTTAAATGTTCTTGGGTTTATTATATTTAAATTCATTGTTTTTGCTAAACTAATTATGTAATTTTTATTAGCAATAGAATGACATAATATAAGTGCATTATTTTTATAAGCATACTTTATTAATGCAGTAGTTTTCCCACTACTTCTGTTTCCATTTATTAATTTCATAATTATTTTTTCTCCCATTAAAATATTTATTTTAATTCTATTACTACCTTGTCACCTTCATCATTAGTTACAGTTAATTCATATCTTAATTTTATCCAATCTTGAATGCCTCTAAGTATACCATCCTCATCAAAAAATGTTACATACTTTAAGTCGCTTGATGGATGCTCCTTATTAGTCCTCATATCATAAGCCATTGTCTTAATCATTAGTACCTCCTTTAAATTTAACTTCCTCCTGATTTAACAATTCTTCTAGCAATTTATTATATAGTTCTCTACTTATATACTTAAATTCTGGTTTCCCTCCTATTTGCCTAAGACCTATACTATAACTATCTGTTTTTATATCATTAACTAACGTAACTTGTAAGTTACCATTTTTTAATATAACATTTCTTTCAAAATCCATAGCTCCCTCCAATTAAATATTATTTTACTCTTTCATTATACTTACCTCTTAGGTAATGTAAATCTTTCCATGCCCTATCAAACTTACTATCTCTTTTAAATATGTATTTTCCTTCTTCATTTTTTGTATATTCAAATCCTAACCAGACTAAAAAATCAGCAACATTTCTATAATTAACAATTCTTGTCTTTTCCATTTTATAATTCTTCCTCCAATTTGTTTATTCTGCATCATATATTTTCATATCAATTTTATTTGTCTTAGGATGTACTTTTTCAAAATCTGTATCTATTTCAAATTTAGGTCTAAAATCACCATCTCCATCTGAGTAAATACCTACTATTTTACTAGAACCTACATCTCCTAAATTTTCCATCATTTTAAGCATAGAACAAAAATCATTAATCCATCTTTCTTCCATTTTAATTTTTATTGTTATTTCTTTTTCCATAATATACTCCTTCTTTTTTAAAAACGTTTCTTTCTATATGATTTAATGTTTAATCCATAATATTCATCAACTGTAGTTATGCTTTTATAATCATCTCTATTTTTTACTTCATTTAATAATTCAATTATAGTTGACATATCCTTATATGTTAATTTAGAGTTTATATTCCAATCATGAAATAAGTTATTTATAGATTCAATATGCATGTTTCGTATATCTATTGTATCTCTTCTTTTATTTTCTTCAATTATCTCAATTATTTTAGCAGTACATTTTTCGCATACTGGAGTAGAAACAAATAACTTATCATATACATCACATTTATTACTATTTGTTTTACAAAATGCACATTCTTCCCATTCTTCACTATAATGTCCCATTTAATCATCTCCTTAATTATTTTTTATATTCCCATTCATCAAATTCTTCTTTATCTTCATAAGCACACATTTCTGACCAACCACAATCACAATGTAGTGGTTCATAGCAAAATCCTACGCCTACATCTATACCATCTGCATAAGCAATCCCTCCACATCTAAAACTCATACACATCACTCCTTCTTAATTTTATTTAAATCTTTGAATCTTAATATCTTGTCTTAGATGTTCTACCATATTGACTATTTCTTTTTCTGAATATTCCTTTCCATATATTGTATCCATATAAAATTGAAATTGCTCTTTGTCATAATGAACAAATCCTATCATATACATTATTAAACCTATCTGACTATCATCTAATCTCATAATTACTCCTATATAACAAAATCTTAATTCTAATCATTTATATAATTAAATTATATTTTAATATTTTTTGTCATATACAATTCCCACCTCCACCATATATTTCTTTTATTTCACTTATTTTCACTCAATATATATACTCTTTCATATTGTCCTCATTTCTTTATTATTGTAATATCATTTAAATCGATTTTACATGTATTTAAACTCTTCATATAAGAAACTATAGGTTCTACTATATTCTCAATGTCTTCATATTAGACTCTAACTATATCGCAATTATCATTTTCTTCATTATCTATAAATTCAACATAAATTAATTAGGCATATCTTTTTTTATCCTTTTGATTTTATTTAAATAACAAGATTCTAATTGCTTTTAAAATTATAAATTGGCTTTAACACCTCCATTATCTCAATAGTATCTCCTATATTGTTTAAGATGTCCTCTATAGGTTTGTATGCTTGTGGTGCTTCATCTAGTGTTGATTGACCTACGCAAGTTGTAAATATTTCTTTCATAGATTCTTCAAATTCATCTAAAGATATTTTTTCTTTAGCTTTTCCTCTTGATAAAATTCTTCCTGCTCCATGTGGTGCTGAATAATTCCACTCAGAATTACCTTTACCTTTTCCTAATATAATCCCATCTCTCATGTTTACTGGAATTATTACTGTTTCATCTTTATTTGCAGAAATTGCTCCTTTTCTAAGTATTTTACTATCCATATCTATATAGTTATGAATACATTCTATAACATCACATTTAATATCTCTTATAAAATGGTCATAATTTACATCTAGGCTGTTATATTTAAACAATATATCCGCAATTATAACCATTCTATTTGCAACAGCGTATTTTTGAGCTATACTCATATCATGTAAATAATCTTCCATTAAATCATTTTCTAAATAACATAAATCATCATGTGGCTTATTCAATTTTCTATCACTAAGGTCTTTCAAATATTTATTTATCAAATGTTCTTTATTGTCTTTTTTTAGAGTAGATATTAAAAACTCTTTTGCATCATCATATGACTTTTTATATTTTTCAATACAATATTTTATAGCTTTGTCTTGGTAATAATCAGCTATTTGTTTTCCTAAATTTCTTGAACCTGTATGAACAGTAAGATACATTTGACCTTTTTCACTTTTATCAACTTCTATAAAGTGATTGCCTCCACCTAAAGTTCCTAACGACATATATGCTCTATTTTTATTCACCTCGCATCTAAGATTATTTATGTCTATATTAAATAAATTCTTTAATAGTTTTTCTCTTGACTTATTATGTATTTTAAATCCATGAGGAATATAATCTCTTATAATCTTATCTAATTTTGTATAATTTATATTATTAATATATTTTTCTAATGGAATAGTAGCCATTCCACAACCTATATCCACCCCTACCAGATTTGGCACTACTTTATTACTTATAGTCATTGTCGTTCCTATTGTACATCCTTTACCAGCATGACAATCAGGCATAATTCTTATACTAGATTCTTTAAATTCCTTTTGATTACATAAATTTATTATTTGACTTATTGTTGTACTATCTACATTATCTGTAAATATTTTTGCTTTATTATATTTTCCTTTAATTTCCATTTATTCTCCTTCCAATCCTTTTTTAACATATCTACACTCCTTTAATAATCTTTTAAGATATCTCGACCCCCTTTAAAATAAATTCGGATTTATCATCGCTTAAACTAATGTACCAATTATCATATTTCTCTTTAATATGACAATTGTCATACCATAGTATTTTTCCTATAACTTGGTTATCTACTATTGCTACATCCATTATAATTCCTACAACTTCATCTTTATAAAAATCATTTACTCTATCAGCATCTCTATAATCTGATAATTCTTGATTTGGATTATATATAACTGGTGCATTTTTAAAAGTATGTATAGATTTTTCAACCATAGCTTTAGTTATTTCTATATTATGGCCTTTGGATATATCCATAACAATCATATTTGTGCTTACATAATTAGTATTAATATTCATCATATTCTCCTTTTTAATTTTATTTAAATAGTAAAACTCCATGAAAAGGCTTATATTCTTTTTTATATACATTCATAAAAAGTAAGACTAGTTTTATTTGCTCTGTAATGAAATTTTGGATAGTTTTATTTGAAGTGTTTACATCTACTATTACACATTCACCCCTGTACCCTCTCAACTCCTGATAATTTATATCCCTATCAAATATTAAAAATTTTATTAATCTATCTGTGTTAAGAACTTTTAACTCTATTTCTATATTGTGTTTGATTCTATTTCTATGCTTTATTAGAGTATATTTATTTTTTATAGCTGCTCTTATTAATTCTTTGTAGACAAGTTGTTTGTTTGTAGTAAAAATTATTATTGTTTCTCCTTGTTTAATATCATCTTCATGAGTTTCGTTAGAAAAACTATTTATCAATGTATCATAAATATTTTCATTGTTGTATTTGAATATTTCTTTATTTATTATCATATCAAACATGTTTTATCTAAGCTCCTTTCTTGTAAAATCTAAACTATTTATTCTTGTCAAATTTACCATCAATAGCTATTTCTCACTTTTTCATTTCAAATTATAATACTATAAAAATAACTCCTAGTATTATAATTTCATATTAATAATATAAGTCAATTTACACTTATATTATTAATGTGCTCATTTTTAATTAAATCCTATTCTTCTAAAATCATCAAATTATCTATGTAATTCTCAAAATCAATACTTTCACTACTTAATTTTTCCCCACATAAGAAACAATATTTAAATGGTATTCCTCCTGCAAATCTATCCACATTTAACTTTATATTTTGATTTGAATCTTTGACAATTAGATTGTGTTCTACTGATAAATTTATATTCCCTTCTTTAAATTTATAAAAACTAATATCAAAATACTCTTCCTGGTCTAAAAGTTCTGTACTCTCATAAGTAGTATCTTTTCCTTTGATTCCTACAGAAGAAATTCTTACTCTTCTAGTTTCATGTTTTTTCATATCTTTTATACTGTCACAAAATTTACACATATTTACCTCCAACTAATAATTATATCACCCTTTTACTTATATTCATTTTAGCATATTCCAAAACTTTTATTATAAAACTAGCACTAAATTTTCTATTGATATTAAATCCTGTATTTTAACTTGTTATTTGTTATCCCTTTATTAAATCCTGTACGTCTACAGCCACCGAACCTTTTCTTTCGAGTTTTATAAAATTTTCCATTAGTATTTCAGGAAGTATATTCTCCCCATACTCTTCTTTTATTTTATCTTTTATTAAATTTATAATATATTCCTCCATTTCTTTATCTGTCATATTAAGATATTTATCCAGGTCATAAATGACGAGTTGTTCTATATCTCTTCGATAATGGCATAGTATATCTTTTAAAAATATTTTTTTTATTATCTTAATTCTTTTTTCATAAATCAATAATTCTAAATTAAAATATGTTCTTTTTTCTTTGATTCTTATTTCATATTCAAAAATTCTTTCTAATGGTTTTATTGATTCGTTATTTTTTATATATTTTGACTTTATTAATTTCTTAAAAGAGTTAATTATATTTGCTCATCTCCTTCCATTTTAAGTTTTATATTCCATACATATTAAAACTAAATTCTACCCCTTCATCATCCTCAAATTCTTCATTGAAGACTTCTTCTACTGTTTTATCCTTAGAGATAACTATATGTAAATAACCTCGTTTACTAATAAAAGAAGTTTGATAAAGATTATCTAAACCCAAGAAATCCCCTTCTTGTTTATAAGGTACATATATATCCTCCACACTTCCGTCTTCGTATTCTATCTTTACATTTGTAATATCCTTATAATCATGCAATCTTTGAATTTCATCAACACGTTTATGTATTTGTATATGTAAATAATCTGCCTGTTTGCATTTACCTATATAACTCAAAGTAAATCCTCCAATAATTTCATGTATATTATCTAAATAAAAACCTCCTACATCTCCAATACCCAACTCTACATTCTCTAAGTTATCTAATCCTAAAATTATTTTCTTTATTTTCATAACTCATTCCTCCATTAATTAAACTCTTAAAAATTATTGATGACGTCACACTTAGAGCATTTCCATCGTTTCTTTAATTTATAATTATCAAAATAAGAATTAAAATATCCTACAAATTCTTGAAATTCTATCCTTTCACATTGATAACACCATACTTTTACTACATCACCTTTAGAATACATTTATTGTCTTTCTCCTTAATATAATCTCAATCTTTTAATTGTAGATGGTATTTCATCCTCATTAAATATTCCTAAGTTAACACATGTTATGCTATTTTTAGGAATTTCTGTTAATCCTCTATCCACTATAGTTAAATAACCTTTTTCTTTAAATTTTAATAATTGTGCCTCTTTAGCTTTTAATATACATATTGTATCCCCATTATTCTTAAATGACGTTAAATCACATTTTAAATCTATTAATTCATGTGCTATTGTTTCTGTTTCATAAGAGCAAGAAACAGTGTCTAAAATTTTGTTATACAAATAATCATAAACTGCATGTGCAACTTGTGCTCCAACTTTGCCTGGACTCATATTTAAGTCTGAATTAATTGCTATGTACATTTTTTTCATTATTATAAACCTCCAAATAAATTAAAATTATTATCTTAATACCAATACATAATAATTAAACTATGTTTTTCAAAATCAATTATGTTTAACATTTTTTGAAATTCTTTTAATACTAAATCCCAAAACTCCTGTGTATACCTATCATCAACTGTTACTTTTTTATCATTTTTATAATAATACTCTTTATCCTTATTGTATATCTTAGAATTTATATCTTTTTGTTTAAGAAAAGGAATTATATAATCTTCCAAATCTTCCTTTGTAATAAGTATGGCTTCATCTTCATAACTTTCATAACCTTTTTCCCATTTGGCTTTATATATCATACGAATAACTGACCAATCTTCTAAAGATATATCAATATCTAATAATTCTTCAAACTTATAAAACTCTTCTTCATCATTATTCAATTCCTTATATTTCTCACCTCTTGTTTTATTTAAATAAGTATCTAAATCTGTAACTTTTGTTTTTACTGAATAAAAACCTAAATCTAATCCCATATGTATCACCTCGCTAATTAAAACTGTTTTAATTAGATTCTAAATTCACTTTTTCTTTTATGATGTTTAATAAAGGTTTATAATTATCAATACCTATTGCTCTCATTACTCCATTATCTACATGTTTAATATATTTCATTAAATACCTCACTTATTATTTTTAATTCATCACAATCATGCTCATTTTCTAATTTATTTTTTATAAATTCTGCTACCTCCTCTTCTTTTAACTTTTCTATATCTTCTTGATGATTTAAGATAACCTTCATAATAGATGACAAAGACATCCCATAATCATACATCGACTCATCTCTTATAATATCCTTCTTTTTATTCTTATATATTATCATTAAGTCTGTTGTATAGCAGCTGCCATAGTCACACGTTTCACATCCACTCGAATATTCTTGCTCTGTTGTTATGTCTATTATTGCTCCATTCGTTAACTGTATTAATACCTTATCATCCATATTTATTAATTCTCCTTTTTAATTTTATTTATTTAAAACTGTTATTTTATTTAAATTTCATTTGACTGTAAATACTCAAGATTTATAATATCTAATGATTTTAATATTCAACTTTATACTCACCAGATATTTCAATACCTTCATTTTTTAAAATAATATTTCCATCTACAAAAACTGTTATTGTAACATTTTCTAATTCTACTTCCCCACTGCTTAATTTACCTTCAATAGAAACACAATACGTTCCCTCTTTAAGTATCTTAAAAACTTTTTTAAGTATTTCTCTTTTATCCTCATTTTCTAGAATTAAGTTAAATTTAACATTATGTTTCTTAGATGGATAAATTATAAGATTAATTCTATCTTCTATTTTATATTCAGTCATTCAAACCTCCTTTTGATATAACACTATAGCTATTTTATTCATTTATAATATTTAATTTGGATAGATTTATTTTATATTTATCTAAATAAGAATTTCCTTTGACCACATCAACTGCTTCATACCATAAATAATCTATATCTTCTTCAGATATTTTTAATTGTTCAATAGACTCTTCTTTCATTCTATCCATCCAGTTCTTAGCTTCTTTTTCTGTACAAACCCTATGCATATACACATGTATAAATTCGCCTTTACAAATTAATTCTTCTGCGATGTAATATAACCTTACTTCTTTATCATCTAAATCTTGTTTATTTTCTGATTCTTCCAAAGCTGATATTAGTCTTTCTGCTGCTTTCTCATCTTTTATATCTATATTTTTTAATATAGTTTTTGTAGACATGGTTTCTCTCCTTATTATATTTATTTTTTAATCCAACCTTCTGGATAATCATTTCTTAAAACTCTTAACCCTAATACTTGTTGAGCTTGATGTATAGCATTTTGAAAATCTCTTAACTCAGAAGGATGCTGTCTTTTTAATTTGCAAAATCCATTCCATGCATTTATCAAATTGTCCATAACCACTCCTTCTTCATAATTTAATCCATCAAGTCTTTTTCCTTCTCTATTACCATTCATTGTTATTGTAATCCCATTTAAATCTAAACTATTTTTATTTAAACTTTTTATGTAATGTATTATGGGTTTTACTACATCTTCAATATCTGCATTTACCTTTCTAAGTAAACTATAATCACCACAATCATATTCAACATAAGCTAATTGGTTTGTATCACTATCAAAACCTAATGATAATTCTGTTTTACTAGCTATAGGTATTAAATCTCTTTTGCAATTAGGACATACTATTACATCTTCATTTAAGAAATAATAGTATTCTTGTAATGTTTCTTCTACATTGAAGTATTTATTACAATTCTCACACCAAAACCTCACAGTATCACTCCTTTTATATTTATAACATAGACTCTATTTTATTTATCTCTAATTCAACCTTCTTTTCATTAGATAATAATTCCATTAATTTTATTTCCATCTCTTCAAGTTTACTTCTTTCCTCATTTATAGTTAATATATCTAATTTACTTTTTATATCATCTATCCAATCTTGTACATCATAACCACTCATTACAAGATTGAAGCCTAAATTTTTAGATGACATATTATAAGAATGTAACATAGATGCTAATAATATTAATTCATCTTTTTTTAGTACTTGTATATTAATTTTCTTATTATTCCAATTCAATATACAATTAGTTTTTGGTGTAAATTTTTTTATTGAATCTAACTTTTCTTTTTTTAATTTTATTTGTTCTTTTAAAGTTATTATTTTATTATCACTATTCATTAATTATTTCCCCTCTCTATATAATCTTCCATTTAATAAATATGTGTTTAAATATTGTGGTCTTATTTTGTTATATAATTCTTCTAAATTGTTATATTTTTCTTCTCTATAACCATAAGTATAGAGTGTGCTACGTCCTTTTAAATATTTAATTCTACCATCAGAATATATTCTTACTTTTTCTCTATTTGCATAAAATTCAATTCCCCAACATGTTTTATCATCTTTCATTTTTTCTTTAAATTCTTCTAATGAATACTCTATATATTCATTTTTGGATTCATCTATTGGTGAATAAAAATAACTTCCTTCCATTTTATGAAATATATCAGCGTAATTTTCATGACAATCACTATCTATAATACTTATTAACTTATTTAGTACACTTCTAAATTGTTCAAAATCATCCCTCTCAACATTATAAAACCAATGATATTTACCTGTACATTTTTTACCATACAAACTATAATAATCAAATTTCCCAATGTAAATAAAAGTTTGATTTTGTTTAGTTCTATATGTTGCCCCAATAATTAAATCTTTTGCTTTTATAATTTGTTTATTATGTAATATCTTATTAAATTCGGTGATTTCTTTATAATCTGGAGATGATATTGGTATTAGTATTAAATCTTTACCATCCCATCCATATACAAACTCCCCCTCTAACCCTTTTCCTTTTATAGAACTTGTATTTTCTAATATATATAATAAATTTTCTACTGTTATTTCAAATTCAAATTCTCTTGAGTCATAAATCCTAACATAAGTTTGTCTATGATTCCATCCTGTACTATAACCACCTATCTTTTTATTTAATACAAATCCTGACATTGGAGTATTTTCATATATTAAAGGCTCTATATCTTTATCTCTCCAAGAATTCCAAGATTGTTCTTTTCTCAGTTTTCCATTTTCGTCTTTATATATTACATAAGCAAGTTTGCCTGTATAAGTCCCTTCTCTATTTTGAAATCCCACAGTTATTTCTTTAGGTATAAATATATTATTCATAATATTCCTTTCTATATAAAATCATTTACTAAACCTAGTTTTTTAATATGCTTATTCTTGTACTTTCAAGTTTGCATCCATCACAATTTTTTTTGAATTTTATTATAAGCATAACCACTACAACATGGATTCGAGAACAGATAGACATCTATAGCTCTTACTTCATTTTGAGTTAGATATATTGTTCTCATAGTATCATTTCTCTTAAAAGAAACATTTTAATGTCTCCTAGACTTTTTCCTCTCATTAAACCTTCTATCCATCTTGAAATTTTCAACTTCATAATATAAAACCTTTATTCTTCTCTGCTGCTCTTTAAGAAATTTAGTAGTAAATTCTTTTTTGGTCATAACAATCATCCTCTAAATATTATTTTTTATTTCAAGTAAGTAATCAATTATAATTTTTTCTGGAAATATCTTTGCAGTTATTACATCTTTTGATTGTATTAATATACAAGAGAAAGAAAGTATTGTAATACACAAACCAGGAACTATAAGCCCGTTATCATATTTCCGATCCATATAAATCAATAAAATACCAAGAATTACTCCAATTACACATATAATTATCCAAAACACACTTGTAGCTATCTCATAATTAATATATTTAGTAGTTAATGTTTGTAAATATGGAATTACATTCTTGTTAGACCAATCAATAGTCATTCCAAATTTATCACTTAGATTATCTAAAATTTTTATAATTTGTTCACTAAATTCCATTTAACTCACCTCCAAAGAGGGAATAATCCCTCTTAATTTAATTACATTTACTCCATCCACAATCAGGGCAAGTCATACATCCTTCCATCATTTGAATCTCTAGCCCACATTCAGGACATTTTGGCTCAGATTCTTTATATTCTTCTATTTTTTCTCCTTGTTTTTCTTTAAGAAAATCTTTTATGGCATTTAAAATAGCTATTCCACAATGATTACCTTTATCTAACATGTTTCCCTTTGCTCTACTTGAAGCAAAACTAGGGCAAGTATTAACACCTTCTAAAGCCTTTTCTATATTATCTAAAGTTCCTCCAAGTCTAAGTATTCCAGACATTGAGATTGTTGTAGCTTCAAGAAGTTTTTCACATCCACCTGAACCAGCTTTTTTTACATATAACTCTTGTATGCTTTTTTCTTTTTCTGAATAAGATATGAATAAAACTAATTTACCACATCCAATATGTAACTTTTTCTTATATGAAACAGTATCATTTGATATAGGCTTCCAGTCTCCTCTCTTAAGCTCTTGTGTGTTTTTTATAGTATTAGTTGTAAGCACTCCTTCACGTTTGCATCCAGCTCGATATATTGTTAATCCTTTCAATCCATTAATCCATGCTAATGAATACAATTCTTCAACCTGTTCAATTGTTGCTTCATATGGTAAATTTACAGTGGAGGAGATACTAGCATCTATATGTTTCTGAAATGCTGACTGCATTAAAATACGTTCTTTTGGAGTTAGCATTTCTGCTGTTACAAAATAATCAGGAAGGGCTTTTTCATCTTCAATGTTATTTTCTTTCATATATTTTTTAACTATAGGTGTGTAAACTTTATAATATTTTTCTTTATCATGTAAACTTTCAGTTTTTCTAGTGTAAGAAAAAGCGAAAATTGGTTCTATTCCTCCAGATATTCCTAGCATAGTCGATATACTTCCAGTTGGAGCTATTGTTAAAAGTTGTGAATTTCTAAGACCATACCTTTCTATTAATCCTAGTGTTTCATGAGATGCATTTTCTTGAATAAATTCTGATTTTAAAATACATTCTTTATATTTTGGATATGTACCATATTTTTTTGATAATAAGGCTGATTGTTTTAGTGTTTCATCTGCTAAACATTTGCCTATCACATTACATAATTCAACGGCCATTTCTGAACCATATCTTACATTCATTTTTATGAGCATATCAGCTATTCCCATAACTCCAATACCTATTTGTCTGTAATTTCTAACTGTATCTTTTTGGATTTTCAATGGATGCAAAGGTAGACCTTCATCTAAAACATCATTCATTGCTTTTACTACTATTTTTATATCTTTTCTAAAATCATTATAATTAAAAGTTTTATCTTCTTTAACATATTCACTTAAGTTAAATGAGCCTAAAAGACAACTACCACCTGCTGGAAGCGGCTCTTCGGCGCAGGGATTTACACCTGCATATTCAAATTCATCATCCTCACTCAATAAATTATAATTATTTATTTTGTCCCAAAATAAAATTCCTGGTTCTGCATAATTCCAATTATTTTCACATAATTTATTAAATAGTTCTTTAGCGTTTATTTCTTTAACTATAATTTCACCAGTTTCTTCTCTCGTAAAAGAACATTTATACATTGGGTTTGAATCTATTCCTGTAGCCTTTTGCATAAATTCATCTGTTATTCTTACAGATATATTAGCTTTAGTAATTTTGTTTAAATCTGTTTTAATATCTATAAATTCTTCAATGTCTGGGTGATTAATATCGAGAGATATCATTAAAGCAGCTCTACGACCACTTTGACCTATTGTTTCAGCAACTAAGGAATATGTATCCATAAATGAGACTGCACCTGTTGTAGATTTAGCTGAATTATTGACTTTTGCCCCTCTAGGTCTTAACTTAGATATATCAATTCCTACCCCTCCTCCATAACTAAATGTTCTTGCAGTATCACTACATGTTTGGTATATATCTTCAATAGAATCACCAGTTGCTAAAACATAACAGTTTGAATAGGTTATTTTTCTTCCATCATTCTGTAATCCTCTATTAGCTAATATCCTTCCTCCAAATAAGAATTTTTTTTCTTGTATCAACCGTTTTACTTCTTTATCTCCATTAGACACTCTATTGAGCCATTCATCAAAAGTTTCATTATTATTTCTATATTTATTATTCCATATTGCATTTTGCATTTCATTCATTTCCCAACCTATCATTAAATCACTCCCTTTTATTATAAAAATATTTATTTCTATTACCTAACTATTAATAGACTATTATTTATTATTTTAATAACTGTAATTAAATTTTTATTTGTTATATCTGTTTTAGTTATTGTCAAACCTTTCGATACAGTCAAAACATGTTTATCACAATCCCTGCTAATTAAAATTTGTGTATTGTCTATACTTTTGAAAAATTGTCTACCATCACAATTGAAACCACATTCTCTCAAATAAGAGTCTATTTCTGTATTAACAATAGGTTTATAATTTTTCATACACTTATCTTTAAATACCTTTTTAACTCTTTCTTTTTCTTTGGCAATTGTGTTTTCATATAATATTTCATCTACTTTTTGAAATGCTATATCTTCTATATATTCTTCACAAGTACTTATATACCTAATGAATAGAGCTAATCTTTTTACACCATTTACAGAAACTATAAGATTATCTCCTTTTTCTAACTTTTTCATTTCAGTTCTAAATATCATTTCCTCTCCATCTACACTTGCTATTATTATTTTGTCAGTCATCTCATCGCCCCCTTTTTAACTTCTCTGTTCTCAATATATTTTTATTATATCATATAACCTCTATGTTCTCAATAGTTTTTTGTAAAAAATACAAAATTTATTAGATAATTAAACCTGGCATTATTTTGTCTACAGTCTTATATGTTATTCCTAATTTAATTGATTTTGTAGCTAAATTAAAAATAAAATCTTTTAATTTTTCATCTTTACTGGCAAATACTTGTATTGTTTTTACATCTATATTTCTGCCAGTATTATTCTTAATTAAATAGTCAAGCATATCATATATGTTCTCTAATTCATTATGACTAGTATTATTTAAATTCTTACATATTTTATTCTTAGATATTCCAGTGAGAATATTTGAATCTAGCAGAAATTGTAAACATTCAACAAACATTCTATTATTTTTATATTTTTCTAATATTCTCTCTTTTTCTTTTCTACTAGATGTAGATGCTAAACTATCAAATATTTTTTTTACTTCTAAAAGCTCTTTCATTAAAAACCTCCTTGTACCTACTAGGTAAAATCACATTGAAACATTTGTTTTAATTACTTTTCTATATATTCATGTGCTTTAAATTCACTAAGTTTTCCATTTTCTTGTTTAATAAATTTATGTATATCTATTGATAATAAGTTAGAATTAACTTTACTTATCGATATATGACGCATATCCTTAATTCCTACTAAGGTATTTCTCCCATCATTCCTTTCATATTGAAATCCTATTTTCAATAAATAAAAATCTACCTCCTTACTAATAACTGGTGTTTCAAATTTATCCAATTTTTCTATATCATCCTGAATGTTCATATGGTCATTTATCCTATTAGTAATTTTTTCTATATTCCATCTTTTTGTTTTTCTTTCTTTTATTTTTTTTAATTTATTTATATTCAAACTAATACCTCCTTATTTGATTTTGCTAGTTTCCAACCACCTATTAAAATAAATCCATAGCTCATTAGGAATAGATATTTTTTCTTCATAAAAATGAATGTCTTTATTTTTTTTTAATTCTTCTTTATTGATTACGCTCATGTTTACACCTCTTTGATTATCTATCTGTTTAACACTCTATTAGTCATATACATGACCAGTTCATTTACTTTTTTCATATCTGGAGAATTAGGTAGACAAGAATTTTTTTCTGCATACTTAAAGTTTTTATCTAATTCATTTACTATCTCAAATATTTCATTATAGGTATACTTTCCCTTTCTTATATCTAATAAAAACTCCTTATCATTCTCTCTATATGTATTAATCCCTTTTCCTTCTAGTATTTCTATACCCATTAAAAACAATCTAATTAAATGCATAGCATGTTTATTAAGGTGTAATTCATCTTTTTTATTATTTCTATGATTTAATTTAGAATAATCTTTTAGTATATTATTCATTTCACTCCACATACCTTTTAAATCTCTGAGTGGATACTTTTTCAGATTAACATCTATAAAAATTTCTTCTTCTAAATCTGTTCTTTTAGATTCTTCAATATACAATTTTATTTCTTCCTCGGATACGACTTTATATCTATCTTCAAATGTTTTCATTTGCCTTTTTACACTGTTCATTATATGTTCTTCTTTTTCTTTTTGTTTATAGTTATCTCTTGCTAAAGCATTTTGTAATCTTCTTAGTTGAGATATTGCATATCCACCAAAACTATTAGCAGCTCTTTTAGTTAAAAATAAATCTACATTATCTTTTAAAAGCTTCCCTTCTTCAGTACAAACAAATAAGTCTTCTTTTCTCGTACCTAATATTTCTATTACATTTGGATTTACATTTAATAATAATGTTATTATTTGTTTTAATGGATATATAACTGTATCTGTTTGTTTATTTTCATATGGCTTATTTATACAATTCATAGTTAATATTTCTTGTGCTGAATTTAAATATATCCCTCTTATGTCTAAATCAGATATATGCTCAGGAGTATCTATATTAGTTCCATATGCAAAACTTCTTACAATTGGAGGAAGTATCATTCTATTTTTTAATCTTTCTTCTTCTCTAAGAAAATTATATTCTTTTGATTCTAACCTTGATTTAATGTCCAAAATTATACCTCCTTATATAGTAAGTCACGTATTATGAGCTATTTAGTATCTTATAATTTATATTTATTACATTAAACTCTCATGAAAAAGTGACCATTCATCTCTAATAAAAATTCTCCTTCTAAGATTTTCTTTATATTCATCTTCTAAATCAACAGTATTATTCATATTTTTAATTCTATTATTAAAATATAACAATAGATATTCTGTTTGATATACATTTAATATATCTTGAAATTCTATATTTTGTATATCTTCTAAAGATGTATCTTTACATATATAAGCTAAATTATGTACAAATTCCATAGTTGCTATAAAAGTTTCATATTTTAATGTTCCTCTAAACATCCTAAACTCTATTGTTTTACTATGTTGTAAATTAACCACATTGTATTTAGATACGTAACTCCCCTTTGCTTTAATTAAAAGTTCAAACATACTTTCATTATCTTTAATTCCAAATCTTTTAGAATATTGGTTTGACCTTCTTCTAGCTATTACTGTTACATATTTCCAATATTTTTCTATTAAATATAAAATCTTTGTAATACATAAGTCTTGTATAGTTAAATCACTGCTAAAAAAATCTCTATTAATGTGTATATGATAACCACAAGTTGATGTATCATGAGATTTATATCCCTTTTCTTTTAATTCTTCAAATAAATCTTTATATTCTAATTTTTTATGATATTGTAGGGTACAAGGATGAGTTACTATTTCTAAGCCATCAAGTAAACTTCCATCACCAACAATATAGCAATTCTTTTCTCCTAAAAATTCCTGAATAAACTTTGCATTTTCTTCACTTTTACCACCATTATCTACTTCTAATTCTATTCCCAAATATAGACTCTCATCATTTGTAATATTATTAAAATTAAATTCATCAGGAATATAATAATGCGGATTCAAATATTTTCTTGCCACATCTCCTATTTTAACTTTTTTTATTGGAGTAAATTGAGCAAAAAAATCTCCCATATTCCATTGTGTAAATTCATTTGCTAGACCTCCAAGTTCATCATTAAATTGGTCAACAATTGTAGGATTGGAATTGTGTGAGATGTTTCCAGGAATCCAATCAGCTAAGCATATATTTCTGGAGTCTTCACTTCTCCACCTTTCATTTTGCAATCCACTTAAATCTTCTATTCTATATCTATTAAATGTTGGCACATTTACACCTCTTCAAATCTGTATTTTTGAGTATAATTAGGATATTTTTCTTTATCAATTTTAGACAAAAACATTTCAATAGGTCTTGCATAAGCTCCAGTTCCATCATATAAAGTTTTATATATTACTAAATTTGTATTATTGTCAATATCTTTATAATGATATAAATTGCCTTTATTGTCTCTGTATATAATTACATTTTCCCTAGTTTCTGTATGCCTAGAACCAAATCTATATTCAAGTACATCCAGTCTGTTTATGCATCCCATATTTTTAAATATATTATCAAGTTCATCACCAGTAACAGCCTTACTAATTCCCATAACTGTATAAAATCCGCCTTTAAAATGTTTATATATAGCTGGATACTTTATTTTTCTTTCTAAATCAATCTTTTCTTTATTTTTTTCAATAATTCTTTTTACCATATCATGTATGCCAAATCCTTCAATATCTGTACAAACACATCCACTTTCAACATAACTACCATAATAAGCAAATTCGCAATTAGTACAGGTTCTCAATTCTTTATCGTTATTATTTTTAATCATTTCATCGCAATGTTTTTCCATCTTGAATAAAATATTATTTAATTTTAGCAATAAATCATATTTAGTCATTCTTATTCCTCCTCATATAATGAATTACATAACATCTTATGATATTCATCACATTCTTTACAATTACCACAACAATTTGTATATTCTTGTTTGTCCACTATGTTGCATTCCTTTATTTTTAATTTAAATTACTTCTATTCCGGTTATCTCTTTAAAAATATCAGCATCAAAATTTGGTATTTCTATAATAATTTTCTTTTCTTCCTCAGTTAAGCTATCCCACATGTTCTTGCACATCTCCTCAAATGTAAACACCTTTAAATAACCATTATTAATTTCATATCCCGGATTATTCTTCTCTTCTTCTTCTGTCATGTCATCAATGCGAATCCATTTTGTTAAATAACTATTCTTTTTTAAAATATTTCGTGCCTCACTATTCATCCAATCCTCATATGTTAAATCAGTTTCTTTATTAAACATCCTGATTTTTCGAACATCTGTACAAAATACCCCTGAATTATAATCTCCTATGTTCCAATCTCCTGAGTTACAATTCCCTATATTATAATTTCCTGTATTGTAATTTCCTTCATTACAATATCCTGTATTACAATATCCTGCGTTATAATTTCCTGCGTTATAATTTCCTTCATTACGATATCCTGTATTACAATCTCCTGTATTACGATATCCTGTATTACCATTTCCTGTATTATAATCTCCTGTATTACGATATCCTGTATTATGATTTCCTGTATTATGATTTCCCGTATTATGATTTCCTGTATTACCATATCCTGTATTGTTATTCCCTATATTTACAATATTTAATAATTCTTCCCATTTAATTTCTTTCACTATTGTAATTTTATTTGTGACAGATTTATCACCATCTGTCTTAATTAATCCTATTGCTTCAATTTTAGCAACTTTATTTTTATTATCAAAAGAATAATAGTTAAAACAGTTAATTGCTTTTTGACAGAAATGAAATCCAGCTTCACATACTTCTATATCTCCATCATGTTCATAAGTCTTACCTACTTCATATTTAAAATTTCTGCAAGTCCAATCTGGATTAAATACCTTATAACCTTCTATAATTGTTTCTAAATTATCTTTATTCACATTAAATCCTCCTATTTAATTTAAACTTTATTTCAAATCAAGATTTTCACACTGCAAAATCTCTTTATTACCTTCTAAGCAAATAGACTTAAATTCAATTTCTTTATCTTTAGAGTTACAATATCCTTCATAATTATTTGCACATGCTAAAAGCTCACACTTTACACAATACTCATTGACTTTCATATTAGGATGATAAACAGGAGTTGAACCAGCTACAATTTGTCCACAATATTTACACACCCAAATCTTACAAGTATACTGCTGACTTTTTGTTGTAATCAAATAACAATCTTTTATCCTTGAAAACTTATGTCTGCATATACATCTAAAACCTTTAATAAACATCACTCCTTTATATACTCATTATTCTTGTCATACTGTTGTCATCATTGAAAATACTAGTTTTAATTGACAGCATTTTTTAGTTCTATTTCTTCTATATCTCTAACAGCAAACCAATATGGTTTATATTTAAAGTCATCTATCCATTTTTTAAATACTTCGCTTATTCTACTCTCTAGTATCAATATGTCTTCAGCACGTATATTTTCAAACCAATCTTCTCCATACTCTCCGTATTCGTCATCAATTCTATCTTGAATACATTCTAAAGCATCTTTTGCATCTATATCGGGAATATCAGCTTCTTCTTTTTTTCCAATATAAGCCCATCGTTTAATTTCTCCGAGCCTCTTAAGTTCTTCCTTAGCTGCCTCGACAGCTTCTTCTTTACTTTCGTATTCATCACTTCTAAAACATTCATCATCCCAACTATATAACCAAACATCTTTCATATAAATTCCTCCTCTACTTATTTTTCTTATATACCTCTTAAAGTAACTCTATATTTACATCTCTATCTCTAAAAAATAATTCTCTAATTATCTTGTTATTTTTATACTCAACATCTAACATTTCATAACATTTATTACATAGTTCTATGCTTACTTTATCCCATCCCTCTTTTAATTCATCTCCACATCTGACACACACCTTATTTTCTTCACAAAGTATAAGAAACTTTTTTTCCTCTCTATCATTCGCATTTTCAGTTAAAAATACTTCATTTTTATTAAATTCAAATTCTAAATTTTTACCATAAAGACGTCCAATTCCAAAATCACTAAAACCATTCAACATTCTATTTGGTGCATCTTCGATACCTAAAATATTGATGCCTCTTCCTCTTACAGCTCTAAAATCCCTATTCTCTGTTAAATCAACATTACTTTTCATTTTTAAATACTCTATTTTTTATTTTTTTAAATATATTTAATTTAGGTGGTTCTACACTAGAGTTTTTTGTAGTAGATAATGGCTTTATATTGGCAAGTTGCTTATATGTATCATTATTTTTTTCTAAAGAATCTAATTCTTTTTTTTAACTCATCTAATGATTTAGGTGTAATTATATGTTTTAATATGTCTTGTCTTCCTTTTTTCTTATAATCATTTATCATTTTCTCTAATGTTAAATCACAATACTCATCTTCCCAATCTCCAAGATAATAGAATCTATCTACAATAGCTCTGCTTTTCTCATCTGAAAAAACACCAAATAGTATTGGGTCTTTATCTCTTCTCTCTTTGCTTATTTCCTTTGTAATTTTACCTGTATAATCAGTAAACAAAACATACATTTTATCAAATATATCTTTTGTTTTCTCTATTATTTCTACTATTTCATCTGGTATTTCTCTTTCATAATTTTCAAGTTCTATTATTTTTACTGTATTTTTAGATATATCATCAATATATTTTTCTATATCTTCTTTATAAACAAATGTATCTATTCCCAGCTCTATTACATTTCTTTCTTTTTCAATACATTCAAGTAAAAACATTAATTTCTTAGCACCCTTTTTTTGACCAGTTATAATATATTTGTTTAAAAGAATCAAAGAATTTTCATATACTATATCAAGATTTTCATTTGTATTCTTTTGCTTTCTATTTTTTATATCCTCAAAATAATTTCTAGGTGTTAATTCTATATTTTCCATATTTAATACCCTCCTTACATCACAGCAATTATAAAGCTACAATCCTCTAATCTTCATAAGTATTTTCATAGTATTCCTCACAACTTACACTAATTACCTTGTTTTCATCAATCTCCAAACCTTTTGCTATAATTTTCCTATAGTAATCACTATAATATTTAAAAGTTTCTAATGATGTTATTTTATCAATGTCTCCAGTAACTTCTTTAAAATTTGTTTGAGAATAAAACACATCCTCAAATTTTTCTAAATCAACTATCTTGTAATAAAAGTGTAGACTTATACATCTTAAATCCATTATATTATTCTCCTCTCACTTCCATTTTAGAAAGTTACAAAACACTTCAACAATTTTACATCAAAAGACACTTTGCAATTTTCTAAACTGTTTTAATTAGATATTTTTACTTATATTTCTTCCATCATTTCTTCAAGTTTATTTTTTATATTTCTAAATGCACAATACATCTCTTTTTTTATAAAATTCTCTTGTTCATCATCAGAACTTAAATTTAAGTCGTATGTTAGACAATCGCCAAAATCAAATTTTATTTTTAATATACAATTATTAGAATCTAATTTTTCTAATACTTCGTCAGCAATTTGTTTGTATTCTGTTATTTCTTCAAACTCTTCAATTCTTTTTAAAGCTACCTCATATTCTTCATATTTCATAACCTATTCCTCCTAAACTGTAATTAGATATTTTATAATTTTAAAGTTAATCATTTTTAGTACCCTATTTTTTTACAATTTAATATTTTCTACTGAAAACACCTTTATTTTAAAGCTTCTAAAAGTTTAATACCTTGATTTATCTATTCAAAAATCTCTACATATTCAAATGGTATATACTTACATAACCAGATATTGTTTTCAGATAAATAAAATTTATAACCATTTTCATACATTTTTCCTGTATTAATTTTTAAAACTACAGGTACACCATGCCTTTTCCCAACCTTAACAGCCGTATCTATATCATTTGATAAGTGTACATACAGTCTACTTTGTCTAACAATACCTTCCTTTTTAATATTCTCTAAAAATCTAGTAGCCGTTCCATGATAAAGACATTTTGGCGGCTCTAATTCTTTCAATTCAACCTCAACATTAATTGAATGTCCTTGATTTGCTCTAATCTTGCTTCTATCATCATTAAAACTGTACCTTTGCTTATTATCTTCTTTAACTATTTGCTCAAGGATTTCTATATTAATATTTCTACCAGTATTATTTATTTTTTCAATCAATTCATTAACATCTGCATATCCATAGTCATCTAGTTTAATTCCAATAGTTTCTGGTTTATGTCTTAATATTAAACTGATAAAAACAGATAGCCTATCCTTTTTACTCATTTACTTCACCCCATATTCCTTAACTAATGTTTTAGCACTATCTATACATCTCGCCACAGCTTTTACATTGATACATAGTACCTAATTGTGTATTAAGTTCATATATATCTCCACCACAGTCACATTTTTTAATTCTTATTGGATTTTTCTTCATTTTTAATTACTCCTTTTCTATTAAAATCTTGATTTTAATTACAATGGTTTAAATTCTACTCTACTTATTTTCTCTATATATTCTAATGGTATAGTAAATTGTTCTAAAGACTCCTTGCAACAAGCAAAGTTCCCAAGAATATACCCTATGAATACTTTCCCTTGTCTACATATTAAATAATTTTCTTTTTTATAATCTCTTACAACTTTAAACATATAATGATTTGTGTTATTTATTAACCCTAAAATTATGTACCCATTTTTAATATAATTTGAATCATTAAGTATATAAGATACTTCTCTTTGTAAACTCCTTCCTGTATAAACACCATCTATATATTCCTGTAATTTTAAAGTGTCTCCTATTTTAAAATCTCTATCATTAAATCTTATTTCAAATGATTTAGAACCATTTGAAACAGCTTCATAATATTTAGGTAATATCTTAAGTTCATGTATCATATATCTTCTCCTCTTTGTTAATTTTATTCAACTATTGCATCTAACAATCTTGTAACTTTCTTTGCATTCCAATCACATGGTAGCAACCCTCTGTCTATTAATTCATATAGCATACAATTATGTTCATCAAGATTTTTCATATATCCAAGAGGACAATTTTTGCAATGTTTAGATTTTATACAAATATATTTAATAATATTTAAAGCACTTAAAGTGTTCTCTATATCTTTTTCTGTTAATTCAGTTTGATTTTCCATATGTACCTCCCTATAATTTTTCTAACATCTTACAATTTTTCTTATTACATTTACCTCCACAACCACATTTTTCAATATTTCTAAACCAGCCTTTGTGTATTTTTCTTTCAGCACAAAGCTTTTTTATTAAGTTAAAATGATATTCTTCCATCTAATCACCTATTTTTTATTTTTTTTGAATCTGCTTTTTCCTTGATTTTCTTTTTGTTTATATTTAGATTCATATTTTTTTAACTCTTCTTCAATTTCATATAATGTATTACAAAAGGCAAAGTATTTATTTAGTTCATATTTAACCAACCTTCTCTTAGCTAAAGTGTTTTTTAATTCTTTAATGGTATCAATCTTATCATTTAAAGAAGCTGTATCTAAATTCATTTCTTCTATTACATGTAATACTTCTTCCTTTTTCTTATCACAAAGACTTAGTTCATCTGATATATTTTGCTTATGTTCTTTAAACAATTTTATTAAATTTTTAATATCTAAATATTTCTTTTCAAAACCATCAGCTTTAATTTCTTTCACATATAAATCTTGGTGTGCTACATATGAATGAAGTTTTATAATACATGGAACATACTTAAATTCTTCTTTAAGTTCTCTGTACTTATCTAAAGCATCGCTATATTTCTCAAATCCAAATTGTGTATTTCCATATTTCAAGTCAATTTTAGTTACATAATTATAATTCATTTCAATCACCATTTTTAGTAATATTATATTTCTATGAGAGCTTCTTGAAATTTTAAATTAAATACATACGTTATTAATTTTTTGTCGTTTTTATAATTTAAATATTCCTTTATAGAAGCGTCATAAGCATCCATCTTACTATATCTATGTGTATACCATCCTTGAAACTTGAGGTAGTCTTGTTCTGTCAAATACTCACTTGCTAGATTTAATAGACTACCTCTTTTATTTAGTATTTGTTTTATCATTTAATCACCTATCTTTTATATTTTTAAATATCTACTTTTCAAGGTACATTTTAACTTCTTGATTTAACTTATTTTTTTAATGTTCTCTACAAATTCTATTAACCATTTTCTACCTATCTCAGTCCATTTAAGCTGCGTATCATGTTCTGTTATTTTAAAATCTGCATATTCAGGTATCAACCATAAATAATTTTTATATGGTTTCCAACATTTTATTCGACCATTTATTCTTTCTGGATATATAATTCTGTTTAAATGTAGTAATTTATTTAATGCTTGTGCTGTCATTCCTAAATCTTTCGCAATATCTGTTGTCGTAACTAATTTGTCAGGATTTAATACTTTGTCATGATATTCTACTTTAGGTTGTTGAACTTGAATTGTTTCTTTAAGTAATAATCTTTCTTTTTCTTCTTCTATCCATCTTTTAGCTCTTTCAATAGAATCTTGAATCATATAACTATCTGTAAGCTGTTCTCTCATATTGAAGTATTCATCCATTATTTTATCGTGTATTTCCCAAGCTAAATCAGTATCCATTATCTTAATTAGTTTTGAGTAACCTCTTTCAGATAATAAAAATATATTATCAGCTTGAGTTATAGATTGCTTGGAATAACCTAATTCTATCAACGTGTGCGTCTCATGCACACGTTTCAAATCTATATAATCAATATTATTTTTAAACCTTTTTAAATTATCAGATATTCTCCTTCTTATATCAGCATTTCTCATATTATGTATTTCAGATATAGTTTTGTCTGTCATACATTTTTTACTTTCTCCAAATCCTCCTTCTATAATAGGAATTTCTAAATCTATAAATTTTTGTTTTCCCTTGATTCTTAAATTATTCAATTCAAATCCTCTCCTTAATCATTTCATTTTTTAATTATAATTCTCATTGTCTTCAATATTTAAAGCATCTTCTATTTTTTTAATAGTCTTAGCAAGATTAAGAATTTCTAATTGATTATTTACTGATAAATTTAAAAATGTATTCTTCATTTCAGTTGTGATTATATCTTCCATTACATCACCTCTCAACTTCATTTGTAATTTAATTATAATTACAAATGAAGTTAAAGTCAATACTTTTATATTTTATTTGTAATATTATTTTTTATATTTTAATTGCATTTGTAATATTATTGTGATATTATTTAATTACAAAATAAGTGAAAGGGGCAAACATGTGTATACTAGAGTAAAACAAATCAGAGAAAAATTGAAACTTAATCAAGCAGAATTTGCAAAAAAGATAGGCTTAAGTCAATCAACATTAGCAATGATAGAAGTTAATAAAAGAACTTTCAGTGACAAACATATAAAATTAATTTGTTCTGAATTTGGTGTCAGTGAAAATTGGTTAAGAACAGGAGAGGGAGATATGTTTGCTTCCTCTCCATACGAAAAAGAATTTCTTAACATTTTTGACTCTTTAACTTCTGATACAAAAGAATACCTTTTATTAATGGCAAAAGAGTTGCTTAAAACTCAAAATAAGTTACTGAATTCTAAAAAATAATTTATAAAAGAGTAGCTTAGCTACTCTTTTATAAAAAAGAAACTAAGTATATCCATGTTTTAAATAAATGAAGAAGTGCAATTATAAAATTTGTTAATTTATGGTTGCACTTTTTATTTGTGTGAATATTCAGTTTTCAATGTACGTATGTATACTTATCTAATTTTATTAACTAAAATATATTCATATTCAAGCGATGTTTTAACAGAACCTTTTAACTCTCCAAATTTCTGTTTATCTATTTTTTTAATTTTTAAAAACATTTTCCCTAATAACTCAAGCTCTTTTTGATTCATCTTTTTTTTATGCAAATATTATCACTCCTTTTTATGTCTTTGACATTTCATATTTAAATTATATTATGTCATTAGCATATTGTCAACAGGTAATATGTTTTTGACATATTTTATATCAATTTTATTGCAAAGACATATTTTATATGATAATATATTTTAAAGAGGGAGGTGATAATATTGAATAAAAGATTGAAAACTTTAAGAAAAGAATTAGGGCTGAATCAAACACAGATGGGAAATAAATTATTTCTATCTCAAGACCACATTTCCTCTCTAGAAACAGGTAGGAGAGATTTAACAGATAGAATAATCAATGATATATGCAAAGAATTTAATGTAAACGAAAATTGGTTGAGAACAGGAGAAGGGGATATATTTCAAGACCCAACTTTAGATATGGATTTTGATGATGATATTAAAGAAATGTTAAGAATGATAAGTAAATTAAGTCCAGAAGCACAAAAAAGATTATATAATGTAGCTGAGGTTTTTTTAGAGGAAGAAAATAAGAAGTAAAAAGAGGATGTTATGCTCCTCTTTTTTTATTTTCATATTTCTCAACTTCAGATTTATAATTTGTAAATTTATCTTTATTATTCCTTTTTAATTCTGACAGCATATTACCTAGCTTCATTAATTTTTCTTTGTTAATTTTTCCTTCTGACATAAACTTTCCCCCTTAGAAAAATAAAGTATACCTATTATAAATGCTTCCCCTTTGCACTTAATTAATTACATTGTAACATACATTCTATCCAAGTAGTTCTTCCATTTTTTACCAGTTATCGACATATTTTTGTAATTTTCAAACTATTTATTATTAATAATATTTATCTTAATTTTATATTTAACTTTATAGTATAAGACATAAAAAATAGATAGAAATATAAACAATTAACCGTTTTGCAAACATATGTTCTTGTTATGTGTACAAGATATATACCAATTATTTTTAGCACATTATTATTATAACTCTTTTTGTTCGATATTTCAAGAACATATATTCGATATTATTTATCTTTTAATTTATTAAAGTATAAATAATAAATGTTTTTCAGAATTTAAAACAAAAATTAAAAGTAATAATTAAAACCAATAATTAGAAAGTCAGAAAAAACTATAAATCGAAGTGATTGTAAGGAATAAAATAAAATATAAATTTCAATATTAACATCTTGTTGATGTATTAGTATTTTTTTTTAATAAGTTTCTTAATAAATTGAATAAATATATATTGTTATTGGAAAATTAAATTAGTAATATGTATAAAAAACTTTCTATTGTGTATATAATTTCATTAAAATAGGCATAAAAAAATAGAGCTAATAGAGATTTCACGCTCCTTGTAGCTCTATTTAAGTATTTTATAATTTGAATACAAACACTAATAGGAGTAGCCAAAATCATTTTTTTTGAACTACTCCATATATTAAATTGCTATTGCTAAACTTCCATTTTTATTTATGCTTTGAACAATCAGTGTTCTTATAAACGCACCAGGATTACGTATTTCATTATAATTTATATCTTCTTCATCAAATGTATATTTATTAAACATATAATCTAATGCTACTAAAACTCTAGTAACTCCATACTGCACCGACAATCCAACTAAGTCATTTATAATAATATCTTTTTCCATGTCTAATTTACTTCTTAAATCTTCTTCAAATAAATTATATCTATCTAAATTTATCTGAGATAACACTTTACTATAATTAGAACTCAAAGAGCAACCAGTATTATCAAAGAATTTCGATATTTGTATTCTAATTGGTTCTGTATATTTCTTTGAGATGGTTTCTTTCGTCTCATAACGCTTTGTATCTATTGTGTCATTACTTACATCAAATAAAGTTTTAGAAGTTCTTAAAAAGGCTTCTGTAAGCTTGTTTGATTTCTTTATGTATTCTGGAAGTATAGAAATAAGATTATCTTTTTTAAATCGTATTCTTTTACCTAACTTACTTCCTTTAGCATCAGCCCAAATTAATTTTTTAATTTCAAGTTTTAACTCATTTACATTTTCAAAACTTAATAAGTGATTTAAAGTATCTAATGACATAGTTAAGTAACCTTTTCCACCATCTTCTTTTTTAAGATGGTTTTTGTACTCTTCATCTATGACTATATCAAATTTACCTCTTTTTATTTCTGTAGAATAAACTAATCCAACTCGTAGTAATACATTATGGTTATGTCTGGCTGTAACAATGGAAACATTGCATATATCGGCTATATTTTGGAAGGATACTGCTTTTCTAACATAATTTTTATTAGATACTATAAAATGATATGCTAAATACTGTTTTATAGCACTTTTACTTAAAGCCATACATTTACTTTCATTAGTTACAATTTCTATTGTACCTAGTTCTGTTTCCTTTTCTGTAACATAAGAAAACTCTGATATAGTTTTTAATTTAGGACAATTTGAACAAAATTCATTTAATTTATGACTATCAAAAGAAGGATTATTTTTTATTGCACAAGAATTACAAGCAGAATAATCTATTTTTTCTACTTTTCTTATAGAAGTTTTAAAAACATCTAATATATCTTTTAGTTTTGACTTTGATATTCTAGTAACTGGTTTTAATTCTTGCATTTTATAATCCTCCTTTCTCTATATATGATTATTATAATCTTAATGAGGTATAAAGTAAATAAATACCTCTGTATATTAATAAATATTATTTTTTATATCCTGTATAGTCCTAGTGCTACAGTTCCATTTTGTTGCACACTTTCTTAAACTTATGCCATTATCTAAATCTTTTTTTATATTTTTAATATCTTCTAGGTTAAATCTTTTAGGTTTTTTGCCTTGTGTAACCACATAATACTGCTTGTCCTTTAGGTCGATATATTTTATATTAGAGTTATCTAATTCATTTATATTCTTTTTTTCTACAAGTACAAATTCTTTATCTTTATATTTAAGACTCATAATTTTCTCCTTTGAAAAATCAATAATTTCAGAAGTACGGAGCTGATATAGCCATTTTGGCGATGATTCCTTTTACTCAAATTTATCTTACCCAAAAAATAAATTTATGTCTATATTTGTTAAGTACGGAGCTGATACGGTCATTTAGCTCAAATAGAGTGGTTTCAACGTCTTCTGTTAAGTACGGAGCTGATACGGTCATTTAGCTCAGACATAGTGATTTCAGAAGACGTGAGATTTGAAATTACTAAGAAAAGTAAAAAATATGTTACAAAAAAAATTTTTCGACAAGGAAATAATTAAAAAAAGGTCTATTTTTTGTTAAGTACGGAAGATATACGGTCATTTAGTTTTTTTGAAAAATCTATTTTTTGTTAAGTACGGAGAATATACGGTCATTTTACTTTTTTTATTAAGTTTATTTAAAATAAATTCGACATTTTTTGTTAAGTACGGAGAATATATGGCCATTTTTAAGATTTATTTTCTATCATGTAGTCAGGTAAAGAAAGTATAGTATTATTTATAAGACGTTTTCTTTTTTCAAAATCTTCATAGAAATAAACATCAAAATAAGAATTTCCTCTTTTATAGTCTTTAATTATAAATTGATTTTCTTTTATCTCATTAAAACCTAGTTCTAAATACTCCATATTTTGCTTTACTGTTTTACTTTTATTAAGATGAACATCAAATTTTAAATCTTCTATGTCATATCTAAAACTTTTATTTTTTATATCCTCACCACAAGATATAAGAAAAGACCTTCTACCCTCTAAGAAATAAGCTAGATTAATTGACTGTGTTAATTGTAATTTTTCAAGTTCATTTCTATACATTATATCTGTATTAACTCTTTCGACTTCTTCAATAAAAGATTTTGTGATTTTAACCAACTCTCTATTATTATTGTTTTCATCATTTACTATTGTTGTACTAGAAAACAAATTAAAACTAATCTCATACTTTAATTCGCCTTTATCATTAGTTTGATTCGAATAAAAAGTATAATAAGGTAATTTTAAGAGTCTATTTTTGATATTAATATAGTTCTTTTTTCCATCTGAAAGTCCTAAGTACTTTACTAAATCGCCTAAATAAAATGAAAAAGAGTTCATGTGGCTATAAGTATAAACAAATCTAATAATTTCAAGGTCTTGTTTATCTAAATATATTTTTGGCAAAGCCCTTTTTTCTGTATCAGGATTTATTAGCTCTAGTTTAAGATTTTCAATATTTTCATCTTGCCCAATTGAAAACTTATAGAAAAAATTCATTTGTTTACCTGAAAGATTCTTAGCACTATAGTCGTCTGACATGTATTCATTTTCATTTTTTTTAACATTCAAGTGCGAGTATCTTTTACCTTTTGTGAAAGGTAAAAAAATTCCAGGTGAAATATGTGGTGGAGTTTTGATTGCAATTTTATTAATATCAAAATCATAATCATCTTTTAGTACTTCTGTTATACACATTAGTATATCATGTATAAATGCGGAATTTATTTTGCTAGTACTTAACTCTTGTAAATATGGGTAATCACATATGTTATAATTAGAGCTTGACTTCCATTCATCTAAAAAATCTTTTCTTTGCTCCTTTAATTCTTTTGGATTTTTTACTCCAGCACTAATGATTCTTCCATTTTTTAAATATTCACTTTCAACAATTTCTAATTCTTTTTTTAGGTATTTACTGCTTTTTTTTCTTGAAGATTTAGTATCTTCACTTAGAGAATCTAAAGTCATATCAGACCATCTCTTCTTAAGTTTTAATGATGATGAGTTCTCTTGATTTCTTAATTTTTTAACATCATTTACTGTATTTATCTTTTTAAACTTATCTGAAATAAGAGAATATAGAAATTCTTCAAATTTTAAACTTATTTCTTCAGCAGACATACCCTTTAATCTAAAAATTTCAAAATATTTTCTTGTTATCATTTTAAATCTATCATTATCATATATAATATGATAGATTAAATTTATTTTATTTAAATCTTTTTGTTCATTACTTATGTTTTCTTTAACATCTTTACTCATAAGGTTACTCCTTAATATATTTTTGCTTATAAATAGATAGAACTTCTTGTATTTTGAAGTTTAAATTGTTATCCTCCTTAAACTCTTTCAAGCTTTTATTAGTCCAATATCCAGATTGAGTATATTTTTTTTCATTTAGATGCATTTGATGCATAATACCAGAAATTTTTAAATTAGTGAAATTCAACTGTACTTTATTATCTAAATAATCATTAATAATAAGTAATCTTTTGCGAATTGTTGAGTATCCCATCTCTTTTAATCCATTTCCATATCTGGCATCTGGTTTAGTTTTAATTAAGTATTCAGAATTAGAATTAAATAGATAAAATTCAGCAGCATTGCTGCCTTGCTCCAAATATTGTTTATACTCTTTTTGTTCTAATGTATCTTTTGTAAAATCAAATAAGAACTTGTCCAGCTTAAACTCTGTATCCTTTAATTTTATTAATCTTTTTTCTAAATCTATGTCTTTTATTTTTATACCCCTTAGGTCTTCAGCATCTTTACCAATAAGACCACAAAAAGCTGCATAAATTATAAACTTATCTTGTGCATTAGTTAGCTTACTACATACCTGAAGGACTTCATCTTGTGTTAGATATTTTGATAAATCAAATTCAGCGACTAAATTTTTTGGTTTAGAAAAGTGAATATCGTAATTTAAAGTTTTAAATATCTTATTAATTTTAAAAATTATAGCCATTATGGCATTGTATGTTTTGTTCTGGTTCATATCTTTCACAATTTTTTCTTTATCATTACCTACTATCTCAACAATATAGTCATTTCCTTCCTCAACAAGCTTTCCTTCTTTAGCAAACCAAAATATTAATACTTTATAAACTTTGAGTATACCAATCCTTGTTTTTTCATCCTCATTTTGTAATAGCTCTGATAATACATTTTCATTTTTTAAATTATAATTCATAAATTCAAACATCCTTTTTTTAAATATATATATATTATAACATTTACCTTCTCCGTTTTAAATAGAAAATAAAAAAATAACCTCAAAATAATGAGGTTATTTAAATTAAAACTACGATTTTATTGTCATTTTTATTGACCATACTTCTTTATGTATTCTAATAATGCCATGCTCATCAAATCAGACTTATTAAACTCTCTGAATTTTTCACAAAACTCATCAAATAAATTCCATGCATCTTTATTCAATCTAACTGTAGTTCTTATAGCATCTTTTGAAGGTAAATCAATCTTAATACCATCCTGTACAACTTCTATTACATTTGTATCTTCTTTATTCTCAAACCAATTTAATACATCTTGTATTTTATCATAGTCTTTTGCTAAAGAGATTATATTGTTTTTAAATTGGTTGTCAATTACTACATTATGATTGTTGTCATCTTCTATTGTCATATTAAATATACTATCATTGCTACTCTGTGATTTATTATTTACTACCTTTGTCATACTATTGTCACCAATAAATATGTACTCATCATTTATACGCTTATAACCTCTTTTAGTGAGATATTTTCTTATACTGCTTTCAGACACACCAAGCTCTATTGCAACTTTAGTCAAACTCTTACTATCATTTAACTTACTATTAATATATTCAACTATATATGTTATATCATTATTTTTTAAATCATTCCAAGTCATATACTCACCTCTAAATTAAGTATACTATATGAGATTATGATTGTCATACTATGTTCATCTTTTAATTCCATCTTTTATCTACATATATTTCTAAACTGTATCATTTTTTTACAATATTATATCCATCAAACAATAGATAATTAAACTTGATACGACTAAAATAAGCCAACCAACAAAACTTTCTTTCCTACTTTCAAACATATTTAAGAACTTCAAAGTTTTATTAAATATTGATATAGATAGTCTTATAATTACACAAATTGCTAATGAAACAAATAACGTTTTAAGCATTTTTTCTCCTTTTAAAATGGTTATTTTAATATCTTTTATATTAAAAACTGTATCTTAATAATACATTTTTTTAGGCTTTATAACTTCTTAAAATTAATTAAATTATATCTAATATTCTATTTCCACTAATTTATTATTATCTTTTAGATACTTCTCAATTCCTTCTTATTTTAAAATTATTTTCTATTTTTAACGCCTTTAATAAATGAGGTTTGTAATTTTTGTAATTCTTTTATTTGCTGTAAGATATAATTTTGAAAATCTGGTGTAAGCTGTATAAAAAAGTTTATCAGTTCAATACATTTTTCATTTCTGTCAATTTCTTTTTTGTTCAACTTATCTTTTGAAATTGCAATGTTTGTAAGTAAAAGTATTGTATTAAGTAGATTACTATCTGCTTCTTTAAGTTTACTTTCCACTTGTTTAATCTTATCCTTTTCAGAAAGCTCTACAAAAATTTCTCCCATTCCAGTTTCTAACCACTCTTGATTAACACTAAAAACCTCACACATATGAGTAATAAATACTGTTTTAACTTCTACTCTATTATTTTCTATATTACTTATAACATCTCTACTCACACCAAGCTTTTCTCCGAATTTTTGTTGTGATAAATTTATATTTTCCCTTATTTCTTTTATTCTTTTATTTATTTTCATATTAATCATAATATAACTCCTTAGATTTTAAGAGCATTTTTAATATCTTCTATTGCTCTATCTACATTTACATTATTTATATATCTAAGTTTGTTATCTTTATTTAGATTTTCTATGATTTTGTAATACATAGCATGTCCTATAAAACTAGTGTTTATAAATACATACTCATAACTATCTAATATACTTACATTAAAATTAATTGTATTCGCTGGTATAAATTCAAAGTTAGTTAATTTTTCTTTCATTTTTAATATCCAATTCGGATGTCCTCCAAATATTATTGCTTTTATATTTTTTAAATTTATACTTTCATCAATTAAAACTTTTTCTTCTTGCTCTTGTTGCTGATTGAACATGAAATTTCTTAATTGAACTAATTCTTCATTAGATGTAAATTGTTCTTTGATTTCACTTTCTAATCTATTTTTATCTTTTTGTAATAGCTCTAGCTCTAATTTTAACTTTTCATTTTCATCTTGTAACAATAAATTATCTTTTTTAAGTTCATTTATTTCAATTTCTTTCTCTTTCATAACTTCTTTTAGTTCTTCATCAAAATTATTAAAGAAAAAGTGCTTCGCTTTCTTATATTCTCTAGCCCAGTATCTTAAATCGATTGCAGGAATTATAAATCTAAATAAATCCTCGTAATTTATGCTATTTTCATCTTCAATATTACCCTGTACTTTCAGATAGGATAAAATTAATTCTTGTATTTGCTTTGATTTAAATATATCTTTTCCAACAACACGAATTATTGAAATTCCTTCTAAATTAGACACATAATCAAGCCCTGCTATTTGCTTTTCTAAAAATGTCAAATCTTCATAATTTTTTGAGCTATCAATATTTATAACATAAGAACTTGGTATATAATCTTTTAAATACATAGATTTTAATTTTAATTCTATCTTACTAAGCATTTTTCTTTTATTTTTATCCAAATTATCTATTAACAATATATCTTTATAATTATCCATTCTTAAAAAAAGATTCTCAATAAATCTTTGATATACAATGTCTGATATATCAACATCCTTTTCTAATTCCCCACATAGAGAAATTGCAACTAATACATTACCATTCAATTCGTCATTAGTAAAAGGTTCAACCCTAGTTAATAGTTTTTTAAGAAAATTACTTACTTTGAAAATTTGTATAGAATTTATGTAATTATATGCAACTTTATAACCCAGTTTATATATTTCAAATATAGTATCATTTTCTTGGCTTGATAAAATTCCTAAAGCTCTTTTGAAATAATATTCTTGAATTATACTTCCCTCACTAGCAATCTTTGAATTGTAAAAAATACTCTTTTTAGCCAAATCCATGTATTTTAATTTATTTTTACTATAATACTTATCTATAATACTATAACATTTCTTATTAATTGATAATGCTTCTGCTAGAAATGGTATTAAATTTAATTCCTGTTCCATTTTAAAATCCTCATTTCTTTACATATATTAAAAGATACATAAAATAATGTATCTTTTAATATAAATTATATCATCTTTCACAAATCATTAATATTTTTAGTTTACTATTGTTTTTAAATCTTCGCTTACTTTATATTGAGTCAAACATTCTATATCTAACTCTTCTAATTCTTCAACAAAATAGTTTGCTCCTAGTACTCCAAACTCTCCAATAAATAGCTCTTTTTCTAATAAATATTCTATCGGATTACTTATTTCTTTATTAGAGTATAAAATATATTCTATTTTATATTCATTTGGTATAGTTGTACGTTTATTATGATTTATCAGATATATATATTCACATTTTTCTGTTTCTTTTATATCTTTTACCCATTTAGTAAAGTTTTTGAATAAATCCATATTTAAGCTAAGTGGAAATTCAAAGTTATCTAATTCATTTTCAACACATTCCTCAACTTTACATACCATATTTAATCTAAACTTTTTACCAACTAAGCAATATTCTCCTTCTCCAAGCCAATTTATATCTAAGTCCTCAATACCTAAATCTTCATCATTTAAATATTCATTAATTTTATTTTCTAATTCTTCTTTAGTATCAGCACTTACAAAACATTCGTAGTTTTCCTCATTAACATAATTTAAAAAATTTTTCATTTTATTCCCTCCTGTATATATTGATTTTTATTTGTTTTTTTCAATTTTAAAACCTCTTAATTTACCATCTTTTATAATAAAACAAAATCCCTTTTTTGATAACATATTAGCATCTTCTAAACTTATATTATATATATCTTTTATATATCGTATCATATTGTCACCTCATTATCAAAATAAGTGCCAACACAATTACTTAAATCAATTTTACTATCTAATGTTAAATACCAATCACCCATACAAGAAGGATAAAAATAATATTTATTATCCTGTTTTATATAAACAATTGAACTTCCATCATTTAAAAATACTTTAATGTTTCCAGTGTTATTCAACTTATTAATCACATATACATCCTTTGAGTGACTTATATTGTTTGATAGCTCTTTGTAAGTTGCAACTGCGTTATCTAAATCTTTTTTATTTTTAAAGCTATAGTTCCAGTCACCTAGACAAACTGGATAGAAATTATAAACTTGCTCTTTAGTATCATATAAAACTACACTTTCATCTTCTAATATTTCTACAACTCTGTCTGTAGACTCTACATAAAAATTATCTAATTCAGCAGCCTTAACTTTTGTTACTCCTGCAACTCCTACAATGATTAAACCTAATAACATTCCCATAAGTATATTTTTAAATTTCATTTTTATATCCTCCTAGTTTATAATTATGACCCCGTACAAGCCTCTATAAGCTGTTTGAAAATCATCTTAATGTATTTATACCTTTTGATTTTTATAATCTTTAAAACCTTTTTATCAAATCACTATCATTATCATTTGAATTATAATACTATAGCTATAATAATAGCGATTTGATAACTCATATATCCTATTAAAAATATAATTTTAATTTCTTTTTTCCTTAAATTTTCTATTTACATAACTTTCAATATCAAATATGTCTTTAGAATATTCATCAAGATATTTTCTATTTGTTTCTATTCTGAATTTGTTGTCTTCGTAGTTGTTACTTCCACAAATGAACAACTCATCATTCTTACCCACCCAAGTATAGAATGAATACCAATCACCACAAAATGATTTTTCAAAATTAAAATTTTCGTTTATTAATAACTTTCCTCTAAAATCGTGTATCATTTTAATTACCTCCAAATAATAATGATTTTTAGTTTTTATCATTTTATTATCATTATCAATAAATATATAGTATTATTCTGCAACAATAGTAAATTGATAGATTATATATCTTATTAAAATTATTCTTTTATTACATTTATGTTAACTCATTTAAATTTCTTCTCCATATGTAGAGTATAATTTTAATTTGTTATTTATTATCATCCATACCTCTTCACATCTAGGTATTTCATTCATTTCAAATAAATCTTCATTATCATAAGTAAATTTTACCTCTGCTATTTTAACACATTCTTTAAAATCATTTAAATTTTTAACTCCATCGAACAAAGTAATTATTTCTTCCCAATTTGATTTTAATGGTACGTTTTCGCTTTCTCTAAGTTTTTGCATTTCAACTTTGTCACCATTAAATTCCTGTGATACATAATATCTATCATTTTCTTTGTATACTAATATTCTTCTTGTCATAATTACCCTCCAATTATATTAAAATTAATCAATTAATTCATATATTCCATAACCATTATTTTTTGTCTTATAAACTTCTTCTAGTATCCAAGATTGTACCATTGTCATATTTCTACCTTTTATTTTATTGGTATATGCTATTAAAACATCTATATTTTTTTTTATCTTTTTTTATCTCCATTAGAACTTTCTTAGAATTATTATTCTGCCATGCTGATGTTATCATAATAATCAACTCCTCCTTATTTATATTAAAATTAATATTCTAAATGTTTTTATTCTCAATTCAAATTTCTTTTTTTATCTAATAATTAACTGGTATTTTTAATAATCTATTATCTTCACTCATGCCTATTTTATATAAATCCTTTTCATATGTATGACATCTAACAGTTATAGAGTCCTCGTCCATAGAATAAAGACTTATTTTAGAATATTTTTCTCCTAATTTTTCCATTATTTCTTTATCTATTTTTTCATATGCTTTATTTCTTGCTATAGTTCTTTTTCTATTTAACTTATGGTCATCCATCAAATTGTATTCTTTTCTATTCCCATGCACTCTGTATCCTTCCATCCAGTCTAAAACCTCTATAGTATCAAAGTTACAATTAAGATTTTCATTTATATAATTTGTTAAGTCTCTTTTTGAATATCCCTTAAAAAATGTATTATTCAATTTTATTCTTGAAACATTTTCATCAGTCGATACACCAATATTGAAACAATGGTCAATATGTGTATACCACCCGAATCTTTTTACACTTTTGCAATTTTGTAAATTTCCGCCTAGCTCTAAATATATTTTATCTCCATTACCATTTATAAAAGCAGTTCTAATTCTATAATTTTCAACATCTGAACCCTCTTCATATATATTCATTCCAGCACCTTCAAATAATAATATTTTTTTCATTTTTATATCCTCCTAATATTTTATATCAACTTAAAAGTTGAATTTTTTTTACTTAAATTATTTAAAATTCTTTATATTGAATTCTATTTTCATTATCTAAATACATCATATTATTAATATTTTGTATTAATTGCTGTCTCAGTTCTTCTCCCTTTAAAGCCCAATCTAATCCGATTAAATTTCCTAGTCTAGTACTTAAAGAATTATAAGCCCCTGCTTCTCCTATTATTTTACCTTCTAGAAGATCACATATATTTATTAAATCTGTTGCCGTCATATATTCAGAATAATTTATCATGTTATTACCTCCTTATAATTTATTAGCTTGTTTCAATAATTCTAATTGATTGCTGTTTCCACATTTTAAAATAATACTTTCTGTAGTACTCCAATAGCTACTATCTAAATCCTTTTTAAACAATGATTTTATCTTGATTATTAATTTTTTCATAATTTTATTCCCCTTTCAATTTTTTATTGGAAGTGGCGTTTTTAAAGAACGCCCTAAAACTTTTTTATTTAGTTATTTGATGATAGTATTAGTAGAATTTAAATCTTTTCTATACTTGTCATAGTCAAAATATCTTTCAAGTACTTCTTTAGCTAAATATTTAATATTTTCTGATTCTCCAATGTAAAGTTTAGCAAATTCAATAGTATCCATATTGTTATAGTATTCTATCTCATCTCCATCTATATAGTCATCAATTATCCTGCTTTTGTAAGGTTCTAAATCTCTTGCAAAAGCTTCTAAGTTAAAATAATGGTAAAGATTTTTCATTTTTATAGTCCTCCTTTTTATTTAATTTACTGAAATTTAATAACCAGAATTTCGGTAAAAGATTTTATTTATTTCTATTTCATATTTCTATAATAACATGTTTAACGAAAATTTACAACCAATATTTCGGTTAAATGTTAATATTTTTTTAGAATTTATTGTAATTCTAGTAATTCCAATACTTCTTCACCTAAAAATTTATGAAGTTTTTCAAACTCTGGTATCGTAAAAGGCGTTTTACCTTTTTCTTTATCACTATAAGTTGTTTGGCTCATATCCATATGAGTAGCTAGTTGTTGTTGTGTATAGCCATGTTCTAGTCTTAACTCTTTTAACCTTTGTAGATTCATTTTATTCCCTCCGACAATATTATTATAGAATAATAATATCACATTAAAGAGTTATAGAAAAGACACTCAATAACTCAAGTGTCTTTTTATGCACTGCTTATTTAACTGATTTAAGTTTTTTTAATTCTTTTAAGTCATTTAGATTACATGTCGTTGTGACTTGTACATCTCCTAAATCTTCTCTTATTTCTGTTATATTTTCAGCCGTTGCAATAGCTTGATTATATAAAATGTCTTGTTTTTTTTCCATACTGTCAAGTCTATTTTCTATACTATCAAATCGCTTGTCCATGTTATCAAGTCTGTTGTTAGTTTCAACCTGTCCAATTTTTAAATCATTGATGTCCTGTTTCATTTCAGTAATATTATTGTTCATTTTCTGTAATAGTTCTAATATTTTTTCATCCATCACGACCACACTCCTTTTATTATTATAACATGAATGTAAGTACTATATTCAAGTACTTATTAAAACAATCCGTAAATTATTTTACTAAATACTTGATGTGTTTTTGATAACGCAGTACCTCACAACTGCTATGTCATATTTAGTTTTCAATGTACTATTTTATCCGAGTTTTTAAAAGGCGTTTTTCGGATTTGGATTTGGTTCTATATTTGTTTTGATACTTTAATTATATATTCTTATACGAATATTGTCAACGTATTTTTCGGATTTCTATTTTTTATTTTACTCGATTAGTCTAAGTCGAGTAATTCAAATATTTCTTCTTTAGTGAATTTAAGCAATTTAGCTATTTTTTCAAGTTCTTCAATTTTAAATGATGTTTTACCCTTTTCCTTATCATTATAAGTTGAAGTCGACATATTAATGTATGTGCTTAACATTTGTTGCGTGTATCCTCTGCTTTCTCTTAATTCTTTTAATCTATCTAAGTTCATTTTGTTCCCTCCAAGAATATCATTATTCTATAATAATACCATACTAAAGAGTTATATAAAAGACACTCAATAATTCAAGTGTCTTTTTATGTATTACTATTTAATTGATTTTAACTTTGCTATTTCATTCCAATTTTTAGATGTAGCCATTTCTACAAAGTTCATGTCATTTTTTAAAGTGTCTATTTTTTCTCCAACTTCTGTTATGCCTTCCATGTTTCTAGCAACTTGATTATAAGTTAAGTCTAGTTTCTTTTTAATTTCTTCTTGACCTTCTTTTAAATCACTAAGTTGGTTTTCAATCCCATCAAAACGACCATCCATACTATCTAGTCTATTTTCGATTCTGTCAAATCTAGTATCCATTTTTTGTAATAACTCTAATATTTTTTCATCCATACTGTTCACACTCCTATTTTATTGCTTTAAGTGTTGCAATGTCATTCAGATTATAATTTGTAATAGTTTCTATCTTATTAATATCTAATTGCATAAGTTTTATACTTCTTTTTGTATCTTCTGTCTTTATGTCTAGTTTTAATATATCGTCTTTTATTTCTTTTAAGTCGTCTTTAATTTCAACTTGTCCAGTCTTTAAGTCCTTAATGTCGCTTTCCATGCCATCTAATCTAGTATTAATCCATTTTATTTCTCCTTGTATATCATTAATACTAGTATCCATTTTTTGTAATAATTCTAATATTTTTTCATCCATGCCGTTCACACTCCTATTTTATTATTATATCATAATTTAAGTGTTGTATTCTAACACTTACTAAAATAATCTAATAAATAGTTTAAATTATACTAGTAAATATTAGATAGTTTATAACCATGTAGGTGTCAAGCAGTACAAACTATAATTTTAATGCTCAATCTTTAGTACTTTTTATAACGCAGTACCTCACAACTGCTATGTCATATTAAATTGTATTGAGTGCCATTATAGAAGCAACTAAGTTGATACCTCAATTTTTTGTAGGCTTTAATTGGAAACCTTTATTAATTTTATTTACTTAATGTTGGGAACACCTCGCCAACTAGTATGATTATTTATTAGCTAGAGTTTTAAGAAGGTTCTTTGCCTGTTACTTCTTTGAGAGGTGGCTTAGTGTTTTCTTGTTCTCTCTTGCTATGATTCAATTATAAAACAAAATGTTTTGATTGTCAATATGAAATATAAAAAAACAAAACAAAATGTTTTAAATAATGTCATATATAAAACATACCGTTTTGAATACAATTGTAATTAAATTTATAATATGTTATATTTAGAATTAAGAGGTGATTTAATGAATAGATTGAGAGAGCTAAGAAAAGAAAAAGGATATTCAACTCAACAAGTGGGAGAACTATTAGGCGTACATTATGTAACAATACAAAACTATGAAACAAACAGAAGAAAAATTGACAATGAGACTCTTATAAAATTATCTAATATATATAATGTAAGTATAGATTATATATTATGTCTTACAGACAATAGAGAAAATATACAACTAGAAGAAGAAGAAAAACAACTATTAAATAATTATAGAGAGTTAGACACTAAGAGTAAAACAATAGTACAAGAACAAGTCAACACATTAAAAAAATTACTGTAAGCTAGAGCATATATGTCTAGCTTATTTTTATATTTAATTTTAAAGATTAAAGGTATAAATATAAGGTGAATGCATTGAAATATGCTTAGAATGGATTTAAATGGCTTGTACAATATGTTATTATAATAAAATAGACTAGATTATAGCTAGTCTATTTTATATTATTAAATTATTTTATTTAATGTTAAGTACTACCTTGAGTAGATTATATTACTATATGTCAAGTAGTTCTTTTGATTCTATATCTAAATAGCTACATATTTTTTCTAATTCACTTACTGTAAATTGATTCTCTCCTTTTTCTTTTCTGTGATAATTTCTTAAAGATATGTCTAACATTCTAGCAATATCCTCTTGAGAATATTTTTTTTCTTTTCTTATATCGATTAATTTTTCTAATTTCATGCTATCACCTCATTAATATTATAACAAAAAAGAGTTACTTATACATTAAGCAACTCAATAAAGATATTAAAGATAAACAATATATATTGCTCTAAGTGCAAAATATAAGAAGAATAATAAACCTAGTATCTTTATTATTTTTAAAGTGTTTTTAATATGTTGACTCATGTCATCACCTCGTTTACTTTCAATATTAGGTGTGTTACAATATACCTATAGAGATATATTTTTATAGGTATATTGCATTGGTTATTAATGTTTAATTATGTATATAAGTATTAATAACCAACCGATACAAGAACATAAAGAAATCAAAATATGTTCAAGTGATTTAAATACTTGTACAAAGAGCTTTTCAAGTTGGTGGCACAACTCGATTAGCTCTTTTATTTTGCCTTTTGTTATTCTCATAACGTCACCCCCTAATATTGAATTGTATAGATAAGATTAATTCTTATCTTAATTAAATTATATATAATAATGACGAATTTGTCAAGAAAAATATGGCAATAAGGTTGTGAGTTGATATTCGACGATGTCAGATTAATGCTAAAATGATGTATATAAGACTTTGTAATCCATAATAAAAAAATTTGTTCTATAGCAAAATAATATTTTATATAGATATCAACAACTAAAAATTGAAATGCAGTGATTACAACAGGTTTGTAGTCTAAGAATTATAATGACTGACATTTTACTGACAAAATAGAAACTGTAGTTGTTATAAGTATTGAAAATACTAGGCTTTGGAAAAATGGCATAAAATACTTATTTTTATGTCCTTTTTTACTGACAAAAACATAGATTTTTAAAATAATATAAAAGTAATACTTTTATTAATTAAATAAAGTGAATAGAGTATTTTGCATATTAAAATAAATAAAAATGAACTAGGGGGTATTTTATGGAAAGCGGCTTGTTTGTCAGTAGGATTTTGTGTGTAGTCCTTTCATTTCCACATTTCAAAAAAATTGCAGACGGATTTACAGACGAAATAGCTCTGTATTTTCCTCATAAAACAAATATTTATCTAAAGATATTTCTTAGATTTTTACTCTTAAATTACATTCTCAACAAGGAAAATATAAAATAAAAGTGTATGTATTGATTACATAAAAATAACTAATACATATAAAAATATTAAATACAAAAAATAACTTGAAATATAGGAAGATTTATTAAATTAGAATGAAAATGTCGTCTGTAAGAAAATAAGTTTCAATATTTTACTTAAAATTAAAATTGACATCTAAAAAAACATAAATAGTATAGTTAAAGAAATTGATTTATTGGTTTGGAAATAGTTGATATATAATTTAAATATTAACTAAAAATTTTTAATAATAAATTATTGGTTTAAATTTAAATTATATATAGTTCTAATTTAGTGCTAATTTTAACTAATAACTAAAAAATGTCATTTTATAGTTGAATTTTTGTGCAAATTTAATGTAATTATCAAGTTTTTATATGGTATAATATATTTAGCAAATATTTACTTAGGAGGAATGAAAATGGAAGAAAATTACCAAGTTATAGGCTTAGATATAGGAAGAGGATACGTAAAAGGATATAGTAAGTACAATGGAATGGTTAAAGAATGTTTATTCAAATCAGTATTTGGTGATGGAAGAAACATAGATTTTGAGAAATATGAAAATCCGATATACATAGATTTTGAAAGTGTAAGTTACTTTGTTGGTTCATTAGCGGAAAAAGAAAGTATAACACCTATAAGAAATTCTGATGATTCTAAAGTTTCTTTTACAATGAGAATATTAGTTGCCGCTGCTCTTAATGAAATAGCTGTAGCTGAAGAAGTAAAATTGATGATGGGTGTTCCATATAAATCATTTAGGAAAACAACATTAAAAGAAGTTGTAGACACATATAAAGGTAAAATATTTAAAGTAAAAGATAAAATAAAGGGTGGACATAAAGAAATAAAAATATCTGATATATCAATTTTTAGAGAAGGAGATGCTGCTTTATTTCATACATTAGAAGGAAAAGTAAATGAAGATAAGGCTGTCGGGATGGTTTCAATTGGTTTTAGAAGTACTGAGATGTCTTTCTTTGAAAAAGGTTTTGTATTTAATGATAAGCTATCTGATACATTAGAAGCTGGAAATCAAGATGCTTTAACAATGGTTCAGAAGCAACTAAAAGATAGAGGAATAATAAGAGAGCTTAATGAGATAGATAGTTCTAATGATTATGATGAACTTAAGAAGGTTGCTTACATTATGGCTTCTGAAAGCACAGCTCAAAGAATATCTTCTAAATGGAAGAACATAGATGAAATGGATGTATATGTAAGTGGAGGTACAGCATTACATATGACATTCGATAATAGATTTAAAGTTTCTAAAGATGCACAAATGGCTACAGCTAAAGGATTATTTGAAGTTGGTATGGAACAATTCTAGGAGTGATATTATATGAAAAAATCATCTAGCTTTTATTTAGAAGAAGATATATTTGATGAAATAGAAAAGTATCAGAGTGATAAAAATATAAGTAGCAGAAATACAGCTTTGGAAAGAATAATATTAGAGTGGAAAAATCTTCAAGAAGAAAATAAATTATTAAAACAATGTTTAGACAATGGTGTATATATGACAAATAAAAATACAAGTGTTACTGAAGAAAGAAAAGATATAAAAAAAGAAAATCCTATTATTAAGAATATATTTAATAATATGCCAGATTAAATGAAAATATCTACTCAAGAAATTTTGGGTAGATATTTAAAAAAAATATTGAGAACATAGAGGGTATATGATATAATAGAAATAGAACATAGAGGGTAATAAAATTTCTGAAGCAACATGTTGCGAAGAACAATTGCAAGATGGTTTTTATCTTGTAATTGAAATAAAATTTATAGGAAAAGAGGTAGATATTTATAGTTAGAGGTAATGAATTTATAAAAGATGTTATTGTAACAGACAAAAGAACAGGAGAAATATTAGAGCATAAAGGAATGAAAAGAGGTGAGGTACTTGAAATTGGAAAGAGAAAAAAGACTTTTTCTCCAGAGCAAAGGGCTATTATCAATAATAAAAAAGAATTACCATACCATAATTTTAAATTAGGAGGTTTTGTATTTTGTACTTATGTTAAAAATGAATTATTATTTAATGAAGTAAATATAAGTAAAGCTAATATAAGTAGGTTAATATATCTCGCAACATATCTAAACTATAATACAGGAGAAGAAAATTTATTGGTTAGATATTCTCAATTTAAAGAAATGATTCCTATAGATAGAAAAAACATGAAAGAAATATTAAATCTTAAAGATAGAGCATTTAGAAATTTTTTAGCAGACGTAAAAAAATGTGAGTTATTATATGAATCTAATAATAAATTTTATATAAATCCAAAGTATTTTACTAAAGGAATTCCTAATTTTGAAAATAAAGAATATACAAGAATCTATATAAATACTAGTAGATTTCTTTTTGAACATTGCACACCAAGGCAACATAAACAATTAAGCTATATATATCAACTCATACCATATATACATTTCGAGAGTAATATCTTATGTTTAAACCCTCATGAAACAGATATTTCAAAAATAAAAAAAATTAGTTTATGTAAAATTTGTCAATTATTAAATATTAGTACAATAAAACAAGATATGAACAAATTTAAAAAGGAATTACTTAGATTTTATATAAAGGTAGAAGATGATAAATATTATTTTTTTAAATATGTAATCGTTGAAGGGAATAACAAAAATACAGACTATTTCATTATAAATCCTTGTGTAATATGGAAGGGAAATAATTTAAATTTAGCAAAGAAAACAATTGATTTATGCTTTTTTAATTGTATTTAGAAAGTCTGTCTAAGAATAAGAGGTAATGAACTGTAAAAATTAACAAAAATATAGGAAAAACAGTTAAAAAATTAAATTTAGGGGTGGCACAGAAATGTGACCAAAAGGCAAAAAAACGGCACAGAAATGTGACCAAGAAAATTAATTTAAAATCTTATAATATAGAAAAGGAGAAGTATGAAAGAGAAAAAAATAGAATTAATATATTTAGAAGATTTAGATGAATCAGAGAAAACAGGCGTACATAAAAATAGGTATCAAATATTAAATGAGGAATATGAACAAATGATAGATACATACACAGAGATGAGTAAAAGGTCTTCATATGATATTGTAAATGAAAGGCATAAGGAGGATTTTAAGGATGAACTATGGGATTATGATGATACAGATTATGATGATGGATTGCAAGGAAAGGAGATATAATATTGATATATAATAATAATAATTTTTATGAAGAAATAGATGGCAAATCTGCACAAGATTACATAAAGAATTTAGATTATAGCATAGACAATAGCAAAGATAGAATTAAATACATAGAGGAACGATTAGGGGTAAAACACACGTGGTTTGAAGAGTCAAATAGAAATTATATAGATACATTTTATAATACTCTTACAAAGAGAAATGAGAATATTATTACTAGAGTGAAATATCAAGAAAAAAAACAATTCAATGATAAATTTTGGGAAAATATATTTGAGCAAACATCAGATAGTCCTTTAGATAAAGATGGTGTATATTATGTTACTATTGATGGAGAAGAAGTAGTTATGGATTATAATAGATTCATTACTTGGTGTGGCTATAATCAAATTAATCCAATCGAATATATAAATGTTAAAAATCCTTTTAGTAATAGTAATGGTACATGGGAGTACACACATCATAATACATCGAAAATTAAGTTGATATTAAATAAAGATGACAGTATATATTCTACTTCTAATATAGCAAAAACATTAGAAATAATGGGGAGCTATATACTCTCAGTAGATGATAAACCTAAGGAAACTAAAATAAGAATATACAATTCAAAAGAGTTATTTAATAGAGCATGTCAGGAAGAAGCACTTCTAAATAAAATAGCACCTGCAAATGGTGGAAATATAAATTCAAACACTTCTAATAAAGATGGATTCCTAGAAGACAATTCCTTTGCATTTTTTCAATTACCTAAAAACTATAAAAAAATAAAAGATATAAAAGTTAAACCTAAAGATATTAAAAAATATCCAATTATAAAAACATACTCAGATACTTATGAATGGTATAAAGCTAAATATAAAGAATTAGGACATAAACAATTAAGTAAAGAAGAGTTAAAACTTAAGAGAATGGTTAGGAAAAATTTAAATGCATTAAAAAATGATATGACTGATGTTAAAAATTCTATAGAGAGACCAATTATATGGAAAGCACCATTAGCAGATACAGGAAGCCCAGAATGGGACTATTTAGATATGTTTGATAAATCACATGTTAAAGAGCTTTTAAAGATTCAAAAGGGTAATGATTTGCAAGATGATTTAACATGTATAGTTATGGATTTAAATAATATTATATCTAAAATTGAATTTACCACAGTACAAAAAGATATTTTAAATTTATATAGAAAAGATAAATCATTAGAGTTTATTTCAAATTTAATGAATATAACTCCTCAAGCAATAAATAATCAAATAAATAAAATAGTGAACAAAATAATAGATGCATATGAGAAAAACTATGAAGAAAATTATTATTATATATCTGTTTGTAAAGGAAAATATAAAAAATGTAGCAGATGTGGAAAAATTAAGTTGCTATCTAGGTTTGATAAAAATGGTAAAAAGGGATATCGCTCAAATTGTAAAAACTGTAATTAGCTGGTGGGGAAAAGTGGTTTAAAAAAGGGTCGCTTAAAACATATTACTTATGTAAGGGGTTAATAAAAATAATAAAATTATTCCTTACTATTATCAAATGAAAATTATATAAGAAAAGGGAGATTAAGAAGATATGAAAAAAGTAGATTTTTTAAAAGAAGTAGCAGAAGAATTAGGTGTGTCACAGATAAGAGTAAGAGAGATACTTGATGTGATAGAAAAAAAAAGAAACGAAGTACTACAAGATGGTGAAGAATTGACGTTGATGGGAGTTAAATACCTAACTAAAATACAAAAAGGTAAAGAAGGAGAAATAACTCTTAAAGATGGAACTAAAAAACCTTGGAAAACTGAGGAAAAAAGAGTTCCAAAATTAAAAATAGCTAAATCTTTAAAAGATGCAATTATATAAAGAGTGTATGGGTTCAAATCCCTTCCTCTCTTCCAATAAAAAAAGTTTGTTATTTTTAAATAATATCTTAATTAAAAGGGAGATGTTTTTATGGTTAAATATAATGTTCATAAAGCTTTAGCAGAAAAGAAGTTATTAGAAGATAAGATAGATAGATGCATTAGTAATTTTAAAATTGTAGGTACTAAAAAAGGCTCTGATAAAAATGTATATGAAACAAAAACAAGTGTAGAAGATTTTAATGTAGAAGTTTCAAGTAAATACCAACAAATAGAAGATTTAATATATAATTATAACGCATTAGATAAAGCAATTAATATCTCTAATGCCATAACAAATGTTCAAATTGGTAATAAAAATTATACAGTTTTAGAAGCAATAAAAAGAAAAAATAGTATAGAATTAGATAAATCCTTGTTGAGACAAATGGTTAGTAACTATGATTGTATGATGTCTGAAGTAAATCGTAGAAATGAAGAAGTGCAAAAAAATACAGACAGAATGTTTGAAGAAAAAGAAAAAAGTAAAGATGGAGCAGAACTTATTTCATTTTATAAAAAACAACAAGAATGGTCTTTAGTAGACCCTTTAAAAGTAAGAGAGAAAATAGAAAAGTTAAGGGATGAAATAGAAGAATTTGAAAAAGAAGTTGATTTTGCATTGAGTACATCAAATGCACTTACAATTATAGATGTAGATTTAAAATAGTCCTTAATTGGACTATTTTTTAATTTGCAGGTTAGGCGAATAACATAAATTATAAGTTCCCATTTGATTTTGGGTTAAAAATCAAACTGCTTATATAAAAGTGATGGGTACATACAAACGAAACGATTGTACTGTATAAAATAGAACAATAGATATAAAGCTTAAAGTTAAAAATTCAAATATAAAATCTCAAGGATAAAAGATTAAATTATTAAAATAGTAAAAATAAAATAAAAAAGTTATAGAAAATCCTTGATAAATGCTAAATGCGTTAACTTATATTAGCTATTGTTAGCTACAAGGCTGCCTAATTTGCAAATAAATATATTCCCAGTAGAGTTAATAAAATTATAAAAAAGGTGAGAGTACATGAAAAATAATAAAGGAACAGTATTAGAAAAATGTGAAATAATAAAACAAGAAAATAATACATATAAAATTATAGAACATTTGAAAGATGGAGACCATGAAGTATTACTTAGTGATGTTTTGGATAAGTATACTGGTGATACAGATTTAAACATAACGATAAGATTAAGTGAAACAATAGTCCAATAAATCAATATTGGACTATTTATTTTTTACTTAATATATTGATAATGATATTTATGTGATAAACAGGGAGATATTAAATATGGAAGACATATTGAAGAAAAAAGAAGATGAGTCACTAGTTGACTATAGGATTAGAATACGACTAGCAAAGGTTAATAAAGAGATAGATTTGGATTGGGGAGAGATAGTTGAACTATTGGGGTTAGAATGTTCTCCAGACCATTGTAGGAAGGTTTCTTATGGGTTGAAAGAGGCTTTTGATTATCTTAATTCTAAGATACAGAATAATTCTACTCAAGAAGAGATTGATAAAATAAATGAGAAAATATTAGAGTTAAAAAAGATAAAAGTACAACTATCTGATGAAAGGTCATTAGTAAATAAGAAAATAAGAGAATATTCAAGAATGGATAATATAATTGATTTATTTAATAATAAAATAGATGATATATCACTTCATAAGCCGTTTCTAAGTGATTCTAGTTACAAATGCTATGAATCTTCAAATCAAGAGGCTATTATGCTAATTTCAGACATACATTATGGATTAGAGACTATTAATGCATTTAATAGATATAATTCAGAAATATTCAAGATAAGAATACAATATTTAAAAGATAAAATTATTGAATATAGTAAGTTGCATAAGATTAATAGACTGCATGTAATGCTACTTGGAGATTTAATCTCTGGCCACATACATAATTCTATAAGATTAGAAAATAGAGAAAATATAGTTGAACAAATTATAGAAGTATCTGAAATACTTAGTGAATTTATATATGAATTATCTAAAGAAATTGATAAAATTATTGTTTATTCAGTTGGCGGAAATCATGATAGAGTTCTACCTAAAAAAGATGAAAATTTAGATAAAGATAATTTTACACTATTAATAGATGAATATATAAAGCTAAGAATTAAAAGTTTAGGCAATGTAATATTCCAAGAAAATATATATGATAATGACATAATAGTAGCTAAAATATGTGGAAATACATGTTTCGCAGTACATGGAGATAAAGATAAAATGTCTACAGCCATTCCTAAACTGACCTCTCTTATAAAATTAATTCCTGATTATATCTTTATGGCTCATCTACACAATTGTAAGGAAGATAATTATGGAGAAAGTGAAATATGTGTAAATGGAAGTTTCTCCGGAACGGATTCTTATGCTAAGAATCTAAGATTAAGTTCACACGCAATGCAAAAATTAATGATATTTAATGAAAGTGGGAGAATATGTACTTACAATATAAATTTAAGTAAGCTATAAGTTATTTATTAAGAGCTGAGTTAAGTTTATATTGTAAATTTAATTCAGCTCTTAATTGAGTTGAATCTCCCTATTAACCACTAGAGATTTAATTCTCTAGTGGTCTTTTTTAATGGTGGTGATGTTATGAATGGCAATTAGTAAAACAAAGTGTTTGAATTGTGGTGAAGAAAAATATACAGATAGATATTTTTGGAAAAGTCATAGTGAAATATTTACTTTAAATAAAAGACTTCCAGTATGCAAAGAATGTTTTAGAGCTAGGTTTTTACTATTAAATGGGTGTTACAATGGAGAACTTGTAAAGGCACTAAAACATATATGTTTCAACTTTGATGTTTATTTTGATGAAAAATTAGCTAAAGAACTTGCAGATAAAAAAAATAAAGATGAATTAATAGATGAATATATGAAAATTATTAATAGAAATTCAAAATATAAGGGAAAGACATCTTTAGATAATTTATTGAAAGAAATATATACAGAAAATAATAATGATAAAAATATAGTCATAAATGATGAAATTAAATTAAAATGGGGAAGAGGTTTTGATGATTATGAGTATAAAATCTTAGAAAGAAAATATAAGGAATATAAAGAATATTATGAACCAGAGTCATTAACTGAAAGAAAATTGTTTGAAGAGATTTGTATTATTGAATTAGAAAAAGATAAATCAAGAGAAAAGGGAGATATGAAAGCTTTTAATGATTTATCTAAATTAGTATCAAGTAAAATGCAAGATGCTGAAATAAAGCCTAGTCAGAAAAAGAAAGCTGGAGATTCGCAAGATGATACATTTGGAATGAAAATGATGATATATGAAAAAAATAAACCTGTAAAGGATAGGTTAAAGGAATATGAAGATGTAGATGGATTTGAAGCTTATGTAAATAAACATATGAAAAAACCACTTGCTGTTGCATTAGGTTTGGCTACAGGTAAGTATTCGATAAATGATGGCGATAAAGATATTAAATTTAAAGATGATGTAAGAGACATTTTAGAAGGTAATAAAAATGAGGACTAAATATGAAAAAAGAGAGCTGTCATCTAATGATTCATCCCGAAATCTACTAGAGAGTATAGGAGAGTATTGGGGTGCTTTTTATCTCGCAAATCCACATAGATTCTGTATGGATTACTTTGGATTTAATCTACATTTATTTCAACAGATATTAATTTATATGATGATGAAGTCTGACCAATTTGTATTTATTGCTTCTCGTGGACTGGGAAAATCATGGCTTCTAGGAGTGTTTTGTTGTGTTATAGCTGTATTAAAACCAGGTACTTGTGTTTTAATAGCAGCAAAAAGAAAGAAACAAGCAAAACTACTTATTACAAGTAAAATTTTAGGTGATTTATATTTAAAATCAGATACTCTGAAAAGAGAAATTAAAAGTTTCCAAGTAAATGCACAAGAAGTATCTATAGATTTTTGGAACGGAAGCAGAATAGAAGCTGTTGTATCTAATGATGATGCAAGAGGTTACAGAGCTAATGTTCTTATTGTTGATGAATATAGAATGGTGGATGAAGGAACTGTGAATGATGTTTTAGTTCCATTTTTAACAAACCCAAGACAACCAGGATATTTACAGAATCCTAAATATAGATATATGCAAGAAGAGAATAAAGAAATTTATCTTAGTTCAGGCTGGTATTCTCAGCATTGGAGTTATAAAAAGTTTATGGAAACAGTAAAAGGTATGCTTAGTGGTGAAGATATGTTTGCATGTAGTATTCCATTCACTTGCTCTTTAGAACATGGACTATTAACTAAAAAAAGAATACTTAAAGAAATGAAAAAAGAGAGTATGAGTGATGCTTCTTTCATGATGGAGTATTGTGGAGTGTTTTATAATGAATCAGATGATGCTTTCTTCAAGTCATCTTGGGTGAATCCATGTAGGGTATTGGAAAGTATGTTTTATCCTCCTAGTGATATAGAGTATCTTGAAAATAAGAAAAAAAGAGATAAGAAATATCATCTTAATAAGATAAAAGGAGAAATACGAATTATTGGTGCAGATATAGCTTTGGCCAGAGGAGTTAAGAATGATAATTCTATTTATACTTTGATGAGGATGCTTCCAAATGAAGGCACATATAAAAGATGTGTTGTCCATATAGAAGCTTATAATGGTATGGAGGCTGAAAAACAAGCAATAAGATTAAAACAATTATTTTCAGATTTTCAGGCAGATTATATGATATTAGATACGCAAGGTATAGGAACAACTGTATGGAGCTATATACAGAAAGCAAATTATGATTCAGATAGAGATGAATGGTATGATGCTTACACATGTTTTAATGAAGATAATACTGTTGACAAGTCACTAGCAAAAAAATCACTTCCTGTTGTATATTCCATGAAAGCTTACGCTGATGAAAATCATAAAATGGCTATGTCTTTAAGAGATGTCCTTACAAATAGAACCTTAGAACTTCCTATAAGTGATATTGAAGCAAAAGAAATGATATTAGAAAAAGAAATGATAAAGGCAGATGAAATAGATAAAAAGGCAGAATTAGAAGCAAAATATATTGCCCCTTATCTTCAAACAACGGCTTTAGTGAATGAGTTAATAAATTTAGAATATAGTGCTGATGGAGGAAAAATTAAAATAAAGGAAAAAAGTGGAACAAGAAAAGATAGATATTCTAGTTTGGCTTATACGAATTTCTTAGCAGATTATCTGGAAGAAAAAGAGAAAAGAAAAAATAGAAATAATCAAAAAACTGTTATGATTTATTGGTAAGAGATGAGGTGAATAAGTGGGCAAAAAAAATAATAATAAAAGCAAGTCTAAAGACAACAATTCTACACAAAATCAAATCAATATGCTAAATGCTCAAATTGGAAAATATGCCTCAGTAAAAGAATCCACAACATTAGCAACAGAAATGTATAAGTTAAGAAGTATAAGCAGAGACAAATTAAGAAAAGCTCTCTCCAATCCATATCAAATTTCAAATACAGATATACTTCAGGATGCAAGTATGATATTAAAAGCTACATCTGGTACATATAGAAGAGTTTTAAATTTAATAGCTAATATGAATACTTTTGACCATATCTTATACCCAAAAGACATAAGTAGATTAAAAACAAAAGAAAAAATAACAAAAGCATATATGAATTCGGCGAGTCAATTAGAAAAATATAATATAAAATTTACATCAGCTTGGATAACCGAAAAAGTATTGGAATTAGGAGAGGTTTATTTATATAAGATAGAAGATAATTCAGGGATGGTTTTACAACAGATACCAGCAAAATTTTGTATGATAACAATGATAGAAAATAATGTAATGAGATACGCTATAAATATAAAAAAACTTACTGACAAAAACATAATATCATTTCCAGAAGAAATTAAAAACATATATAAAAAATATAAATCCAATTTACTTACACGAGAAGAATTAATTGATAATACATATTATCAATTAAGTGATAAAGCAGTAGCATTTAATTATGATTTAGATTCAGTGAAAGGAGTTCCATTTTTTTGCTTTATATTTGACGATTTAATGGAACTTGAAGATATGAAAGATTTAAAAAGCACAAATGCAGTAATAGAAAGTATTAAATTAATACATCAAAAGATACCATTTGGCAAAAATGATGAACCACTAGTAGACCTTAATTTAATTCCCATATATCACAATTCAACAAAAGCAAATCTACCAAAAGGAACAGCAATAACTACAAATCCTTTAGAGTTGGAAACACATACTCTTTCAGATGGAAAATCTAAAATAAATGATTATGTAAAAGAAGCAAAAGAGTTTATATTTGATAACGCTGGAATAAATACAGCCTTACTTAACTCTGACAAGATAAATAATGAATCTATCTTAAATGGTATTATTGCAGATAGCTTAATTCCTATGAGGATTCAACAAATGATAGAAAATTGGGTTAACTTTGAACTAAATAAAGATAAGAAGGCAAATTTATTTAATATGAAGTTTATTGGAACTACTCACTTTAATAAAATGAATTTATCAAAACAGTATCGAGAAGATATGGGATACGGAGGGAGTAAAAGTTTGTTTATTGCAAGTACTGGGTTTACTCCACTTCAAGCTATAAACACTTTACAAGCAGAAAAATTAATGGGATTTGATGAGTTTTTAATACCTCAACAAACATCTCATACTCAAAGCAGTGGTAGACCAGATAAATCTGATATAGGGACAGATAATGGTAATTCTACTCAAGCAAAAGGAAATGGGGAGAATGATTAATTATGAGTAAGTTTATATATGCTTTTTCTGAAGATGATAAGAAATTATTAATGGAAAAAGGATATCGTTTTATATGTGAAAACAAGTTGAATAATAAGACTTTATATGTTTTTGAAAATAAATCAAAATTAATAAATCTTTTCAGTAATGAAGAAATGAAAAGATTTATATTTACTAGCAAAATACGTTTTTAAAAGGAGGTGAAAAAAATAAAAATATTAAAATTACCTTGTAATTTAAAACATTATTCAGATAAAAAAAAATTGGAAGAACTAAATAGTAATCTTTTGCCAGTGTATATCTATGTTATGCATGAAGGTACAAATCCAAATGGAACTAAATTTTATGAAGAAGCTATTGATAAAGCTGAACCAACATTAAAAAATGTTCCAATTCTAGGATATGTAAAAATAAATGAAGATGGAAAATATGACTTTGATGGTCATAATGTTTTAACACAAGTAGTTCAAACAGATGAAGGGTTTATATTAGAAGAATATTATGAAGAACGAATAATTGGCGTTATACCAGAAACAAATAAATATGAAAAAGTTGAAATTGATGGGCAGAAGTATGTTAAATGTAAAGGATATATATATAAATCATATAGCAATCATGCTTACGATATAATTATGGATTCTGATGAAATAGAAATTTCAATGGAAATAGATATAAATGATTATCAATTAGATGATTCAGATGGATTTTATAATATAAAAGACTATGTATATCATGGAATTACATGTCTTGGTTCTGATGTAAAGGGAGCTATGGGTTCAAATTGTTGTTTAACTAAATTTTCAAGAAAAATTAATTATAAAGAAGAAATATCTAAAATATGCTCAGAAATTTATGCATTAGAACATGGAGAGGGGGAAAAGAATTTGCCAAATAAGAATCAAAAACTTAATAAAAATTCTGAAGGATATGCTTTAGCAGTGAGTAATCTTAGTACTGAAATAAGAAATAAGTTAAAAGAATACAAAGTCGAAACTGAGAATTGGTATGGTGAGAAAGTTGAAGTACAAGCTTTTTATTATAAGGATTTAATACCAGAAGAGAATATTGCTATAGTTGAAGATGAAATTAACTGGGGGTATTATTATGGCATTCCATATATAGTTAATGAAGATGCTGTCATTTTGGATTATGAAAATAAAAAATCATATATACAAACTTGGAGGGAAAAACAAGAAGGAGAAATAGTACAGGTTTTTAGTAGACAAGAAAAATTAAAAAAAGAAATAATAGAGAAATTTACTGAAAAACAAAAAGAAATATCTAATTTAAAAGCCAGTTTAGAGCCATTACAGGCATTCAAAGAAGAAAAAGAATTTGAGTTATTTAAATCTAAAGTTGATGATGTAGCTCAAAAATTTGAATTAGCAGAAGATGAAATTAAAGATATAAAAATAAAAGCTTATAATAAGGAAATCACATTAGATGAATACAAGAAAGAATTGGGTTACATATTTGCATTAAAAACTCTTAGCAATAAACAAAGTGAAAAGGAAAATTTTAGTAGAAATGATGATAAAAATAATACGATAAAAATACCTATAAGTAATAATAATGATAGTTTTAGTGAACCAGAAGAAATATCTTTTATAAAAAAATATTCAGATAAAGAATAATAGGAGGAATTTACATGAAGAAAGATAAAGCAATAATACAAACAGATAAAGTAAAAAATCCTGATGTTTTAACAGGTAAATATGTTGTTCCATCAGAGGATACCAATCCAATAAATTTAGAAAATGGTGCTGTAATAAATATTGGAGAACTTGAAGACACGGAGTATGGTAGGGATACCCATAAAATATATAAAGTTACAAATGACACATTAGATTGGGGTATAGTTGATGACCCAGCAACTATGTATGATGAAAGATTAGATGAAAGAGATTACGAAGTTTCTCCTGGTCAGATATGTAGATGTAGACGACTAAAAAAAGGAGATGAGGTAACTATATCTCTATTACATATAGCAGATAAAAGTATTGCAGTAAAAGACAAGTTACAATTAAAATCTGATTCGTTTCAGTTTGAAAAATTGCCTACAGCAGATGCTAAAACTCCAGTAGCAGAAGTATTAGAATTATGGAACTATGAAGGTCAAGATTCGGTTACAATAAAAGTTTTATAAAATCAAATAAAATTAACAAATAGGGGATAACAGTCTATAACTGTTATTTTTTTATGCAAAAAAAATAGAAAAGGAAGTGTGTAAATTAATGGCAACAGCAAAAACTTTAAAGAGAATAGCTCATGAGCTATATACAGATACATTTAGAGAATATACAGATAGAGATGGAAACACAATAACATATAGAGATGCTGAAAGTGCAATAAAGAATAAATTAAAAGAAATGATGGGAGGAGAAAAATATAATTATTATAAATTCCAAGAAAATAAATGGGGATTTTATAATTTAATATCAGAATTAATATCTGATGATATTAATAGATTAAATGAGGAAGTATTTAGTCCATTTTGTGATTTTGAGAACTTTGATTTAGGAGATAAAAAAGAATTTACTGTTGAAAATACTAATTTATTTAAAGTTGCAAATATAGCAGATGGTGTTAATAGTACAAGAAGACAAAGATTACTTAACAAAAAAGTTCCTACAACAGCATTTAAATTATCTGTTGCTATATATGAAGAAGCAGAGAGATTTATAACAGGAAGAATAAATTGGGTTGTATTTGTGAATAGGGTATCAGATTCATATCATTATGATATTGCTAGAAGAATAGCAAAAACATTTGAAGGTGCATATTCAACAATAAATGCTAAGTTTCAAGCTACAGGTAATTCAGACAAAGTATTATTGGAATTGATAGCTAAGGTAGAAGGGGCTACTGGTAAAAAGCCTATTATATATGGTACTCCACTTGCATTAAGTAATTTAGAAGGTGTTCAAACTGATTTAGAAAAAGAAGAAAAAAGAAAATATGGTTTTATACAAACATTTAGAGGTGGATATAAAGTACTTAGTTTACCAAATGCTTATGATGAAAATGCAGCAGAAGGTAAAGAGTGGGCTTTAGATAATAAGGCTATCTATGTAATACCTGATGGAGAGAAGATAATCAAACTTGGTACTGAAGGAGATGTATTGGTCATAGAAAATACTGATGAAAAAGAAAGAGATGACCAACAAATAGAATATTTTATGGCTCAAAAAATACATTTAGGAGTTGTAACTGCTGCTAAATTTGGAGTTTATAAAATACAATAATTGAATTAGAAGGTGGATAACCACCTTCTTTTTTTATGGGAGGGAGATTATTATGGCAAGAGCTAAAAAAGAAAATATTTCTAAAACAGAAGTCAAAGATAATACTTTAGAAAAAGATATAAAGTCTACTTTAAATAAAAAAGAAGCTAGATTAAACCGATTAGAACTACAAAGAAAGCTAAAACAAAAAAAACAGGAAATAGATATAGAAATAAAAAATATATCCACATGGGATGTTGATTATATTGACCCAAGAGAAAAACAACAAATTTTTTCTTTATCTAAAGTAGGTTCAAAAGATTCAACTGAATTTATAGATTTAGATACTCTTTATAGAATAGTGAGAAGAAGTCCAGGTTTTTTTGAAGAACATAGATTAATAATTTCGGATGTAGATTCTTTAGATGTTGAATGTACTCCAATGGACATAATAGATTTTCTAGGATTGAATAGTTTATATGAACATATAAGAAATCCTAATGAAGACTATTTAGAATATTTCTTATCTGATAAAGTTGATATAAATTCTTTTGAAAAAATATTAAATAAAAATAATGTTGAGTTAACAAGAAGATTAGCTGAGAGGGCAATAGATTTACATAAAAAGAAAAAGTTTGATTCTGGGCTAAAGGCTAAACTATTAGCTAAAAGAATTGGAATAGAAGATTTGTACTTGTTTAGTTAAAGGTGGTGGAATATTTGGGTACTCCACTTGTAAAAATATATAAAAAGTTTTTGGATGCTATTAATGATGAAGAGATGTTATTACTATCAAATGAAATAATAGAAAAAATGATGTACAGTTATTTAGAAGATGCTATAGTTGATTTTAATCAATGTAAAAAAGATTTGACTATAAAATATGTTGATGAAAAAGGTGAGGAAATTATTCCTGCTGCTCAACTAAGTTATACATCTAATTATAGTAATAAAAATGCAGAGATAACTTTAATGGGAAAAGATACAAAAGAAGAATACGAATTAGATAAAGATTATACAATAAACTTTGAAGATGAAAAATTTATAATAAGTTTTGTTGTAGAAACTACAGAAGAGATAATTTTCAAATACAAATATTTAGGAGAAATAGTATCTGATTTAGATTTAGATGAAATTAAAATATTATCATATGGTATGCAAATACATTGGTTACAACCTAAGATAAATAGAGAGGAAAATTTAAAACAGATGCTAACTGATTCTGATTATAATGCTAAATCAGGTGCTAACATGTTGGCTAAACTTCAAGCAAGAGAAGAACAATTGAGAACTAGATTTAATAAATATCAACAAAGATACATGCTAAAAAATTTTGAAGGATGGAACTAGCATGAGTTACTTAAGTGACACAAAAAAAAGAATTGGACTTGGTTGCTCAACTCCTAAAGAAAAAAGAATATTACAACTTAGATTAAGTTTTAAGAAATACCTAAAAGAAACACCAACCTGTATTGAAGTACAAATAACTGATATAGATGAAATTTGTATAACAGAAGATACTAAAAGAGCTGTAGTTGCAATTAATGATATAACTAATAATGATAAAAGAGCTTTAGATGAAAAAAATCTATTAGTTGAATCTGATTTAGATGTAGATGTGGGTTGTTATCTTTTCTATGATAATTGTTATTGGTTAACTATATTTAAGGAACATAAAGAAATGGATACATATAAACATTTCATAATAAAAAGATGCAATCAATTCTTTAATTATAAATATAAAGGTCAGATGTATAAAATCCCTATAGCTGTTGAAAATTTAACCTTATATTCTGATGGTATGGCAGATAATAAATATACTTCTATCTCAGATACAAAAAGACAACTTTATTTTGGAAGTAATCCTGTCACTAAAACTATAGATATTGACACTAGAATAATGTTAACTGGTAAAACTGTATTTAGAGTTACTAGTATTAATGACTTTGAGTATAATGGCAGAGAAACGGGGGCAGATGGTCTTATTAAGGCTATTTGTTTACAAGATGCATTGATTTCAAAAGATGATACAATAAATAATGTTGCTTGGAATGATTTATCTGAAAACGATAGTGTGATTATTCCTTTTAGTAAAATTATGGGTTATGAAGTAATAAATCTAGGAGAAGAAAATGAGTACATAATAGACCATTTTCAAGGAGTTAAATGGCTCTTAGACAAGCAATACGGATATTGTGATATAATTTATCAAGATGAGAAAAGATGTGTCATACAGGCTAATACATTGGCTAAGTATTCTGGCTTAGAAGCCTTGCTATTGGCTAAAGATAAAGATACAAATGAAATAATAGATACTAAAAAAATAACACTAAGGGGGTAGATATATGGGTCTATATGGCTTTCCCTAACAAGATGATAAGTAATATAGGAACAACTCTAATGTCAAATCAAGACTTCGCTAAATTTATGATTTATAATAATGAATCAGAAAAAGATATTTTATCCATGCCTGATATAAAAAATCCAGTTAAAGAGCTTAGAAACAAGAAAGTATTTCTAAATAGAAGAGTAGAAAAAGTATTAAAAGAAGCAGATATTTCAGTTTTTATAATAATGGCAGAGTATAGACCATGTACTACTGGAAGTAGAGAAATTAAAAAAACAAAGATAGAAATTGGTGTTGTTTGTCATGATGAATGTCAAGATACAGCAAATGGCTTAAGAGATGTTGCATTAGTATGTTGTATAGTTGATATTATAACTCAAAATGAGGAAATAGCTGGTATAGGTAAGATTAAGTTAGAAAATGTATATCAAATGTATAATTTAAGTACTGATTATAACGGATTTGTTATAACTGTATCTGCTGAAAGTTTTGGTGATATGTAATGTTAGAGAATTATTATATTACAGGATTACCAATTAAACTAAGTGAAATATTAGGAACTGTATATCAACCCACTATTGAAGAGCTTATTAAACTGGATATGGCTAATTTAGAAATGGTAAATCCATTTTTAGTACTTGAAAAGAGCTATTCTCAGTTATGTAACGAGGAATCCTTTGAATTAAAATGTAAATATGACACTATACCCATATTGGATTTAATGATGTTGACATCAAGAAAAGATTCTTCAGAGAAAGTTGAATTACTTAGTGATAAGATAAAAAAATCTTTATCTATATTATATAAAACTGATATTAGAAATATTGAGTATATGAATAATATTAAAATCGGTATTTTAATTAAATTTGATGATAAAAAGAAAAATGCTTTTATAAGTAGAGAAGATTTTGGACTAGTATCAGATTTAATTTTGGAAATGTTTTATATTGATAAAAAGAATTTATTTAAAGATGAGGAAGATAAGTGGATTGAAAATACTGGCTCTGAAAGAGAAAAACAGTTGATTGCACACTTTAAAGAGAAGGAAAGAAAGAAAAGAGAAAAAGAAGCATATCATTTATGTGATTATATAAATGTAGTTCAAAATATAGATGGGTATGTACCAATAAATGTTATTCTAAAAATGACCTATTGGCAATTGATTAATGCTTATAAGACTAAGATACAATTTAAAAATTATGATGAAAGTTTAGGCTTTGCAAGGTCTTTTAAATATCAAGTTGAGGCAGATAAGATTAAACATTGGTCTAAAGAAATAAAAATACAAACTAGCACTGTTAAATAGCAGTGTTATTTTTTATGCAAAAAATGAGAGGATGATGAAATAATGAGATTTGCGATAAAAGATGCAAGTAATATAATAGTAAAAAATAAAACAACTGGAGAACCACTTTTTTATACAGCAGATTTAAATGCTTTTAATTTCAAATTAGATTCAGAAAGTGTGTACGCAAAAGCTAAAGGTGCAAACACAATAGCATTTGATGGAGCGATAACAGCAAGTTTAGCACTTGAACAAGAGGTAATACAAATGCCACAACTAGCAATGCTATTAGCTTCTGATATGGTTGAAGAATCTGCTAAGGTTGGTAAAAGAAAATTATTAACTTCTGATAGTGCTAAAAAAGTTACTTTAGAAAATATAAAACCAGTTACTAATAGTATATCTGCATATAGTGTTGAAAAAGATGGTATATCTTTAGTTAAGAAATTACAGTTTACTTCAACTGTAACAGGCTCTAACACAGAAATAACAATATCTACAGCTGATTTTAATGCAGGAGATAAAGTAGCAGTGTTTTACTTAGAGGAATTACCAAAGGCAAAAGTTATAAAAATAAAAGAAGAGTCTACTGCTCCAAACTATGTAATAGAAGCAGATGTTATGGCTAAAACTGCTGATGGTGAATATATGGTCTTATATATGACTATACCAAATGCAAAGGCACAAAGAAGTATAGAATTAAATCTTACTGCTGAGAATCCATCTGGATTTAATATGACACTAGATGTTTTACCAGATGAAAATAAAGAATATGTAGTATTCGCTTTTGTTGGAGATGAAGATGTTAGCCCTGTTAGAATGGCTTCTATGTTAGGTGCTGAATTAATAGACGAAAAGGATGTTAAATCTAAGAAATAGTGAATTTCCCTACTCTTAATTGAGTAGGGGTTATTTTTTTAAGTTTAAATATAATTTTAATCGAATTTGAACTTAAAAAAATGAAAGAAGGTGATAAATTGGTATTTTTAGATGATAAGTTTTTATTTGATAATATCTCAAGCGAATCTATGAACATCAAGTTGGTTACATTAGATGACGATGATATTTTAAATGAATATGGGTTACCTTATGAAGAAGCAATTAAATCTGATAATACTTTTAATAAAAATCCTTGTTACAGTGAAGATGAAACTACTATTGAACCTATAACATTACAATTCTGTTTATGTAGTGAACATGGGGAGGCTTATGAATGGGATGACTATACGCTAGAAAACATATGTAATTGGTTTTGGCAGAGAGAATTTAAACCTTTTATCAGTTATGACAACATAGAAGAAATATACTATTTCAAAGCGAGAAAGATAATAAAAAGATATACAAAAGATAAAAAAGGCGTGTTAGAGATAGAGTTTCAACCATATACAAATTATGCTTATAGAAGCTTTCAAAAAGTCATAACTGTCAAAGATACAAGGGAAATTAAACTAAATAATGTGTCTAATGTAGATGAAGAATATGCTCCAGTAATTGATATTGAAAGTCTAAAAGAAGGAGATGTAACAATTAGAAACTCCACTATCAGCGATAGTGAAGAAGACAGTTTAGTTATAAGTGGATTAGGATTAAATGAAAAAATAACAATAGATAATTTATACTATACTGTTTTAAATAGTACTGGTGAGAATAGGTTTAATATTGTTAATAGAAAGTGGATTAGGTTAAGAAGAGGTGTAAATATATTAAAGTTTACTGGTAATTGTAAGGTTGCAATTAAATGTAAATATCCAATAATAAAATAAAAGGAGAATGATACCATGAGAATTTTAGAGTTGAGTGTTGATGAATATAAGGAACTAGAAAACATAAAAGATTTATGCTCTAGTAAAGTAGATAAATATGGACTTATCATTAAGGATGTAAAGTGTCAAAGTAATGATGAATTTATTAATGTTAGAATTCGTAAGGATAAGGTAGTTGAGGGTATGGAATATTTTAAATATCTATGTGAGACTTGTAAACCAATAGGAAATTTTAAATTTTCTATTTTTAATGGAACTGTTTACTTCACGATAGAAAATAAAATATGTAAGATAGGTAATATTTAATAAATACAGAATAAAGGGAGAATGATAATATGAATAAAATACAAGTAGATAAGTTGATGAAAGATGAAGTTAGAGCAGTAATACCATTTACAGATGAGAATGGTAAAGAGGAATATATAGAAGTTAGAAATCCTGATAATGAGACTAAAGAAGAAATATTAAATAAAATATGGGTTGGTATGGAGAATCCAGATTTAGCATTATCTCAAGAAGATATTCTTAAAATGTTAGTTGATAAGTTAACTAATATAGAGTTAAATATTGATATACAAGATGTGATAGATGGTAATATATCTAGTGAGTTAGAAACTACGATGTATTACATAGGTCAAATAGAAAATGAATTAACTGCATCTTTATTAATGAATACTGAGGTTAAGTTAGGTCAGATGAAGAATGAGATATTACAGGATAGAGTTTTAAAAGAAACTGAAGAAATTGAAAAGATGAATAATATTAAAGATAAGGTAGTGAATTAAATGGTATTTAAATCATTAGACGAGCTAGTTGCTTATACAAAAAATAAGATTGCTGCATCTATGCCAGAAGTTGGAAAAGAAATGAAAGAAATTATGAAGGAAGAAGTAAATAAACAGGTTTATTCTGGTTATACTCCAGTTGGAGAATGGAATCCTAATGTTTGGGGAGGTAGAACAGGACAATTATTAGATGCTGTAGATGTCACAGAACTCTCTTCTAATTCTGTCACTTCAGAGATACAAAATAAGGGAAATTGGGTGGATGCATTTACACGTAATTCAGCATTTCCAATGGAAAGATTAGAAAAAGGGAAAGTCTGGGGTGTTGGCGGATATAGACCTCAAACAAATATAATGGAAGAGAGTAATTCTAAAGCACAAGAGAGAGTTCCTAAATGTTTTAAATCAACTATGAATGGACTGGGAGTGCCAGTAGAATAAATATTTTATCTTTGTCGAATTTTAACGGTTTAAACATAATATATTGACCGATATAATAAAATCATAGAATATTTTATGGGGAAATATATTATGTTTAAGAAAAAGTTAATAACTGTAGTAATGAGTATAACTATGATTAGTATAGGAAATTTTTCATATGCTCATTCAGGAAGAACTGATTCATCAGGAGGTCATCGTGATAACAAAAATAAATCTTGTTTAGGAAGTTATCACTATCATTGTGGCGGATATCCAGCTCATTTACATAACAATGGGGTTTACCCTTATACTGGAGATGGAAGTAGTTCTGGAATAATGATTTTAGTAAACAATGAAGAAAAGCAAAAGAAATCTGTTGGAGAAAAAGGATGTAATCAAGGATATGAGGATGGTTATAAAGGAAACTATAGTTCACCAAGTTATAGTAGAGATTATAGTGATACATATGAATCAAAGTACTCATAAGGATATGAAAAAGGCAAGGCTAAATTAGGGGAAGAAGAAAAGGCGGATGAAGTGGTTGGATATAATTTAGGACTTACAGGTGCTAAACCTAATAATACTTATGAAAAAGAAGTTTTAAAAAGTGCTTATGATACTGGATATCCAACTGGATACAATGAATATAATACTAAATGGAAATATAAATTTTACATCAACATATCAAAGTTTTATATAGAATAAGTTTATGGTTTTTTGAAATATGGATATATATGTAAGTTTATAGTATAATTAATTAGATTATACTATAAATAGGGGGAAAAGTAATTGGGGGATTTAATTTTAAAAAAGGATGTAGAAAATTTAAAATTACTTGATTCAATAATTCGTACAACGAATATACATTCTATTAAACCATATAAAAGTAAGGCAGGATATGAACCTATATTAAAAAAAGGATATATTGTTCAGTGTAATTTTACTGGTCTTGGTAATGAATTAGATTTTTTACATTTTGCGGTAGTTTGGAATTCAAGTTCTTGTGAAGAAACTATAAATATTTTACCATTAACAAGCAAAAAAAAAGAAAATTCTTTAAGAACGCTTTTTTTGGGTAAAATAGAAGGTTTTATAACAAAGGATGATAATAATAATTATGTTAATAAAAACAGTTATGTATATATAAGTAAGATGATGGAAGTGTCAAGAAAAAGAGTTAAGTTAATATATAAGCAAAATAATAATGGAAAATTTCAAAAAATGGATGAAAGATTAATTCCTCTTAGTATAGATGAAAAATATATAAAGCCCATCTCAGATTGTATAAAATTGTTTTATATTAATGAAGGTGATTACTTAGTCGATATTTTAATAAATATGAGAAGTGATTATTTTTTAGATATAGATGAATTAAAAGATAATAAGATATTAAATTTGGGATATAGATATATTGAACATTTCAAGGAACATACTATTGATGAAAAGAAAATAATTATATGTTTTATTGATGGAGAAAGATATTCTTTAGTAATGAGAAAGTTAAATGAATCAAATTGGAATAAGTTTAAATCTGAAAATCATAGAAGATTATATGATTCAGTGATATATACAAAAAACAATATTGAAAGAAGAAAGTACATAATTTTGAGTTTATTTTCAAATAATAATATCAAAGTTAATGAATCAAAAAAAATAATAAAAAACATATTTAAAGAAGATTGATTTATAGTACGTTGTATGTTATAATATAAGTGTCCAGATGGATGGTTTAGATTATTTTCAGCCTAGATAGGCGGTTTAGAATTATTAATAATGAAATTTTAAAAGATACTTTCTTTGAGAAGGTATCTTTTTTTATTGTAAAAATATGACCTCACATATGTGTTTCTAAGGTTTTGTAAAAATGATTTCTTGTTGTTTATACCTTTATTGCTTAGAATCGAACATAAGAGGTTGATTTTTATGATTGAAAGTATTGGAATTTCAACAAGTGTTCCTGAGAGGAACATTTTGTTTGGTGTTTAGTTACTATAAGAGCTTATTTTAATGTTTGAGTGTGATGGGATTGAGGAGCTATTACTTGAGAGTAGATGATTTACTGGAATGGTTTATCATGTGAATTAAATTCCGTAGCTTCTAACTAGCCTTAAGTTTAAGGGTTACCTATTTATAAAAAATGACAGATAATGAGATTTAATATGTAGTCAAAGATGTAGTAGAAAAAATAGGATATAAAGATGTATCTGACACCTTGAAAAACATATTGATGAAAAAGTTAAAAATATTAAGGCAGCTTATATAGCTGTCTTTTTTGTATAGAATAAAAAAGTTTATTATAACAGATAGTTATTATTTTATTAGTGTGTTAGCAAGAATAAATTCCTTTTATCTAATGAATGATTTTATATTTTAGTGTAAATTGGTATATTTTACCATTTACACTTGATATAATAAAAAATATAAACTATTTAAATAGAATTAGGGGAGTTGTATGGAAAAGTATCTTTTTAATCAAAAACTATTAAAAGAAAAATATAATATGGAAATAGACCTAGACTTATATGACTATAAACAAAGACGATTAATTTTAGAAAAATGGAGAGATATAATTGATAATAAATCTATTGATAAATTAAATGAAATTCAACTTAAGGAAATATTTGTATCGGATATTTTAAACAAAGTTCTTAGGTATAAAAGTCTTACGGACAATATAATGGATTATAATATAAAACCAGAAGAAAAAACTAAGATTGATGGAACAAGAGCTGATATTGTACTAGGCTATTTTTCTAATGAAGAAAGTGACTATAGAGTAGCAATAGAATTAAAAAAACCAACAACTAATTTAGATGCAAAACAACTAAGAAAAAACAATCATAATACACCAGTAGAACAAGGGTTTTCTTACTTGCCTAAATATGGAAGAAATTGCACATGGCTTATTGTCTCTAACTTCAAGGAAATTAGATTGTATAATGCTAATGATGCTACAGAGTATGAATTTTTTTCTATTAAAGATATATATGAAAAAGATGATGTATTTAAAAAATTTTTATATCTTTTGTCATCTAAATCTTTAATGACCAAACATGGAAAATCTAGGGTTGAAGTACTTTGGGAAGAGAATATAAAGCAAGAGGAAGCCATAGAAAAAGGTTTTTATGACCTATATAAAAATACTAGATTAAATTTATTTAATGATATACTTTTAAATAATAAAGATATTTTGGATGTAAAAACTTGTTTAACAAAGACACAAAAAATATTAGATAGAGTTATATTTGTTTGTTTTGCAGAACATAAAGGATTAATACCAGAGAATATCTTTGAAACATGTATTCAAGTAGGGAAAAAAAGTGTATCTAGGTTTGGAGTCTGGGAACAAGTAAAGGGTCTGTTTGAATCTATAGATTTAGGTAATCAGGAAAAGGGCATAAATCAATTTAATGGAGGTTTATTTGCAGAAGATTATATTTTGAATAATCTAAAGATACCAAATAAATGTTTCGAGAATTTATACAAGTTATCTTTATATGATTTTAACAGTGATTTAAATGAAAATATATTAGGGCATATATTTGAAAAATCTATATCTGACTTAGAAGAACTAAAACTAGAAATAAATCAAGTTAATATTAAGAAAAAAGATAGTAAGAGAAACAAAGATGGGATATTTTATACTCCCAAATACATAACGAAACATATTGTTAATAACACCATAAGAAGATATTTAGATGAGAAGAAAAAAGAATTAGGCGAAGATAAACTTCCAGAACTAAAAGAAGAAGATTATGAAACAGTTGTGGTTGGTAGGAATATACAGCATAAGCGTGTACAAGTTGTAGAATATAAAACTGATAAAATTCAAAAATATATAAACTTTTGGAAAAATTATAGAGACGTTGTAAAAAATATAAAAATTTTAGACCCAGCTTGTGGAAGTGGAGCTTTTTTGAATGAGGCTTTTTCTATGTTAAAAAAAGAAGCTGAATCAGTAAACGAAATACTTCGTGATTTAACCGATGGTGAGATATCATTTTTTGACTTAGATGCTAATATATTAAAAAATAATTTATATGGAGTTGATTTGAATGAAGAATCTGTGGAAATAACTAAATTGTCTTTATGGCTTAAAACAGCTAACAAGTATAGTTTATTAACTAGCTTAGATAATAATATAAAATGTGGAAATTCTATTATTGATAACAAAGAGGTTGATTGTGCTAAAGCTTTTGATTGGAATGTTGAATTTGAAGATGTAATGATGTCAGGAGGGTTTGATATTATAATTGGAAATCCCCCATATGTTTCAACTAAAATGATTCCAGAAAAGCATAGAGAATATTATTGGAAAAAATATAAAGATTTACTAATTAGCGAAATGGATTTGTATGAGTTGTTTTTATATGAGTTTTGTGAAAATAAATTAAAGCAAGATGGATTTTTGGGATTTATAACACCTAATACGTACTTTACAAATAAAAGCTTTGAAAATTTAAGAAAATATTTACTTAAAAATGTATGTGTTGATACTATTTTAGACTTTCCATATAGATTTTTTCCTTTTGAGGATGTAAACAAGGAAACCGCTATAATTATAATTAATAAAAAATTGCCGAATATTAAAAATAATATAAATCTTATAAGTATAAATAAAGAAAATATGAAAAAGATTAAGATTTTCAATAGTAATACATACAACTCTGAAAATAAAATTACTATAAAAAGTATTATAAATGATTTGGATAATAAAATTGTTATACAAAGCAACCCAATAATATTAAAAATGCTCAAATGTAAGCATAAATTAGGGGATTATTTAAATTTACATAAAGGTTGGATGAGTGTCCCTAATAAAACAATTTGTGATGGAATTATATATGATAAGAAAATATTAAGTAGTAATGATATAAAAGATAATAACCAATTGAATGGAATTTTAAATAAATGTTTGGAAGGTAAGGATATACATAGATACTATATTGATAAAGTAGATAAATTTGTAAATATTGAAAACATTGATGACAAAACTATGAGGTGGCACAAATCACCTAAGATAATAACACAAAGAATAGTTGGTCAAAATCAAAATAAGATAATTGCAACAGTAGATATTGAAGGTACTATAATATTCCCTAGTGGAAATATCATAAATTTAATTAAAGAAGATAATTTGGAAGATATATATTTTTATATAGGAGTTATAAATTCTAGTTTAATAAATTACTTTTATAATAAATTTTATGGAGAATCAAATACCAACTTGACAGCAGATGCAGTAAAAAATATACCAATACCAAATTTAAAAAATGTTGATAAATCAATTGTTATAAATAATAGTAAAATACTAATAAATAAATATGGTAAATTATACTTATACACTAATAAATTTTTGAAAAATGTATTTAAGATATTGAGCATAGATAATAATCCATCTAATAAATTATATAATTTTTATTTATTAGATTTTGATGAATTTTACAATGAACTTAGCAAAAAAAAGAAGCTTTATTTTAAGAATATTGATGAGTTAGAGGAATATTTTAATAAGTACAAAGATGCTATTAATAGAATCATATACGATATAAATGTATGCGAAAATACAATCAATACTTTTGTATATGATTTGTATGGTATAACTGAGCTAGAAAGTAAATCTATAGAAGATATATGTAAGACAACAAAAGACACTGTGGTTACAAGTTTAGCTTATTAATAAAGATTTGGAGGTCACTTTCCTTTTTTAGTATAAATTTTCCTTTAGACTTGATATAATTAATGTATCAGAATATAGGGGGGATATTATGTATGCATTAATATTTATTTTAGTTGTTGTTGGCATATTTGCAGTGTCAGTTTTTATATCGAATGTAATAAATGATGCGAAAGAAAAAGAAGCTAGATTAGAGAGAATAGCAGAAAGAAATAGAGAAAAAACAAAGGTGGAAAAGGCTATACAAAAAAATATTTCAATGGCTAAATGTCAAGCCTTTGGTAATTCAAACAGTGACAGTGTGATATTAAGTAATAATGGAAAAATATCTATCATTCATGCTGGATTTAAGACAGCAGTTAAAAAAAATATAGAAGATTTAGTAAGCATTAAGTTTAACATGCAAGTTAGTGAAAAAAATCAGATGAGGATAATATCTATAGTTCCTACATATGATAAATATACTTTTGTAGAAAAAATATATTTAACTTTGATATTTGAACTTAATACTTATGAAGTATTTTATATTCCACAATATAAAAATATAAATAATGCAGATATTCAAGAAAAAATAAAAGAAATGGAAAGATTTAAATTAGTTGTAGAGAATGAAGCAGCTAAATTTAAAAATGCTAAAATAGAAAGCAATAATGATATAAAAAAAGATGATGATATATCAAAAATTTCAAATTCATTAAAAGAATTACAGAGTTTGAAAGACCAAGAGATATTAACAGAAGAAGAATTTAATGAAAAGAAAAAAGTATTATTAGAGAAAATTAAATAAAAATATTAAGACAGTATATTAACTGTCTTTTTTTATGCTTTAAAAAAGGAGTTGGTTGAATGGCAGAAGAATTTAAAATTAAGACCAGTATAGAACTTGATGATAAAAAAGCTAGGAAACAATTAGCATCACTGAAGACATCTGCAAAAGAAAATAATATAAAGTTAAATGTGGAGATGAATACATCCTCATTAAATAATTTAAAGCAATTAGAGAACACATTAAAACAAATTAATAAACTTAGTAGGGAAACCCAAAATGGATTATTTGGTGGAAAAGGTAATTCAAATGGGAATATAAACAAATTAACTTCTCAATACGATAACTTTAAGAAAAAAATAGAGTCTACTCAAAGACGATTAAAGAAATTTACTCAGACAAATATTTTAGACAATAAGCAAATAGGAGAAATTAACAAATTATCAGGAGAATTGAAAAGATTATCTAATATTAAATTAGGTGGTCTAAATTCAAAAGCTTTATCAGATTTATCAAATGTTCAGTCTAAGTTGGCTAATATGAAAATACCAGATATGAATACAAAAATGGCTTCTCAATTTAAAACTCTTCAAAATGAAGCTGGTAAATTAGCCAATAAAATAGAAACATTGGGTAAGTCTGGATATGCAGATACATCTAAACTACAAGCTTTATCAAATTCATTAAAGTCAATTCAAAATTTGAATCTTAAAAATCTAACTTCTAATCAAATACAATCAGAAATACAAAAACTAGAACAATTAAAAAATAAAGTTAAAGAAGTAGAAAATGCTACTAAAAATACTAAATTAGATGCTAAGTTCAATATGAATCTTTCCAAAGTAATTTCAGATTTAAATAGGCTTAGACAAAAATGTTTAGAATTGGGTCAATCAACTGCTGGAATTGATAAACTAGAAAAAGAATTAATGCAATTAAATGGTATGCCTCTAGGTCAAAAAGTAAAGGAATTAGATTCAATAAAAAGCAGATTAAGCAATATGAAATCTAATTTCACAGGATTAGGAACTAGTGTAAAAGCAACAAGTGGATTTTTTAGTGACCTATATAATTCGATGAGAACTTATACTTTAGGTAATATGATAGGTATGTCTATTACAAATGGTGTAAGAAATATTAAAACAACTATTGTTGAATTAGATAGTGCTTTAAGAGATATGATGAAAGTAGCACCTGATAATTTTGAAGGGACAAGTGAACAATTAAAGAATGTAAAAAATGAAGCAATCTCAATAGGGAAAGATACGGCTAGAGCATCAGAAGATATAATTCAGGGTGCATCTAAAGCCCTACAGACTGGTGTAAAATCCGTATCAGACAGTTTGAAGATAGCTAAACAATCAGCAGTTTTTGCAAATGTTGGTGATTTAGACCAAGAAACTGCCGATAAGTACTTAACTAGTGTTATGTCCGCTTATGGTGGAATGACAAAAGCATTAAAACCAATTAAAGATACTAGAGTTCAAATCAAAGGAATGAGTAAAGATTATGATAATCTTACAAAATTTCTTGATTTATCGAACTATGCAGGTTAATAAAATAGCCCCTTTATATAGAAATATATAATTGAACTCAGAATATGCTGGAAACTCCTTAGAGCCTTAGTTAGTAGATATATAAGGAAACTGATATATCATCTAAAAATATTAAGGATTGGACAATCAGCAGAGATAGACCTAAGTTCAAAAAAGAATATGGTAAGCTCTCAACGACTACCAATGAGCATCCTAAATGGGTGATGGTATAGTCTATTCCCTCTTTAAATATTGAGAAATCAAGGGTATAAAAGAATAATTTTGCAATAACAACTGGCGATTAATTTTAGTTGCACTATATAGTAATATATAGTTAAAAACTCCTTTAACTGCTGGAAACTCCTTAGAGCTAACTAAACTACAACATAATTGGAAACAATAAATGTGAATGTTTAAAAATTAGTTAGATTGGACAATCAGCATCCAAGTTCCGTATAGGAGAAGGTTCAACGACTAATTGTACATTCAAGTGAATGGAAATGGGGAGCATCCTTATAGGATGAAGATATAGTCTCGTCTTTATAGAAATATAAAGAAGTTCATAAGAGAACTGGTTAGGATTAACGAACCTAATTGAAGATATCGGTAGGAGCTGCATTACAAAGAAGTGCGAGTATGCTGTCATCAGCAGGTGTTTCAATGGAAGACTCTGTTGCCTTGATAGTTGGAGGAAATGAATCTGTACAAAATGCTGAAAAAGTAGGTACAGCACTCAAAACAATTGGTATAAACATGAGTGGTATCAAAGCTTCAGCAGATTCAGGAAAAATCAGCCTTAACAAAACTGCTAAAACATTACAAGAAACAGCAAAAATAAATGTGTTAGATAAGCAAACTGGCCAAGTAAGAGATATGATGTCAATTTTAGATGAGTTGGCAGAAAAGTGGCATAGTGTTGGAGAAGATGCTTTAACTAAAAATCAAAAAAGTGGTATTGCCGAAGCGATTTCAGGTAAAAACCACATAAATACTTTCATGGCTATCATGGATAATTGGAATCAGGTAAAAAAATTCCAAAGTGCATGGTTAGATGGGGATGTATTTGGCTCTGCTGAAAAAGAGAATGAGAGATTCATAAATTCAGCAGAAGGTAAGATTATAAAATTAAAAGAAAGTCTTAAACAATTAGTTACAGACACTATATCTACAGATATGTTTAAGACTAGTTTAGATGGATTATCTGGTATTACTGGAATTTTAAATGGTATAACTAAAGCGGCTGACAAAATGCATATTTCACTCCCATTAGCAATAGGTACTTTATCATCTTTGTTTATGACAATTAAAGCATTAGGTACTGGCAAACCAATCACGAATCTATGGGGTGCTGGAATAAGTGCATTTCAAAATAATAGAAAATCTGTTAAATTTAAAGACTTTGAAAGAGCTACAAAATTTACTAATCAATACACAAGTGCGATAAATAAAAATACTAATGCTTCAAAAAACAATGCTAAATCAAATGTTATTGTCAATAGAACAATAAATAGTCAAAATGGCATTGTAGGAAAGTATACATCGACAACTAACAGTTTAAAAAAGGCAACAGCTAAAGAAATAAAAATAAATGAAGACAGAACAAAGTCATATGAAAAATATAATCAAAAATTAAAAGTTGTTTCTAAAAGTAGAAAAGATACAATAAGTGATGGGCTTGGTAATATTGGTAAGGCATTTGCAGGGAGTAGCATTGTAAATTTTGGTAAAGGTATAGCAACTACAGTTGGAAATTCTTTAGTTTTAACTGCTGCATTTGCAGGAATAAGTTTGTTGGCAAGAGAGTTAGAAAATTATGCAAATAGAGAAGAGAATGCATATCAAGCTAGAAAGAAAAATATTCAAGCTTCAAAACAACAAATTAATTCATATGAAAGCCAAAAAGTTCAATTACAAGCACTTGCAGAAGAATATGATAATTTATCTAAAAAAGAAAATAAGTCTAAAGAAGATAATAATAGATTAAATGAACTAAAACAACAGATTGCAAAAATAAAACCAGATGCAGTTGTAGGAACAGATGAAAATGGTATACCTATTTTAAAGGGTCAGGTTACTGATTTAATTGCTGAAATAGACAGAGCTATTAATGCAAAAGAAAGATTGATGTCATATGATAAACATGATAATGCGAAAACTGCTGCTAAAAAATTAAATTCTCCAAGTAAAGATGTAAATAAAACTTTAGAAGAAAGAATGAGAGAAAGCGAAACTGGTAAGCTTGTAAAAATAGAAGAAGATTATACAGCAGAAGTTGAAAAGAATAAAAAAAGACAAGAAAAAGCAATCGAGAAATATAATAATTCAACTGGTAGAGCAAGAGATAAAGCCAGAAATGAATTAATGTCAGCTAAAGCAGAAGAAGAAAAAATATATTTCAAATATGATGAAATGTATAGAAATCAAGTAGATAAAATTCAAGGGTATTCAAAAGAAATAGGAGATGGAATATTTTCTAACATTAAGAATAAAACTCTCTATAGTGGATTAGAAGGCAATGATAAATCTAATTTTGCTGGACTTGAAAGTTTATTTGATTTTAGTGAAGTTACACCAGATACTCTAGTAGACACAGAACAGGCAGTCAACAAATTGCTTACTGCTGTTAGAAGTGGGAAAGTTGATGTAGGAGATTTATCTAAAACTCTTAAGGATGCAAATGAAGAATTTGCTAGAACACAAGATATAGAAAAATATAATCAAACAATAGATAAAACAGCTAAGAGTATAGCTAAAGCAACTAACACAGATGCTAATATATGGGAAAATTTATTTGGGCAAGTAAATCCAAATGGAATTAAAGATATGACATCTATAAATACATTATTAGCTAAGTTTGGTAAAACAAAACTAGATTTAGCAAATGGTGATAAACTTGCGATGCAACTCCAAAATCAATTTGATAGTATTCAGAATATATTAGATACAACAACAATAACTGGAGATGTAAAAGTTGATGCAAATATATTAACTGACATTAAGAATACTAAAGAAGTTCCTAGTCAAGTTAAAGGCATGATAGATGCTCTATTAGGAACAGGGGCAAGTTCTACTAATGTATTAAAATTCACTATGGATGTATTAATGGAATTACAGACTGGTGACCCAGATATAACTAAACTTCAAAATGATTTAGATAATAAATTTGGAAAAGGTAAGTTTACTATAACTCCAGAAATACTTTTAAGTAATGATTCAGGTCAAGCTAATGCAGAACAAATAATAAGTAGTTTAAAGCAAAGATATGAGGAGCTTCCAGAAGAAGTAATCACAGTCATAAAAGCTAATCCAACTACAACATTAGAAGAAGCTGATTCAGTAAAAAGAATTTATGATAAATTTCCAAAAGAAGTAAAAACTATCATAAAAGAAGAAGGAGCAGACGAAGGTGGTAGAAAAATATTAGATTTAACATCTAAGTATGCCGAAGTACCTTCTGAACTCAAAACTAAATTAGAAGCTGATGGAGTTGGACTAGAAAAAGCTGTTGAAGTATCAGAGATATATAAGAAAGTACCTGCGGAACTTAAAACATATTTTATAGCAGAAGCAGGAGAGGCTTTGTATAATTCTGTTAATTTAAAAGATGCCTTAGAACATATACCTGATGAGAAAATTACAGAAATATATTTGAAGCAAAATGATGGTAAATTAGGGGTTCAGGATTTAATAACATCATTGGATAAAATTCCTTTAGATAAAGATGTAAGAATAAATATATACAAAGCCTTATCTGATGGAGATATAGATGCTTTAGGCAAAGCTATTGAAAGTTTGCCACCAGATAAACGAGTAGAAATAATTGCTGAAATAGAAAAAGCTAAAGATGATATTGAGACTATTAGTTCTTCTGAAATAGCAAATAAAATTTTTACTATAGAAGTTAAAGACTTAGCATCAGATGCTATTGAATGGATTCAAAAAAAATTAAAAGAAATAAATGGCGATAAAGATAAGAAAGACCCTGTTAAAGAAGCTAAAAAAGCTACTAAAGAGGCTTTGAAAGACAAGCAGAATCCTAAAGGATATGCATTTTCAAAAGATAAAGAAGCAGAAAAACTTGTAGATGATATATTAAATACACCTCCAACAAAACAAATTGAACTTAAGTTAAAGAAAAATGAAGAGCTTAGAAATACTTTAAATTCATTTAAACAGCTTGAAGGAAGAAATGATGTAAAATTAAAATTAGAATCATCAGGTATTGAAACTGAACAAGTTAAAATTTTTGCCGATATAGTAAAAAATCTTCCAACAAATTCAACTTTTACTAATAAATTTATAACTGATAATGTTGATAGTTTAAAAAATCTAAAGGATTATGAAGCTGTACAAAAATGGCTTATGGATAATCCAACTATAGCTATGGATTATAGCATAAATTTAAATGGTTTAGATGATTTTGATAAAATGAAATCTATATATGATGGATTAGAAGACGAAAAAGATAAAAAAGTATTTGCTGAAGTTATAATTAAAAATCCAGAAAAGGCTGAAGCATTTCAAAAACTATATGATAATGTTCCAGAAGAAACAAAAAGTAAGGTTATTAGCTTTGCTGTAGAAAATGCAGATGAACTTGAGAGAGCTACAAAACTATATGAATCAACACCAGATGAACAAAAAAATCAAGTTCTTAATTTTATGTTAAATAATGAAGATAAGTTATATTTAATAGAACAACTTTATAATGATTTCCCTGAAAGCAAAGACATTATAGCTAATCTTATAGTAAATAATCCAGATGCATTAGATGAAGTTGAGAATTTAAATGCTTTAGACCTAGACAAAGACGTAAAAATAAATATAATAAAATCACTAACTAATGGAGATATTAATTCATTAATTGCTGAAATAGAAAAATTACCTCCTGAAAAACAAGTTGAAGTAATTGCGGCTATTGAAGGAGCTATTGAGGGCATAGATAGTGTTGATAAAAAAACAATAAAAGACAAGTGGGCTAAACTTAAAGCGAATAATTCTGCTGCTTTAGAAACAATCCGTCAAACTGAAAATAAAAAACTAAGCGATAAGAGTTTTACAATAACAGCACATCTTCGTACAGTAGGGACTCTAGGAGGAATTGCTTCTCAATTTGCAAATAATATATTAGGTGGATTAAAGAGTAATAGAAAAAGTGTGCAATCCATAAATTCTATAGAAACTCCACAAGCAATTCCAGCTAATCTATCAGCCCAACCTAGAACATCAGAACCAGCACCAATAAGTGACGAAACTCCTGTAACAAAGCCATCTCTATTCTCAAGAGCAGTATCAAGAGCCACATCTCCAGTCAAAACTCTTACGGAGAAATTCTCTCGTATAACTAAAACTCCTAAAATAGCATTAGATACAAAATCTATTGATGCAGCAGTAAAATATAGCATTGAGTTACTAAAAGAATTAGAAAATGCGATATCTAAAGTTACAGATAGAATATCTCTTTTAGATAAGAAAATGAAATATGCAAGTGGAAAAGATAAACTCAAATATCTTGAAGAACAAAACGCTTTATATAAAGAAGAACTAACATTGTTAGACCAAAAAGATAAGGCACTTAACACTCAAAAGAATAGATTAAAAGATAGACTTAAAAAAGATTATAAGTACACTTTTTCAGATGATGATAACTTAACTAGTTATGAAGAAAAATTAATATCATTAGAAAAAGAATTAGAGAAATTAGATAAGCAATCAGAGAGTGACAAAGGTAGTAAAAAGAGTGAAGAACGTAAGAAAAAGATAGAAGAAGAGAAAAAGGTTGTTGAAGAATATTTAAAGATTGCTTTTACTGAGATACCAAAGGTTGCAGATGCTCAACAAGAAGTAATAAATTCTCTTATAGAATCAACTAGAGCAGCAGAGGAATTTAAAAAAGAATTAAAAGAGATTGCTAGGGAAGCTGCTTTAACTTCAGCTCAAAAACATGTTACTGAAATACAAAACGAAATAGACTTAATAGACATTCTTATGAAAAATGCTGAAGGTGATGAAAAGTTAGACTTAATTGAAAAGAAAAAAGAATTATTAGCCAAACAAGCCAAGGAAATTAAAGATGTTATTAAAGTCTATGAAGATACTGCAAAAGAGTTAAGAGAAGGGTTGTCAAAAGAAGGATTTGAATTTTCTGCTGATGGTAAAAGCATAACAAATTATGAGCAACAATTAGAGTTTCTAAAAAATAATAAAGATGCAGATAAATACAAAGAAATAGCAGAAAATGCTAAGAAATATTTAGATTTACTTCTTAAAGATTTACCAGATGCTAATAAACAAATTCAACAAAATAAAGAAGAAATAGAAGATTTAAATAAAGAGATTCAAGATGCTTATAAAGAACAGCTTAAAGAAGCTCAAAGTCTACAAGAGAAAATTAGAGACATGTATAAAAAAGAGCTTGAAGAGAGACTTAAAGAGATAGATAAGGAAACTAAAGCTAAAATTGATTCTCTTAAAAAGCAACAAGATGCTTACAATGATTCAAGAAAAGAAGCTAAATATCAAGATGATTATGAAGAACAACAAGATGTAATAAGTGATTTAGAAAAACAAATAGCAATAGCTGAAAGAGATAGTTCTTTAAGTGGTCAGAAGAAACTTAAAGATTTACAAAAACAATTAAAAGAAGAACAGAAGAAATTACAGGATTTAGTACAAGACCATGTGGACGACCAAGTCAATGATATGTATGATAAGGAGTCTGACAGACTACAAGAAGAAGCAGATAAATTAAAAGAAGAGTTAGAGAAAAAATATTCAGATGAAAACTTAGTTGATTTAATTAATGAAGCAATTTCAAGTGGTAAATTTGTAGGTCTTGATGGAGAAGTTAAGAAACTTCAAGATGCTATCATTGAATATATAAATAAATATGAAGATGGTATGTTGGCAATGGGTTCTGTCACTAAGCAGGAATGGCTCGATAAGCTAAAAGAAGGTAAAGAAACATTAGAAGATATTAATGACATATTAGATGAATTAGATTTAAGTAAATTTGCTATGCCTAATTATACACCACCTTCAAACTCTCGTTCAAGAAGTGTGTCTCCAACATCATCAGTCAACTTTAATTCACCATTTTTTGTTGTTCAAGGAAATGTAACTAAGGATACTATGAAAGATTTAGAGAAGTTTGGTAGGGATTTAGAGAATAGAGTATATAGAAAAATAGTAGAAAATATTAAATCATAGATTATTTATATAGACAAAAGATTTTAAGTAGAAATCTGGAATTGGTTAGAGAAATCCGGAAGTTATCATAAAATTCCAGATTTATTACAAAAATAATATGTATATGGTATAATAATGATATAAATGATATAAATTTATATCATAGGGACATAAAAAAGAGACTACAAACTATTTGCTGTAGGGTGTAGTTCTTAAAGTTAACAATAAAAAGAATAGATTTATGTATTACTTTCAGAATCACTAGACCCGCCAGTCTGGTGATTCTTTAGTTTTCTAATAGATGCTTTCAAGTTTAAGATTGCATCTATTAGCTTTGTCAAATGATTTATTATTCTTGTAATCATAATTATCATTATTAAAAACAAAACTAAGTACTCCATAGTCTCACCCCCCCTTCTTGCTGGGGATTTTAACTAAAGAGCCATCACCCTAATAGTTATAAACTGTAGTCTCTAAAAATAGTATACCATAATTTTCTATAATGTTAAATTTAATATTATATTGACAACAGGAGTAGAATGAAGATAATACTAGGTCTTAATATATGTAATTGGTCTTTATTTATTATTTACTCATTTACTTGCTTTTTATAATTTATAGTCAGATTTGTTTTGAAAAATATATTTATCTAACAAAAAATATTGTTTATAAAAAACGTATTTATGATATAATAGTAATATAAATGATATAAGTTTATATCATAAGGACATAAAAAAGAGACTACAACTATTTGTGCTAGGGTGTCTCTTCATTTAATAAGCTAAGTATTAATTAGAGGAAGAATCACCTGAACTGGCATTCGGGTGATTCTTAATTTTTTGCAACGTTTTCTTAAACTCATCTATTTCTTTAAGGAGTCTATTCAAATTCTGAACCAACTTAATCAAACTAATAATTATAGTTGTAAGAAATGTTATTATCGTTAACAAACAAATTAGATATTTCATAATATCATATCACCTCCCCTCTTGATTTGACATGGGAAGGCTTATGTATATGAAGATTCACCCTAATAGTTTTTTATGTAGTCTCTAAAAATATTATACCATATTTTTCCATAATGTTAAATTTAATATTATATTGACGACAGGAGTAGAATAAAGATATAATACAGATAACAGAAAATTTTAAAATTTTACACAAGAATTACTACTTATCTATGCCACCTTAAACAAGTGGCTCTTTTTCTATATTGGAATATATTTATCTTAGATAAGTATTAATTGAAATCATTAATCATATTTGTTTGTAAAAAACGTTGTTTATAAAAAACGTATTTGTGGTATAATAAAAGTAAGGAATTTAATCTACTTAATACAAAGAGTGATTGTTCCTTAAAGTTAATTAAAAAATCAATTTATCTTTTGAAACCACTCTTATTGGCGTTTGAGTGGTTTTTTGCTTTATCATATATGTAACAAGCTATTAAACTTGTTGCAATATTTAGGCAAATATTAAACACTACTGTTTCCATAAATTCACCTCCCTATAAAAAAATAAAGCGAGGCTCACCTCCTTCCTTTGAAGAAGTAGGCTAAATATAGAAACAACCACTCTTAGCACTTTCGATTTAAAATTCCTTACTATATTAAATTATACCATAATTTTACAATTAATAAAATATTTATAGTCTATCTAAAATGATAGGCTTTTTCTAATACAAAGAAGGTGATAAAATATGCATTTTAATGTGAATCTTAAACAGATAAAATCTGATTACACATTAACCATTCACAAGATGAACAAATCATTTTTAGGTCAAATTCCAATCAACTTTTTAAACTCGATAAAGCGGGAGCTTGGTGGAGTAGATGAAATACAACTGACCATTCCAAAATATATTACAGATAGATTTTTATTTAATAAAATAATAAATCCCATTTTTGAAGAAGTAAAAGAAGAACGTCTTATTTGTCTTAATAATAAAGAGTACTTTGTAATTAAGAATGTTGTAACAACAGATGATAAGTTAAAAGTAGTAACAGCTAAATCTAAAGAAGTTAAACTAGGAAAAATTGATGTGAATATTGAGGACTATGGATTACAGATGTTTACCAAAGATGAAGAAGCATCTATTATATCTCTTAATGATTATTTAAAACAAGAGACAGGCTGGAAACTTGGTTATGTGGATGATTCAATTGCTTATGAAACTGATAGTGAAGGTAATAAGAGAGAAAAGGTAAGATGGCAAGAAAGTATTAATTCTAACTGGTTAGACTATTTTAATAATGAACTAAAAGAACAATTTGAATGTATAGCTGATTTTGATACTTATAATAATTTAGTTAATTTGTATCATATAGATAGTTTTGGAGATAACATTCAGTTATATTTATCTCATGATAACTACATAAAATCACTTGAAAGAACTACAAATAGTGATGATATAGTAACTAGACTGAAGCTTGAAGGTAGTGAAGATATGAATGTAATAGGAGCTACAGTTACAGGATATGATTACATTGAGAACTATTCTTATTTCTTAGACAATAAAGAAATGAGTGAAGAACTTAGTAGAGCTATAAAGAAATACCAAGAAATGAATGAAATAAGAGAGCCAATTTGGAGAGAACTAATAGATACAAAGCTTAAGAAGCAAAGAGAACGTGATAGTAAAAGCAACGAATGGCAAATGGTAATAGAGATGATAAGTAAGAAAAAAGATATAAAAAAGACATATGATAATCCACAGCATAAAGATGAAATAAATTCAGCTAAAATAGCAGTAGAGATAAGTGAACTAGAAGATAAAAAAGTCATATTGGATGTTCAAATAAAACATTTAGAAGAAGAAATAGCTAAGTTAAATGAAAGTATAAAAGATATAAATATTCTTTGTAAGAGGGAGACTTCAACTGATGAGGATGGATATCTAATATTTAATGAGGTTCTATTAGATGAATTAAATGAGTTCCTCTACTATGACACTTATACAAATGATGCTTTTTTAAAAGTTGAAGATTTAATAGCAGAAGGTAAAAGGCAATTAAGTTTGAAATGTATTCCAACACGAGAATGGACTCTGGATGTTATAAACTTCTTAGATAGAATTATAGATATTAATTTTAGACAGCATTGGAAGGGTGATTTGAGCTTAGGAGATATTATAGTGTTACATAGCAAAGAATCTAAAGAAGAAGAATTAGTATATTTTACATCTTTTACCCAGAATTTAAAAAACGGGAAGTTAGATACTTTAGAATTAACTTTAAGTAATAAAAAAATAAAAGAAGATGACAAAAGAACTATAGCTGATTATTTGACTAAAGCTGAACACGCAACAAGAACATTGAACTCTAAAAGACATTTATTTATTCAGCAACAGAAGAAAAGAATTAACCTACCAGATGAATATATTCCTAAGAAAAATATACAAAAGGAGTTGATGTAGATTGATATTAGATAATTCACCAGCGGATAGCTGGATAAGAATTACTGGAGTAATTGTTACTTACAATAACACACTTTATCAAGTAGTAGATAAAGAGACAAATAAAAAATATATATACTGGGATGCTGATAATCCAGGGACATTGAAAGTTTCTAATGTAAGATTACCAGAAGGAAATACACAATTTTTAGTAGTTGTAAATGATAATGGAAAGCATACAGAAGTTCCTACAAACTCATCAATATTCAATATATCTTTTGATGGTAATTCAAGAAAAAATACTGAAGAACAAATCTGGGGATTGTATGAAACAGATGAAAAACACAATGAAAAGTTTGTAGTTATTGAAAAAGATATTGATGGAATACATCAAACAGTTTTAGAGGTACAAGAAGATGCATCTCATATAAAAGAAAATATGTCTCTTATAGACCAGAGAGCTGAAAATGTAAATATATTAGTAAAAGAAGTAACTAAAAATTTTGGTGGTTCACAAGAAAATATAACATTAAGAGAAAACATAAATAAGGCTATAATTAAGTTAAATACAGACTTAGGAACATTTAGCTCTAATATGTCTAATTATTTTAACGATAATGAGATTACAGATGAAGAAAAAGAAAAGATTGATATTGAACTTAATTTATTAGATACAGACAAAGCAAGTTTATATACAGAGCTACAAAAACTTATTGATAGAACTACTGGAGTAGACTTAGTAGCAATAAACACTTCAAAAACAGCATTGGATGCAGCAAGTACCAATCTAAACTCTATAATTGATTCAGTTATTTCAGATAGTATAATTACACCTTCAGACAGAATTTTAGCTATAAATGCAAATGCTCAATATAACTTAAAGATAAATGAACTTAAAAATACAGTGGATAGAATTTATATAACAGGTATGGGTGGAAGTATATCAGAGGAATTTTCACAGATAAATGCTACAGCTAAAGAAATAAAATTAGAAGTAGCAAAAGTTGATGGTGCAACTAAAACAAATGCTGCTGAAATTAAATTAACTAAAGACGATATAACAATGATGGTTACAAGGAATAATTCTGGCTCAATTGTAGGAATTAAACCTGATAAAATTGAATTTGGATTCAATGATATATCAAATTATGTAGAGATAAGCAGGAGTGGTCTAACAGTAAATCAAGGAGCTATAGCATGTGATATATTAACTACTCCATCTGGTCATGAACCAATAATCAGATTATTTGGAAGTAGTAGGTCTGGATTTGCAATAGATGCAAGAAGGTCTGATGGTTCTAGTCAAGCCTCAGCAATAAGATTAAAATATGATAGCAATAATTATTTTTGGGTAGGATATGATACTGCTGAGATTTATGTTGATGGAGAAGAACACTTTATTGTTGAAAGAGATGATACTTTTGTAAGATGTGGAGGAGCTACATTTACATTTACAAATGGAGATAGTTTAGGTATAGGATATTCATTTTATCCAGAGCGTTCATCAACTGATTTAGGTTGTGATGATTATAAATGGAGGTATTTATATTCACGTTCTACTCTAAGTGAATCTGACAAAAAGTTTAAAGAGAATATAGTATACATAAAAGATATTAAGAATAGAACTCGTTCAAGTATAACGCCAACACCATTTTTAGATTTTATAAAAGATGAATTTAAACCAGCAACATTTGATTATATTGTATCAGCAGAAAAAGATAGAACAATTGCAGACAGTCAAATAGGGTTTATAGCTAATGATTTTAAAGATAGTTATGTTGGAAAAACATTTCTATATGATTATGGAGAAGAAAATGGATTAATGTTTAGCCCATCTGGTTATACAACTGTTGTAGCAACTGCACTTCAAGAGGAAATACAAAAAAGAGAAGAATTGGAAATGATAGTTAGTGAATTAAATGAGAAAATTAATAATTTAGGAGGATATTAATATGGAAGTAAATTTACAAAAAGCATATACAGTAGCATTTGAAGAGATAAAAAGTTTATATAATGAACTAATACTTTATAAAGCACTTAACATGCAACAACAAGAAGAAATTGAGAACTTGAAAAAAGAACTAGAAGAACAAAATAAAGAACAATAGGATGTGATACTTTGAAAAATTATGAAATAAAGAATCATACCATAGAAGTAGATTTTAGTAATTATAGAATAAATAAAAGGTTACTAGACTATTTTATTTATAATGAAAATGATGTTAAAACAGCTTATATTGAAGCAATATTGAAAAATAAAGATGAAATAATAGATTTATCTGAATATGATAGAGTTTTAGTTAGCATTACAAAAAGTGATGGACAAAAGGTTAATGGTGAATGTGAAGTTGTAGATGCAGAAAATGGTGTTGTAGAGATAGAACTTAGTCGACAAGCACTTGCAAGTGTTGGTATAAATAAATTTCAACTATCCCTTGTGAAAGAGGGAACTCTACTTAATACTACAAATCTTTATTATAGAGTTGAAGAGGGTATGATTAATGATGATGATATCACCTCAACTGATGAATATGGAGTATTATTGGTAATAATAGCCCAAGCAGAAGAGATTATAAAAAACAATAAAGAGTTAACTAAAAGAGTTGAACAACTTGAAATAACTATCTTAGGAAATGAAGAAGTTAGGGATAAAGCAGAGCAGATTAGGATTTATAATGAAGATATAAGAAACATACAAGAAGAAGAAAGAGAGTTTAATGAGTTAACACGTCAAAACCAAGAAGCAAATCGTGAAGAATCCATTCAGAATATGCAAATCCAAGTTGATGATAAACTTACTGATTGTCAACTCCAATTAGATGAAATGATAGATGCCAAGTCTGAAGAAATAGACAATATTGTTGATGATAAAATGCTTGATGTCCAAGCTCAAACAGATAAGAAATTTCAGGACTTAGATACTAGAGCTAATAATATTTTTGATTTATATGATAAGACATTTGAAGATAAGCTTACAGACAACCAAGAACAAATTGATTATAAACTTGATGAAGTAAATCAGGCTATATCTAATGTAGAAGATTGTATTGATAAAAGTACTACAAAATTAGATACAAAGATAAAAGAAATAGATGACAAAATAGTTGAAGTAAATACTGCTAAGACAGATATGACAACAACTGTATCTAACAAAATAACTGAATTTGAAAATAGATTTAGTGAATTAGAAAGTCTTGATGCTAGAGGCGAGTTAATACAAGCTAGAGAAACTATTGATGGAAATGTAAAGGACACTTTAAAGGATAGATTAACATATGATTTTGAGAAAGTTAATGAGAAAATTGCTGAGATGACTTCTGCTGCAACTAATGTAGCTTTTAGTAAATCTTATGTTGAATCGGATTGGGTTGCTGATGGAGAATATTTTAAACTTATAGTTAATCATAATTTAGTTACAGAAAATATATTTGTAGCAATATTAGATGAAGCAACTAAGAAAAGTATGACTAATTCTTATACTATAGTAAATTCTAATACGATAGAAATATTTAATGAAAGTAACATAAATGTAAGAGTAACTGTTGTAAATGGTAATACAAACAAAGAAGTTATACAAGCTACAATAAATGATAACATAACAACACTAGATAGTACTTATTCTAGTGTTAAAATTGATGCAAAAATTGATGAGAGTCTAATTAAGATAAATGAAAATAAAAGTAATATAGCTACTAACTTAGAGAAGATAAATCTAATACAAAATAAAGTTGGTTCAAGTGAATTAAGTACAATATCTAAAAATATATCAGATGCAGTAAATGAATTAGATGCTAGTGTAAAAATTCTTGAGGCTGGTGGAAACTTAGGTCAACAATTAGACAGTTTAAAAGCCAAGTATGACGCACTTTCTAATAAAGTCTTAGATATAGCAGTTTATTTGGAATTGGAATCTGGCTTACTTCCAGATGAAGTAGGACACTGGTTTGATGGTTTGTCTGATGATAAAGCGATATTATCTATTGATGGAGATTTAAAACTAGATACAGAAAATAGGAAAATACAAGGTGCTACTGGTAGTGTTACATTCAATAGAATAACAATTCCTTTTGAATGTAAAAAATTAAGATATATACATGAACTAAATGATAATTATATAGAAACTGTATCTGATAAGAATATATCTATTGGTACAACTATAATAGATTTAGACAAATATTCTTACGAAATTAAATAAATAGAGGTGGAAAAACTTGAAAGAAAATAAATTAATACAGCGTGGAAGATATTTTGATACTATTTATGAGATTGAGGATTTTGAACCAGAATTTGATAAATATGATTTTGTTAAAATGTTTACTTCAAAATATATAGACTGTACATATGGTTTGAAATCTGATGAAACATTGTGGGTAACAGGAAATAATCAAGTGGTTGGAAAATATAGTCCAAGAAATAATAACATTTCACGTAGAGTAGATACATTTACAAAAATTGATGGGGTATCCAATATAAAAGATATTGCAATAGGAAGTGAGCATACTGTAATTTTAAAAAAAGATGGAACTTTATTAGGTGTTGGTCAAAATTCAAATGGAGCATTAGGGCTTGGGGGAGATATTACAGTAGCAACAACTTTTACTAAACTACCTATAGAAGATGTTGTGAAAGTTGTTGTTGGAAGTGGACTTACTATAGCATTAAAATCTAATGGAGAGTTGTATTTTACTGGTTATAATGGTAGTCAACAATTTGATAACTTAGAGAATACAAATACTTTTATTAAATTATCAATAACAGATGTAAAGGATATAGATTGTGGTGATGGTTTTACTTTTATATTAAAAACTAATGGGGAATTATATTCATGTGGTAGTAATTCATATGGACAATTAGGACTAGGAGACAATACTAATAGAAATACTTTTACTAAAGTTAATATAGATAATGTAAAAGAAATATCTTGTGGTAGATACAATTCATTTATAATAAAAAATGATGATTCTTTATATGGATGTGGATACAATACAGAAGGTCAATTAGGATTAGGTGATATTACCAATAGAAATGTATTTACCAACATGGCTCTTAATGTAAAAAAAGTTGTATATGGAATAAATTCTACTATAATTCTAAAAAATGATGATTCTTTATATGGATGTGGACGAAATACATATGGACAATTAGGTTTGAGAAATGTTCCTAATCCTAAAACATTCATTAAAATTGGTATAAATAATATAAAGGACATATATTGCGGAAATAATCATACGATTATGATAAGAAATGATAATAAACTTTTATTCTGTGGAACTAATAGAGAATCACAAATAGGCAATCCAAATAATATAAATTATCCTGTAGACGTATTTACAGAATATAAAAGTGCTGAGGTGTTGGGATATAATAAATCTGTTACCATGAACAATAAAAACTATCTTATAAAAGAAAATGGGGATTATATTTGTTATGGAAACATAAAAAAAATTGTATCTGTTGAAGGTTCGACTTATGCATTACTAGAAAATGGTGAACTATGGGTATCTGGGAATAATACAGATGGACAATTAGGATTAAATCATAAAGTAACTCAAAATTATTTTACTAGAGTTCCAATAGATAATATAAGAGATGTTGTTTGTGGTGCTTACTATGCTTTTATAATAAAAAACGATGATACTGTATGGGTGACTGGACTTAATAATTCTGGGCAATTAGGAACTGGCAATACTTCTCAACTACAAAAATTTACAAAAATCTCCATAGATAATGTAAAAAAAATTGCATGTGGTCGTTCTCATGTTTTAATATTAAAAAATGATAATAGTATATGGGGTGCAGGAGCAGGTTATTATTTAGGAATAGGTACTACTAGTAGTACAGGTATAACATCCTTTACAAAAGTTCCTATAGATGATGTAAGAGATATAGCATGTGGATATGAATGCTCTATAATATTAAAAAATGATAATAGTATATGGGGTGCAGGAGCAAATCATAGTGGTCAATTAGGGAAAACCTCAAATAATAGTGTGGAAAAATATTTTATAGAATTATCTATAAATAAAGCAGTAAAGGTGAAAGAAATATATTGTGGGATTTATCATACATTAATATTGAAAACTAATGGAGAATTATATGGATGTGGTAGTAATACACAAGGACAATTAGGAAGAAGGATTTCTACAGACAAATTAGAACAATTTACTTTAATAGAAACTGATACCACTCATATATGTAACAATCATTGCGAATCATATAATACACTTATAATAGATTCTATCGGAAGGTTAAAAGCTACTGGTCAAAATAATTATAATCAATTAGGTTTAGAAAATAATAAAACTACACCAATAGAAAGTTTTACTCCTACAAATATTGTAATCGGACAAGGTAATAATAGATATATTGCTGGTGGTAGTGATTGTACATTTTTAGTAAAAACTGATGGTAAAGTGTATGGTATAGGAAATAGACTTAATGGAAGGTTTGGTACAGGTTCAGATAGTGTAGCAGCATCTACATTTACAAGAATTGGTTTTGAATTTAATAGTACAGAAATAGACTATAATAATGATTTTAGGATAGCAACTACTAATGTAAATGATTATATGAGTGTCTTTTTAAAAAAAAGTAATGGAGAATTATATGGTGTGGGGAATAACACATATGGTCAATTAGGTATCGGAAACAATTCTACATGTCATTACTTTTATCCAATAAATATAAAAAATATAAAAGATGTGATATGTGGATTAAATTATACCTTAATATTAAAAAAAGATGGAGAGTTATTAGTTACAGGTAATACTTCAAGTCAAAAAGCATTAGACACCAAAACCTTGTTAACTAGTGAACCGTATAGATTTAATCAAGTGAGTACTATAAGTAATGTAGAAAAGGTTGTATGTGGTTCACTAATTGTTTTTGCGTTACTTGGTGATGGAAGATTATATAGTACAGGAACTAATACATATGGTCAATTAGGATTAGGTGATATTGCCAATAGAGATAGTTTTGCAAGGGTCAATATAAATAATGTAAAAGAAATTGCGTGTGGGATAAGTCATACATTAATATTAACAAGTAATGGAGAATTATATGCCACAGGGAGAAATGATGAAGGTCAATTAGGACTAGGAGACAATACTAATAGAAATACTTTTACTAAAGTTAATATAAATAATGTAAGAAAAGTAATATGTGGTGCTTATTACACATTGGTGTTAACAAATGATGGAGAATTATATGCTACTGGAAGAAATAAAGAGGGGCAGTTGGGACTAGGTGATATTGTTAATAGAGATACTTTTACTAAAGTTAATATAGATAATGTGAAGGAAATATCCTGTGGTCTTGACCATACATTAGTATTGAAAAATAATGGAGAATTATATGGATGTGGGAGTAATGGACAGGGGCAATTAGGATTAGGAGATAACACTGGCAGAAATACTTTTACTAAGATTAATATAGATAATGTTAAAGGTATTAATGCAGGTGGTCGTTCATCTTATATTTATAAAAACGATGGAAGTGTTTTTTCTACTGGACAAAATACATATGGATTATTAGGATTGGGTGATGTTACTAACAGAAATATTTTTACTAAGGTTAATATTAAAATTTTTGACTTTGAAAAAATAACAGATTGTATAGTCAATAATAATTTTAATTTAGTAAATAATAAATTTTTAATACCTACAAAAGATACTAAATATCAACATTATGTAACTTCGTCTGATGATTTTAATTACAACGAAATACTAGGCTCTCAATATCCTGTTTCACCTTATGCTAATGAAGTATTAGAATTGCCTTTCAATAATATAAAAGAATTTTGGATGTCTAAAACACATTCTTTAATTGTTAATACTGATGGAGAATTATATGGATGTGGTAAAAATACTTATGGACAATTATTAAATCCATTAACAACAACTTCTTTGCTAGAGTTTACTAAGTTAAACTTTGATAATATTAAACAAGCTTCATGTGGAAATGGATTTTCATATTTTGTTAGAAATGATGGAGCTTTATTTTCTTGTGGTTTAAATTCAAATGGTCAATTAGGACTGGGTCATAATAATGATGTTTCTGAACCTCAACTGATTACAACAATATCTAATGTAAAAAAAGTAATGTGTGATAATAATTTTACATTAGCTTTATTAAATAACAATGAATTGTATGCACAAGGATACAATAGATTTGGTAACTTTGGTTTAGGTGAAGAGAAAAAAGATACTATAATACCTTTATTCACTAAAATTGCTACAAATGTGGAAGATGTAGAAATAGGCACTAATTATATTTTACTTAGAAAAACAGATAATACAGTTTATATTAGTGGTAGAATAAGAGATTGTTATAATATAGAAGAAAACAATATATATGTTTTTAATGAAATTAAAACACCTTCTAGTATATACAAAGAAAATTTAGTATGGGTTAATCCTGTAAATGATGAAACTGTATCTTTAATTTATAAAGTAAATTCAGTTAATTCAACTATTGAAATTATTGAAAAAACAATCTCTGGAATAAAGTTAAAAATAAATGATGATGGTAATGAAATTATAAAAATAGAAATGTATATAAATAATGAGTTGATTACTACTATGACAGAATTTACAAATAAATATTCTCAATTTACCATACCATTAGATAAATTAGTTCTTGGGAGAAATAATATTGTATTTAAAGGATATGATAATTTTAAAGGAAATATATATACTTCTTTGACAATAAATAAAGAAAATAATTCTATATATGTATCTGAAAATTCAAGTTTATTAATTAATGGAAAAAGATATACTGTTCAATCTGTTTCAGAATCTGAGGGTAAGGTCACAGTAAATTTAGATAGAGGTTTAGAAGGAAATGTTAATGTGGGTGATATAATATATCAATTAATCAATAGGTTAAATGTTCAAATAAAAACTAATAACACTGGTATGCATAAAGATGCTAAATTGCTAGAAATGAAAAAAGTTGACACAGGTTATCAAGAAATATATGAGTTTAAAGAAAATGGAATTAAAGAAGTAGAACCTAAAATTATTGTAAATGGAAATGAAGATACAGCAATAAAAAGACCATCTATGATATTTTCTATAGATGAGACTACACTTTAGAAGGGATTAAATTATGAACGTAAATATAAATGAAGAAAAAATTGAAAAGCTTAAGCAGAAAAAGAAAATAAGTAATTTAAATATAAGTCAAAAAACGCAAGATAATGACATTACAGATTTAATGTTAGCAACTGCTGAAATATGTGAAATGGTATTAAGTAGTCAACAGACATCTACTATGTCATTAAGAAATATAAAATTAAATGAAGGAGGAAGTAGTATGGCAGCAATTTATGTGGGATTGATAGAGAGAGGTTTAAAAACAATTGACCAAGTACCTGTAAAATACAGAGAAGAAGTAAGAAAAATGTGTGAAGCATTAGAGATTTCATTATCATAGAATTGTAAGAGTTCTTTTTTTATGTTCAAAATAGAGAGTTACTAATGTAGCTCTCTAACTTAAAAAGAAGGTGATAAATTGTTAAATGAAGAGGTAGTAAAAAAATTAAAGAATGTACCTAGCGACACTAATAATGCAATAGAAACTGCTAAAACAGAGATTAACAACAAAATAGGTGATACAACACAACTTACTACAACAGATAAAACAAATATAGTTAGTGCATTAAATGAGGTAAAAACTAGCGTAGATAGCATAGAAACAACAGCAGAGAAAACAAGTTATAATAATGCAACAAGTAATCTTACTGCTACAAATGTTCAAGGGGCAATAGATGAAGTTGTTAGAAAAATAGAAAAATTTAATGAGGTTAATATATCTATACAAAATGATATGTTACCTATTTAAGAGAGGAGAGTGAGAAAATGCAGACAGAATGGAATTTTAATTATGCTAATTATGTACAAAATGTTTCATTGCCACCTGGGCGATATAAACTAGAATGTTGGGGTGCATGTGGTGGTACTCTTGGTGCAAGTGATTGGACTGAATGTGCAAAAGGCGGTTATTCAAAAGGCGAAGTTATATTAAAAAAAAGAACTAACTTATGTATCTGTGTTGGTCAATCGGGTTATGAAAAACTTGATACTGGTTCAACTCTTACCAGAACTGGATTCAATGGGGGAGGACGAACAAATGCACATGGTATTAATGGTAATTATTATTCTAAATACGGTGGTGGAGCAACCGATATAAGAGCTTATTATACTAGAGCGACTTGGGATAGTGCAGAAGGTTTACTTTCGCGTATACTTGTTGCAGGTGGTGGTGGAGGGACGAAAAATAATTACGCCGCTGCTCATTCTATTGGTCATGGTGGTGGTTATGTAGGTGAAAATGGAATTGGTCGTGACAGAGATTTTTGTGGTGGTGGTTCTCAATACCAAGGTGGAACAAGTTACGATACAGAAGAATACCATGGTTCGTTAGGAAAAGGAGGTTATGGTGGAATAGGAGTAGGTGGCGGTGGTGGTTGGTATGGTGGTGCTGGTTCTTATTCTAATGAATGTGGAGGTGGTGGAAGTGGTTACGCACTAACTAAAGATAGTTATAAGCCACCTGGATATATACCAACATCTGAATATTATCTTGAAAATATAGTCATGACTACTGGAGGTAATACTACTAAAGCAGATGGTTATGCTAAAATAACATTACTTCAAGCATTACCGTTTTTAACAGTATCATCTTATAACTCAACTACAGCAACATTTAAAGCAGACCACACAGACCCTACATTATTAACTAAAATAGAATACTTTATAGATGATGTATTAAAAGAAACTATAACAACAGATTTAACCCTTGAAAAAACAATTAACTACACATTAGAAGATAACGCACTACACACACTTAAGATAGTTGTTACAGACAGTGCCAATGCTACAGCAGAAAAAGTTGTAAGTATAAGCAAAGGAATTGCACCTCTTCCTGCTGGTTCTACAACAGATGAAGTTACAAACAAATGGATAGAGATTAAAGATACATTCAAAAGTGGCAAAACAAGTATTATAAACACTTTAGCATTAAAGAACATAGAAGCAAGTTTAAATAATACCTTAGTTGAGTTATCTGAGAAAATAAAAACAAGTTTTGATAGTTCAGACGCTAGTGCGCAGGATTTGATGAGTCAGTTAACACAAGCTAATAATACTATATCACAGTTAAATTCTAAGTATAAATATGCCAGTGGTACTATTGATGTTGTTAAAAATAGTTCTTTAATGGCTAATTTGTATGGAGAGTCATTTGGTAGACAACCTGGTACTTGGCTTAAGATTGATAATTTAGGTTTTATTCCTAATATTTTTGTTGCTGAATGCCAATATGTTACTTCTAATAATTATTTTTTTAAACATATTGTTATTGCTACTTGTAATATAAATTGGTTTTGGGATAAAAAAGATTTTTCAGCTAGAATTGTATTTACTAAAGAAAAAAATTCTAATCAAGATTTTAGTGGAAGTGGAATTATTTATTCAAATAATGAGTGTGATGTATATATAAATAATAAAGGCATTAATGTTCCTGCAAGTAGTCCTAATGTTTCTAGTTACCTACATTCTTGGCATGCTATAAAATTTATATAAATGAGGTGATAAAATGAATAGAGCAAATAGAATTATATGTGACCAAACCGGGAAAATATTACTCCAAACTGGAGAAGCAACAGGGGATATATTAGAACATGATGAAATAACGGAATTACATTTTGTTGATATTCCGTATGGAAGTGTAGATTATACTAAAAGCAGAATTGTAAGCATAAATATAGAAACAAAAGAACCTATCTTAGAAGAAATACCAGTATTTGTTTCAGAAGAAGAAAAGAGAATACAAGAGTTAGAAAATCAATTACTAATTGCAGAAAATGAAAAAGTAGGAGGAATTTTATAATGAATATAAATAATGTTGTAGTAAGAATATTAGCAGAGAGAATATTAAACGGAGGGTTAAACCCATTGAAAAATAGAGAATTTCAGTTAGATGACGTGACTAACATAGGGTACAGAAAAGCAGTAGAGGATTATATTATAGAGCATAGTGGAGTAGTCGAAGAAGCAGAACCAATTGTATAGAAGGTTCTTTTTTAGATTATTTAATAAAAACATATTAAAATCATAATTTTAATTAGAAATTTAGTGAATAAGAGCCTTGTTTTATAGGCTCTTTTTATATTAATTATTTAAAAGGAGTGGTAATTTTGAATATAAAAACATTAACAATTCATGCAGGACACAACCCAGATGGTAAAGTAGGTTCTGGAGCAGTAGGAAATATAAAAGAATCTACAGAAGCAAGAAATGTACTAAAAGAGTTAATACCTTTATCTCAAAAGGAATGTAAAGTTTATGATTGTACATGTAACAATGGAACTTCTCAGAGTGATATATTGAATAAGATTATAGATAAATGTAATTCATATAACACAGATTTAAATGTAAGTATCCATTTCAACAGTGGTGGTGGTCGAGGAGTAGAAGTTTTAGTGTATAATTTAAATGACAAAGAAACTGTTGAAATAGCATCAAGAATATGTAAAAAAATAACTGAAACTTATCATGCAAAAGGTGATAAAGATTTTAAAAATCGTGGAGTTAAAGAAAAGAAAACTCTAGCATTTTTAAGAAGAACGAAGGCAAAGTCAATTTTAGTCGAGTGCTGCTTTGTAGACACATCTGATACTAAAAAATATAATGCTAAAGATATGGCCATAGACATTTACGAAGGAATATTTAATAAGTCTGTAGCTGGTAAACCACAAGATAACAAAGTGAAATACGCAATAGTTTATGAAGGTGAAGTAGATAAAGTTATAGCCCAATTAATGGCCATGAATTATAAATCTAATGAAGTCTCTATATGTGAGTTGAAAAATTATGTTCCTGGACATTGTGAAAACCTATATGTGATTGGTAGAGCATCCAGTAAAATTAAAACTAGCGAGAGATTCACTAAGTTACAAGGTGATGATAGATGGGCTACACTTCATAAAGTGTTAGATTTTATAGGCAAGTAGGAGGTAATGAATTGAATATATTAGATAAATCAACAGCTACATTAGAACAAGTCTTTTCGTATTTAGACACATTAAAAAATAACTCTAATCCACCACATTTTTTATGCAGAGCTATAGTACCAATTATATATAAAGAAGCAGAGAAAAAAGGTGTAAATCCAGTTATTGCAATTGCTCAAGCATTTGTAGAAACTGGATATTTTAATTTTGGTAGAGTTTTAAATCCTTCTTATTGCAATGTGTGTGGTCTTAAAGGAAATAAAGGTGGAGGAGATTTAGACCCAACAGCTCATACAAGATTTAATTGTTGGGAGGATGGAGTATCAGCATTTATTGACCATCTAGCATTATATGCTGGAGCTAAGGGATATCCAAAATATAGTGAATTAGTTGGTAAAGTTGAATATAAAGTAAATGGAACTACATTAGACCCTAGACATTTTCCATATTTACATGGAGAAGCTAAAACAGTAGAAAGTTTATCAGGCAAATGGTGTCCAGATATGAATTATGGCCAAAACATAATAAATATATGTAATAAGATAAGTTCAATGAAGGTAGAAAACAATGATGTAAAATTAGAGCAAATAAAAACTAAAGTAAAAGAATTAAATGAGATTCTTGGATAGGAGGAAATCACATGGATATAATGCAATTTATACCTGAAAATTTAATAATGTTAATAGGTGGGCTTTACATATTAGGAACATTTATAAAAGAATCTAATATTAAAAATAAATACATACCTTTTATATTGTTAGTTATAGCAATGATAAGCAGTTGTTTGTTTATGAAAGAGCTGTCAATAGAAGCTGTTTTTGAAGGTATTTTATGTTGGGGAGCATCTATAGGAATAAATCAAATACAAGTACAAAACAGAAAGGAAAAGTAGATGTTATCTAAAGAAATGATTGAATTATTAAGCCAATATGGATATACAGCCATACTACTTACAGTAGTAATGTTATGGTTTGGCAGATATTTAGAAAAGAATAGACAACTAGAGCAGGATGATAGAAAAAAAGAAAGAGCTTATTTTTCAAGAGAAATTAAAGAGCAGAGAACTTTATTTGGTAATACAATAGATAAGTTTGATGATAAATTAGATAAATTTGCTGAAGCATTAAATACTAATAACAGTAGACTTGAAAGAGTTGAAACAGACATAACAAAAATTAAAGATAAATTAGAGACTAGAGATTAATTTCTCTAGTCTTTTTTATAAGGAAGTGAAGTATTTGGCAAAACAACGCAGTAAAAGAATAAGCATAAATGGAGAACTAAATCCAGAGAATATTAAATTATGGAAGCAATACAAAAGAGCAAAACAAATAGCTGGGAAAAGTGAAAAAACAATATATAATTATGAATGTGATATAATGCAATTTTTTAAGTTTTTAAATATAGAATGTTTTGATGCATTACTAACTGATATAAATGAAGAAGAAATAGAAGCTTATATAGGTTATTGTATGGAACATGGAAATAATGAAAAAAGAATTAGACGTAGAATAAGTTCAATTTCATCATTACTATCCTTTTTAAAGAAGAAGAGGAAAATTACTGACAACTGGTGTGAAATGATAGAAAGACCAGGAACAGGCGAAGAAGTTCAGAAAAGAACTTTTTTAACTGAAGAACAGTTAAGCAAATTAAAAGAAAAGCTTTCAGAGCAAGACAATTTACAGTTAGAAGTTTATATAAATTTAGGATTGGCTACAATGGCTAGAAGTAATGAGATAAGTCAATTTAGATGGGACAATATAGATTTAGATAATAGATGGATTCATGGTATTACAGCCAAAGGTGGAGTTTCAAGAGATTTTAGATTTTCAGAAGAAGTCCAGCATCTATTAATAGAATGGAAGGATTATCTATCTCAAAATAATATAGATTATCCGTATATATTCTTTACAAGATATGGAGGCAAATACAATCAAGTCAATTCAAATGTCTTAAGTTCATGGGTTAAAAAAGCTTTCAGGTTAATTGGTATAGAAGGTGGATATAATCATGACCTTAGACATAGTATGTCTAATCTTTTAAAAGACAGAGGAGTTCCAATAACTACAGTTTCAAAATTGCTTGGCCACAGTGGGGTTGATGTAACTATAAATCACTACACAATAGAAAATAAAAATAAATTAGCTGAGGAATATGATAAGTTTATGTAAATTGAAAGGAGGTGGTATCATGGCATGTAAAGGTCGTAAAAAAGGTAAGAAAAAGAGATAGATAAATAATAAAGCCCTTTAAGGATTACTCTTAAATGAGTTTTCTTTAAAGGGCTTTATTTTTTTGTCTAAAATAGCTTCTTATTAAATATATACATACTTATATAACATATTTTTAATAATATTATATGTTATATAAGTATATTTTTGACATGTATAACATATCATTAAGATAAATAAACTAATATAATCTAATAAGGAATGATAAAAATGTTAGAAGAAGATGAAATATATAATGTAATTGGTAAAAGAATAAGAAATTATAGAAGAAAAGCAGGGTATAATCAAAATACATTAGCAAAAAAGACTGGTTTATTTCCTGCTTATATTGGTCAAATTGAAAGAGGTGAAAGTAAAGCATCACTTCGTTCAATTTTTAAAATTGCAAATGCATTAGAGATACCTTTAGAAGTTTTATTTGAAAATATTATACAGAATGAAAATGATGTTGAAACTCTTTCGTCTGAAGCTTATGAGTTAATTGATAGTTTAACAGTAAAAGAACAAAAAGCGATAATTAGATTGATAAAAGAAATAATTGAATATCGAAAATTTGAAGAATAAAAATTTAATAAAGAAGATGTCTTAAGATTGAGACATCTTCTTTTACTTTATGTTAATATATACTTATAACATATATTTTATTATTTTAATGTCTATATATGTTGATATTTTAATTGCAGAAAGGAATGTACATATCCATGCAAAAAATACCACAAGCTGAATTAAAAGTTATGAAATTCATATGGAATAAGAATGATATAGTAACATCAAAAGAAGTTATGGAAGCTATGGAATTAGAATATAACTGGAAGGCGACAACTACACTAACTCTTCTTTCAAGACTCACTATTAAACGTTTTTTAGATTCTGAGAGGATAAAAAGAATTACACATTATACAATACTTATTACAAAAGAAGAATATAAAATATTTGAAACAAAGAGATTTTTAGAAGAAGTACATTCTAATTCTATAGAAAGCTTAATTAGTTCTTTAGAGGATTGTTATAAGAATAAATAAAGAAGTGAACTTTTATTATATACAAAAAGTTTTCGTAACGATATAATTAATACAATTTATTCTTATATATATAATAAAATATACATAGAGAGTTGACAACTAAAATAATATACACTATCATTCATAGTATAAAAGGATGGGAGGATTTTACAATATGAAATTCAAAAGAAAAGCATTAACCTTAGCTATAATATCTTCTATTGTCATGTCTAGCACATTATTAGTTTCAGCTAAAGAACTAAAATTTAGACCTCCAGCTCATAGAATACAAGGAGCAAATAAGTATGAAACAGCAGGTTTAATAGCAGACAGAAGAAAATACACCCAAGCAATAATTATAAACACAGATAAAAGTCTTGCAGATGGGTTGAGTGCTAGTGGTTTAGCTGGAGCTTCTAACTCGCCAATATTACTTGCTAAACAAAATTCTATACCAAATTCTACTCTTAAAAGATTAGATAAATTTAAAAAAATCTATTTAATAGGTGGAGTTAATTCTATAAGCAAAAATGTAGAAAATATACTAAAAAACAAAAAAATAAAGGTTATTAGGATAGAAGGAAAAGACAGAATAGACACAAGTTATAATGTTGCAAAAGAAATACGCAATCTAAAAAAGGTTGATGAAGTATATCTTACAAATGCTTACCAAGGAGAGGCTGATTCTATAAGTATATCTCCAGTTGCTGCTAAATATAAAAATCCAGTTGTATTAACAAATGGAAAGAATATACCATTTAAAACAGATGGGGTAAAAACATATGCTATTGGAGGAACAGCATCAATAAACGACTCTTTAGTGAACAGTACAAAAGCAACTAGAATTGGTGGTGTTGATAGACTTGACACTAATGAAAAAATAATTAAGCATTTTTATAAAGATGAATTAAAACATCCAAATCAAATATGTATTGTAAGTTCTGATAATTTAATAGATGCACTATTATCTTCTACAATACACAAAGAATATCCTGTATTTTTAGTAAATGAAACTAATGACAAATCATTAGTTACTAGTGCTAATTTCCCAATAATAATAGGTGATATAAAAAATGAAATTTTAGACCAATGCTTAACTCCAGATTATATGTTAACTGGTAATACTAAAAGAAGTGACATCTCAAAAGCTTTAGATGCTATATATAAAGCAAAAGGTTCAAAAGCACATGAATATTGTTATACATATAATTATGGTAACTCAAGATATAAAAAAGCTGAAAATATAGATTTTCCACACTATGAGTTTGAAATAATCAGTGTTAAAAATGTTAAACAAGATGAATCTAGCACTGATGGTTCTGATACTTATACTGATAAAGAAGATAGCATTAAAACAGTAGGAACTCTAATTGTAAATTCTGAAACATTAGAAGTATATGAGTATAGTTTTGATACACAAAAGTTAACTAAAATATAATCAATTATAAAATAAGGCTCTTTAGTTAATATTGAAAAGAGTCTTATTTTTGTATGTTAGAGTTGATTAAAGAAATTATATTAAAATTAAAATTTCAATTATTCTTTAAATTCCCATTTAAGGAATAGTATATATAAAACATAGAACTTATTAAAAGTACTCTCTTTCATAGTATGTAATTAAAAATAAGTTATTTTGTACATTATGATTTCTTATATTTAATGGTATAATAAGATTAAATATAAGAATGTTGAAAGGAATGATATTATGAAATTGCCTGAATTAGAGATTAATATAAGTATATCAATACCAATTTTTTTAGTTATCTCTTATTTGGCTATAGTTTCTATAGTAATGCTAGGGATATCAGCTTTAAATAACTTTACTAATACAACATCAGTACCTATAAATGCTTTAGGTTCAACAGTTGGATTTGTTATATTTCAACTTTTAGTTAGTTTTTTTGAAAATAGAAAAATTACAGATTAAATGTTATTTACATGAAATTTTGTTTTAATATTCTTAATTTGTGGTATAATAAAAGCAAGGAAACATATTTTACTTAACTTTGAGTGATGTTTCCAAACTAAATTAGTTTATTTGGATTTTCTTTGGAACTTAATATTAAGTTCCCAGCCACTCTTAGTCGCGTTTGAGTGGCTTTTTAATTTATCGTAGATATAACTAGCTATAACACCAGCTATAATACTCATCATTAGATTTTCCATAGTTTTTCACCTCCTTTCATAAGAAAGTGAGGAAATTTCTATGGAAACACCACTCACAGCTTTTTCAAATATTTATTCCTTGCTATGTTTATTATATCATAAATATTGGAAATATAAAATTTTAATATTTTCTAAAATCTGACGCTTTAAACGCCATTCTAAGGCTTTATAAAAATTTACCTTTATATTTGTACCTTTGTTTTTTTATCATACAAATTATATATTGGATATAATTTAAATTTATTCAATAATTCTTTACTCATATTATTCATATTATTTTTAGCTTCTTCATACTTTTCAATTAATATATTTATCGCACATTGAATCATTATGTCTTTTGAGTTTTTTCTTTTAATATTATCTAAATCAAGTATTTCATCAATGCTAAAATTTCTAATCCTTTTTATTATTTGATATTTATTAATTTTGTTTATATCTACATCAACTTCATTTTCTATCCATTCTAATAACTCTAGTGCCTCAATTAAATATTCTTTAATAAGTATTTTATCATAGTATTTAATTAATTCTAAAATATATGACATGACTCTATCTGTATACTCTGGTGTTTTTTTATATTTTTTAATATTTATAGTTGCTTTACTTACATCGAAATTAATACTATCCATATCATTATAATTTAAAAGTATATATGGACTGCATTGCATGTCTCCTTCTCTTTGAGTAATAGTAAGGTTATTTTTTTTATCAAAAATATTAATAAGATTCCAACTATTATCTGTTTCTATCTTATATAAGATTATTTTCTTTTCATTAATTTTCATATATGCAAATCCTGAATGTTTACTCATATTCTTTTTTTTAATTGTTTTATTATTAATAAATATACTTATAAGTGTATTTATCTTCCCATAATCTTCCTGAGACATATTATCTAATAAGAAATTTTCTTGTTTTATTTCAAGCATCTCTAATAGATTCTTAAAATCTTCAAAAAATAATATATTTTCTATTAAATCATTTTCTTCGCATGGCATAGTTTTTAAATCTAAATCAATAAGTTTATCTTTTGTTGAAAATTCTTTTATAAGTACTTTTTTATGTTTAAATATATCTAATAACATCTTTAAATTATTTAAATGACTATCAACAGTTCCACTTGGTTCTTTTATCGTAAAATTTATATCAATAGACTTATTGATTAATTTCTCATCTAATATACGGTAAATATAAATAACAATAAAATTATTGATAGTTATTTTGTGATTGGTTTTATTTACTGTTGATATATATTCATTATTTTTATAAATATTATTTTTTATAAAAATATCTACAATAGTTTTTGTATTTAATTCTTTAAGATACAATTTATTCACACAAGGTAAATCAATTGTATCTAAATCTTCATGTTTAAGTGGTTTGTAAGCATACACACTTCTATTAAATAAATCATATCTATTATCTATTTCTGCAATATCTATTGAAATCTCTTTGTCTCTTTCACTTAGTTCTATTTGTTTATCTACTAAATTTTTTGTTTGTTTATTTATATTACGATAAAACGAATTAACTATTCTTTCAAAATGATTATTTTCAGGTCTTAGTTCATATAGCTCTACAGACTTGGTCAATTGATTTTTCTTCGTTCTATCTATTTCATTTAATATATTTATCAAATCAACTGGAAGTAAATTTCTATAATAAACTTTTATTTTGTTAACACTTTTAATTTCAACAACAAATAAAATAACACCTTCATTATTGTAGTAGTTTCTTAAATCACTAACATCCATTGAAAAAGTTCTTTTTTTGCCACTTAACTTTTTTACCTCCTTTGCTTTAAGTTGTATATTTATTTTTCTTAATAAATTTTCTTTTTTATTATCTAAACAATTTTCCTTCTCAATTTTATTTTTTTCATATAAAAATAGTTCTCCGTCCCAAGATGGTGTTTTGTCATTTGATTGAATATTTGCTTCAATATTTCCCGCAATCGCACATAATTTTTGAATCTCAGCAATAGATAAATTTTCCTTGTGTATATTTGAAATCTTACTTGTTCCCATAGAATATAGCCACCTCCTTTGATAACCTATTATATATTATACCATTAATTAGCTTTGAATAAATTTTCAGATATTCTATCTGAAGCTTCTTTATCCATTTCTTTAAGTACATGAGAATATACATTAAGAGTAGTATTAATATTTGAATGTCCCACCCTTTCAGATATAACCTTTATAGGTACTTTAGAATTTATAAGTAAAGTAACATGTGAATGTCTTAAGTCATGAAATCTAATATGAGGTAAATCATTGTTCTCTAAGAATTTTCTAAATTTCTTACTCATTACATCTTCAGCAATTGGATTCCCTTTTCTATCAAAAAATAGTAAGTTATATTCATTTCTAACAATACTTCTCAATAACTTCTTATTCTGCTCCAGCCTATAATTTTTTAGTAAATTCATAAGCTCTATTGGTGCAAATATTTTTCTAACAGAGCTTTCTGTCTTTGGCTCTTTAAGTATAACAGAACCATCTAATCTACTAGTTATCTTATTTACTGTTATTGTATTTTCATCAAAATCAATATTATCCCAAGTTAATCCCAAAACTTCTGAAAGTCTTAATCCTAGACCTATAGCTAAACTAATAGGAAGCTCCATATTAGTTCCTTTAGCTAACTCTAATAATTTTAACATTTGTTCTTTATCATAAATTTCATTTTTAAATTTTTTAATTCTTGGACTTTCTATACCATCTATAATATTTTCTTTTATTAACTTAATTCTATACGCTCTCTTTATTGCAAGTCTCAATACATTTATATGTACTTTAATAGTTTGAGGGTTTAAGTTACCAGCTAAATCATCTACATAATTCTGTATATGAATATTTCTCAACTCTTGAAGACGATATTTTCCAATAGAAGGATTAATATGATTTTTACAAATAGCAATGTAACTTTTATATGTAGATGCCGAAATATTATCTTTATATTTTTCAAGAAAGTCTAATATAAATCCAGCTAGAGTGATTTCATTTGGAACAAGAAAACTATCTTTATATATACTGTCCTTAACTTCAGCCAATCTTTTATTAGCATCTCTCTTTTTATCAAAAGCTCCCATATTCTTTTGTTTTCTTTTTCCTGATTCATCATCTCTAAATTCTAAGTACACTACATAATTTTTATTTCTTTTTCTTATAAAAGCGTTCATGGTTATCCCTCCTATGAAAATTCATATACTTATTATACCATACAGAGGAGGCAAAAAATAGTCATTTTAGCTGACTTTCAACTGACTTTTTTAATTCTTTTATTTATATAATTATTGAAATTACTTAGTTGTAAAGAAATAAGACATAGAATACACAATTCTATGTCTTATACTAGTAATTTATTTATTTTTTATATTTTGCGTTTTAAGCAATCGAATTTCTGAATAGGACTAATTATAAGCATTGATTTTTATAAAGCCTTAAAATCGAATTTAGAAGGTCATTTCGTTTTGATAAGTTTTAAATTCTAATTAAGTATTAGGATAATTAGATAGTAAAGAGTTAATCTGGAATTTATTATATAAAACAACTTTAATAGTGGAAAATATAACTTTAAATGTGGTATAATATTTTATATAATAAATTATAAAAAGGAGGTTGATATATCTATGAAACTTGATTTTAAACCAACAAAAGTACCTGAAATTGAAATACAGGATGCAGCAGGTATAAATTATCTAAACAGAATAGGTACAAAAAATAGTGATACTCATTATAAGATTACTAAAAATAGAGTTACTTTTAGAGTAAAAAAAGAAGATATATTTGTTAAATTTTTAGATAATGGTAAAAAAGAACTGAATGAAAAATATTACTTATATATCGAATATTTAAAAGAGACTATTTTAAAAGAAGAAGTTGAATCTTTTGAAATAGGATTTGAAAAAGCTAATATTTGGGCTGATAAGCACTTAAGTGACTTTGAATATTTAAATTCATTAATTTGGGATATTAAAGAAAAGAGACAATCCAAAATATTAGAAGAAGAAAATGTTGACACCCTAGAGAAGGCTAAAACTGTTAAATTTCCTTGTTTCTCAAAATACTCAGGTGAATATATATATGATGTAATGCAAACTGATTTAGAGCATTGTGTTGCATATTATGCAGGAAATTTAAACAGTAAAGAATTTAACTTTTCAAGTGTTGGTGTTAATCAGTTAAATTACAATCCATCATCAGAAAGAACTAAAAGTTATAATTGCATAAAATATTTATTAGATACATTTTATCCTCATATATCAAAAAATTTATTAGCTTATTTTAAAGATATAAGTCTTGATGATGCAAAAAAAATTATTTTTACAAGTGGAAAATACAAAGGTAAAACAGCATATGATGTTTATAAAGAAAATAGAAGTTATTTAGAATGGTATTTACAAAATACAAAAAAAACTATATATAATATTAGAATGATAACAGCTATTAATCTAATTAAAGAATGTGAATAAAAATGGATGTATTAAATTTACCAGATTTTGAAGTTATTGATACAATAATAAATGAACACGATATGACTGTAATTGTTAAACCTAAAAAAGAACCCACCATATGTTATGAATGTGGTTGCACTGAATATTATAAGCATGGAAAGTCTACACGTTCTGTTAAGGATTTAAATATTTTTGACAAACATGTAGTAATAGAAATACATAGTTATAGATATAAATGTAAACATTGTAATTCTACATTCAATCAAAAATATAAAAGCATTGATGAAAGAGGTAAAATTACTATTAGATTAAGAAAACAGATAGAAAAAGAATCTCTTAAGAAACCATTTTCCAGTATTGCAGATGAATATAGTGTTTCACCAACCACAGTAAAAAGAATGTTTGAAGTTTATATGAAGGAACTTGAAAAAAATATAGTTTACACTACCCCAATAGTGTTGAGTATAAATGGACTATATCTTAAGAACTCAGTAAGAGCTATATATATAGATGTAGTCCATCATAAAATTCTTGATATTCAAGCAACTAGAAATAAAACTGATATCAAAGCATTTTTAAATAAATTTCCTAATAAAAAACAAATCGAAGTCATAATAATTGATATGTGCAAACATTGTAAAGAAGCAATTTATGAGGAATTACCAAAGGTAAAAATTATTATAGATAGATTTCATGTTTTACAATTAATTACAAATGCCCTAGAAAAAGAAAGAAAGTCTTTTAAAGATACTTTAACAATTAAGCAACGCAAAAAACTATTAAAAGATAAAATTTTACTATCAAAAAATAGAGAGGAATTAAAAGATGAACAAATACAGAATATGCAAACGATATTCAATGAATTTCCACATTTAAAATTAGTATATGAGCTTAAGGAACAATTTAGAGATATTTATGGATGTCAAAATAAAGAAGATGCTTTTAAAATATATGAGAAATGGAAATTGTCAGTTCCTAAAAATATGAAATATTACCAAGAGGTGATAAAAACAGTTGATAGTTGGTACTTAGAGATATTTAACTATTTTGGATATAGAACAGCAAATACTTCTACTGAAAGCGTAAATAATTTAATTAAATATATTGAAAAAGCTGGAAAAGGTTATAGATTTGAAATTTTTAGAGCTAAGATATTATTTGAAACAATAGCAACTAATAAACCTAAATATAACAAATTAACCTCAACTAAAATTGTAAATACCATCAAGCCTTTTAGTTGGGATGATTCATATAATAAAGAAAAATTAATAGAGGGATTCGGAGTTAATATTCCACAATTACTTGAAGTTTTCAAAAGTGATAGATTTTAATTTGTTCTTTTATTTTTTCAATAATACTTCTATTATATTATTAACAGATAAAAAAGTCATCTAAATTAATAGATGACTTAATCATTTTTATGATACTTTTTCAATGTATTTTTCATTAACAACATAAGTCTTGAACTTATGTACTATCATAATATCTTGCATATTTTCCAATGTCATTACAACTCTAACACATTTATTTCTAATTTCTTCTGGTAACTCTAAACTATTTGTCAAATTAACATAATCATCATATTTAAACATATTAGCACCTCCAAAATTAGTATTGAGGATATTATATCTCTTTATTTGATTTTCTTCAACAGCAAATTTCTCTCCAGTTTTAACATTTTCTAAACAATATAATTTTTCATAAGTATAATCATGATAATAATTAATTTTTTCTATTAGTTTACATGTTTTTTTGCTCAATTCATCACATATCTTTTCTAATATATCACAAGAACTATATAGATTACTCACTTCTTCGCCAAATATACACTTATTGCAAGTTTTGTCCTCACATTCAAATATAATGTCATTCACTTCTTTTAGTATTTCAATTTGTTTATCAAATTCAATATTTGAATGTGATAGCTTAAGAGATTTTCTTGTTTCTTCTAGCCACCAACATAATGTTTTTTCTATTTTATTTGTAACTATACTTTTATTTAATATACAATCATTACATTTTAGATTGCAGTTTCTAGTAGATTTCAATACATCTATCACATCTTTAATAGTATACATATAGCCTCCTATCTTATACCAGTGCTTCCAAATCCATTATTACCTCTTTCAGAGCTAGTCAATTCATCTACCACTTTTAATATAGCTCTTGGAACTTGTTGAAATACTCCTTGAGCTAATTTAGTATGTTTGGGAATTAGAATTTCAAAGTCGTCTTCATTATATGTAATTATTTTAATTTCACCTCTATATCCCGAATCCACTGTACCTAATCTTACAGTTGGATATACTCTAGTTAAAAAATCTTCCTTCCATGCAAATTCCTCTTTTTCTATTTCTCTACTAACAAGACTTGTAACTTTAAATAGTTTCTTCCAACCACCCAAACCATTTAAGCTTATACCACTTCTAGGTCTAACTTGCATTTCATATCCAAATGGAATTTCTAATGCTATACCTGTAGGTATTGCTACTGCTGACTTAGCTGGAATTACTGTATCTTTCAGTGTATATAAATCTATCCCACTATCGCCTTCTTTTGCATAAGATGGCACTATTGCACTTTGACTTAATTTCTTTATTTTAACATTTATACTCATTAATTTAATCTCCCTTTTTAAAATTATTTATTAGTATTAAGTTTGTTTAAATAAGCTATCCCAAGTGCTATAGCATCATATATATCACTTGTTTTAGCCTTACAAGTCCTATCAATATATTCTCCAATATCAATAATGTTTTCTCTTACATATGCAGCTACTTCTTCCTTTTTAGCTTTACCATTATTCATGAGATATTTTCTAATAGAAACTGGATACATATATTCAATCTCTATATTATTTAATTTTACAGTCCTCATTATTGCTCCTAAGAGTTTTCTTAAACTAAGAATTGTTTTAGAATTTCTTGAAGTGAATTGGTCTTCAACTAAGACTATTTGAATATTATGAGTTGTAATTATCTCTTGAATTGTATTACAGATATAGCACATTCTCTCATCTTCAGACTTGAATTTATCTTTTTTAGTTACTATTTTTCCATATTTTAATACCTTTTTATTTCTATTTATAACTGCCCATCCAGTTGAGGACATGGATATATCTAGGGCTAATACCATTTAATCCCTTCTTTCATATGTATTTTGACTTGCTCCACTGCATTAATTAGATTAGTGTTGTTTGGTATTGCAATATAACTTTCATTATTTAGAAAATCATTAAATTTAAATTTATCATCTGCTAATCTTCTCTCTATTTCTTTAGCATTATCACCCCTATTAATAAGTCTTTTTCTTAATATATTCTCATCTGTATTTATAAAAAATGGTATTAACTTAGTTTTTGTTCCCATAAAATATTTTTCTAACGCCTTATATCCACATGCATCTACTATAGCCAAAGCATATCTTTTATTCTCTAATTCAGATTTATGTATCCCATATAACCAAGTGCTTCCATCATGAACTATATATTTTCTCATTTCTATAAAATTATTTTTTTCTTTCTTAAAGAATTTATTATCTACAAAATGATATGTTTTATTGATGATTTCTGATTGGCCACGAGGAGGTCTTGTTGTATGTGATATTAGAATTGGAATATTGAATTGCTTTGAAATTTCTGTTACTATACTATCTTTACCTGAACCTGAATATCCTAAAAATACAAATATTTTATTCATTACATTCCTCTTAATTCTATAGATTCTAGTTTATCAGGCGGGATTGAAGGATAAGTGATTGGATTACAATTCACCTTTTTTTTACATTCAAATATTTTTGGATTATCTATAATTACTTGATGAAGCCCTTTAGCTAATACATCCACTAAATATTCCTCATCTTCACTCTCTATACATCTATCTCTAAATATACAATGGAATAGCTCATGTAAGAAAGTAGCTTCTTTTACTCTTTGTGATTGTAGATTATTAGATAACTTTATTGTTTCAGTTCCATAATCTGCTAATCCATAACATAATTGATTATTTACTAGAATAGGTTCTTCTGTCTCTTCTATTTTATAGAATAAACCTCCTACTTTTACTTGCTTTGGTATATTCATTTAAACACTCTCCAATCTTATTAAAATTCATATCAATAATTTAGATATAAACTTTCATACACAGGCTCCTGTTTTTGTTTTATTTTTTTAAAAACACTTATTCCACTATAAAGATAATTATGAATTTTATATATATCTTTTGGTACATCATATGTTTTATCTTTATTTCCAAGCTTTCCATCAAAACTCAACGCTAATTTACATTCTAAAGTTCTAATCCAATCCCAAAAATACTCATAATCTATAGTTCCTTGATACATTCCTTTTGTATTTGCATAGGGTGGGTCTAAATATATAAAATCATTACTTTTAGGATATACCTTTTCGTAACTTTGTTTTAAAAATACAACATTCTTATCATTCAAAATTTTTGACCATTGATATATTATTTCTCTTAATTTTTTTGGATTTATACCATTCCTAGAAAAATGAAGAGATGTATTAAATTCATTTTTGGAGTTATATCTAATTAGCCCATTTACACATGTTCTACTTAAAAATAAGAATAATTCTGGTTTTCTTGTACTATTATAACTATTTCTTATTGAATAATAATACTTTTTCTTTCTTTCTATATCTTCATCTTTATTTAATTCATTCCACATCTTTTCATATTTTAAGCATAATGATTCGGTATCTGATTTAATTGCGTTCCATAAAGAAATTAAATCCTCATTTATATCACTACATATATATCTTTTTACTTTTTTATTGCTATTTAATAATTGAAACATCACACTTCCTCCACCTATAAATGGTTCATAATAGGTGTCAATTATATCAGGAAATTTGTTTACTATTTCTTCAGATTGGCTTCTTTTACTTCCACTCCATTTTATTACAGGTTGAAACTTAATACTCATCACTCTCCAATCTTATTAAAATTCAAATTTTATTTAAATTTGATTATTTACAAAATCAGAAATCCTTTTATTTGCTATATCAATATAAGGCTCTTCCTTTGTATTTAAAAGTTCAATATTAACCCAGCTAAGATTATATTTTTCCTCTTTGTTTAACTCCTCACAACACAATCCATGAGTTCCACTTCCAGAAGTTATATCTATAGTTTTTCCATTATGAGGGGTAGTTAATTTTATAAGCCATTTAATAAGTTTTTTAGGTTTAACTGTAACATGTTTACAATAATCACCTTTTTCCTTTTTTGTTGCTTTAGGAGAATACATAAATGGTAACTCTTCTTCTATGTTTAAAAAAAATCTACTAGCACCTCCTACGTCATTTCTGGGAACTAAAGTTCCTCTCTTTAAAGAAGTTAATACTCCTGATTCGTCTTTTAACGCATTATTATTAGATTTTCCAGCAGTTCTGATTCCGCTTTGCTTATCAAGCATTGTTCCCATAATATTATCAAATATAATATTACTTGGAAATCTACCCAATTCATTTGGTTGAGATGCTCTGTCTTCATTAAATTTCCCATATATTTTATTTATTTGGCTTGAATAATTGTTCGTTGGGTTCTTAGACGCCTTTTTCTGCAACATATCAATATCTTCTTTGGATATAGGTATTCTACATGTGTCTAAGTTCATACATCCACAGTTATATTTTTTTATATTGTCTATATATGAACCCTCTAAAGGTTTCTGAAATATTGTAATTATTTCCTTGGCTGGTTTTAATCCGCTAGTTTTCCAACCATTCCACTTTTCTGCTAAATCATTTAAATCCTTTTTATTAAATAGCTTACTTATATCTTGATTTTTAGGAAAACCACTCCCATATACCCAAACTATTTCTTCAACTATTTTAAATCCAACATCTTCAAAGGCACATTTCATTCTATGATTGGTTCTATGATGACCGAATATTAAAACATATCCTCCTGGTTTTATTATTCTTAATAGTTTTTTAGCTCTTAACATATTCCATTCATAAAAATTTTCATATTTATCCCATATTTTATTCATAAACGCTAAATCATATGGGAAATCTGAGATACAGCTATCAAAATAATTATTTTCAAATATATCCATAGCGGATATATTGTCCATATGTATCAATTCTCCATTTCCTATTTTCAATCTTTCTATAGTTATCACTCCTTAACAATTTTTTTCATAATGAGAACATAGAGTTTTACAAAAAAACTGATTACTTTTGTCATCATTTTTGCACCAAACACTCTCATCATTGAAATCTAGCTGTTTTATTTGAGTAACTGTATCAACAACAAAATCAATTAATTGTTTCTCTAGCTCTTTAGTATATTTAATTTTTACTATAGCTCTTTCATAATTGTTTATATTATCAATCTTATTTCTTTCAACTAACACCCCTTTTTCATTCTTCATATACTTGCACATATCGAAAGCTACATATTTAATTGATTTATCTGGATATTTTTCTTTAAGATACATTGCATATAAGATAAGTTGCATTGATTTTTTAGGTAGGTCTTTTTTAGAAAATTTACTACTTGATTTGTAATCTATAACATAAATTTTATTACCTATTATATAATATAAATCTATGTATCCCCTCATTGTAATTCCATTAATATCAAACTCAAAATATTCTTCTATATAGTATCTATCACATTCAATTGGTACAAAATTTTCTATATAATGTAATATACATTCTAAATAATTAATTCTTGAATTTGGTGTAGGAAAGTTGTAATCCATTAGATTTGCATATTCTATAACTTCATTGTATTTTTGAATAGCTTCTTGATTTGTTATTTTTCTTTGTTGTAATTGTTCTAGTAAACTATGTAATTCATTGCCATAATAACCATAACAATTTTGTTCTCGATTTAAATTTTTTACATATGTAAGATAGTACTGAAATGGACATGTGTGAAATGCATTTAATTTGCTAAAGCTATATAATTCCTTTTCCATTAACTCTACCCTTTCAAAAAATAGAGAGCTATTAATTAATAGCTCTCAACCCTCAGTTCCTTAAAAATATATATTAGATAATATTCTCTAGGATGCTATTAATTCCTCTAAATAGTTTATTAAATTCTATTTCAGTATAATAAGATGTTCTTCCTGATGTGTCTTTTACAGCAAATATTTTACCATATTCAGATATGCTTATTTCATTTAACATGTACTGATTATCTAAAGTTAGTGGCATATCATTTAATTCTACTTTACTTATATAATCCTTTAATTCCAATTTATTCACCTCACTTTATATCTTCTTCACAATAATTCCTTAAACTGTTTATAAAGTTTTCTGTAACATCAAACCCAGCTAACATCATTGAGAAAAATAGTCCTATAGAGGTTATAATATCCAGTATATATTCTTCTATGCAAGATGTACTAGAATAAAATCCAATCTCCGTATTCCTTCCAAAATATAAACTATATATTAAATTGAAAATTAGAAAAAATATAAATAAATATAATGCTCTATATTTACTATTAATTATCTTTTTCATCTTCATCATCCACCTTTTTTATTTCTTTTAATTCCCAAGAATAAATCATTCTTTCAGAAGTTTTATATTTCTTACTTGTATCTAATTTAATAAATAATTCTTTTGCTTCTTTAATTTTACCTTTACAAGTATGTTCTATTACATCTTCATCTGATTTGTATTTTATTTCTACTAAATCACCTGTATATAAAATCAAACCATTTTTTAATAGTATTTCTTGTCTGACTTCCTGTATCATACAATCATCCTTTCTTCTTTTTCTAATAATATAGATATTAAAGATTTCGATATAACATCAGCTAAATCAAGTATAAGTTCAGGGTCTGAAGTATCATATATATCATATTTATTTCTACCTATAATCCCAACTATTGAATAATCACCAACTTCTAGTAATTTCTTATCTACCCCTAAACCTGGTTTAACAGGTTTATTGCTAATTATAATTGTTCCTTTATCTGAAATTTTACTTATACCAGCATCAATGGCTATTATATTTGAATTTGTATAATTATTTTTTATTGCTTGTATTTTTTGTTCTAAATTTAAAGCATCTATTGAATCTCCTAGTACTCCAAATATTTTATTTTTAATATTAGATTTTTCCATTATAGTTCCAATCATGGGAGCTAATGAGTCAGCTAAAACTCTATCACTACCTATACATACTATTAAAGTATCCTCATTTACAATATCCCTTAGTACATCAGATATTTTTGATACAGCGTTTAGATTGTTGTAACTGATTTTTAATATATCCATAGAACACCTCCTATTAAAACTAACTTTTTAATCTAAATAGCTAACATCTAAAATACAGTCGCCAACTATTTCAAAAGCACATAATATTTGTTTACCATAATCAGATAGCCATGACCCCCAAATACTACTACCATGTTCTAACAACCCATATGAATTTAAAGCATTTAATATAAATTCTTGTATCAAATTATTTTTACTACCAATTATTCCACAAACATTATTAAACTCTATTTCAAATATGTAACATCTTTCTGTGTATTCTAAATTACAATTTTTCTCTTTATTTTGTATTGCAGTCAGTACTCCTTTTATCATAAAAGATATATCATCAGGAGAACCACAACCACAAAAATCCATTATTTCATATCTTAGATGTAATATCATTTTACTTGCTATTTTTTTTAATTGATAATTATCATATATGTTCATTTCTTTTAACTTAATCAAATCTATCTTATTTATTTTGTCCATATTATCTCCATTCTTTTAAGATGTTACTTTCTTATATCTTTCATAAGCAAATATATTATCATATCTTTAGATAAATTTTCTTTTGAATATGCAATTGCCTTGTCAAGTATATTCATAGTTCTATGTGGATTTATTAACGGATGATATTCATCAAATAAAACCTGTGAAAAAATATCTGAATAACCAATTTCTTTCATTTTATTTATAAATATTTTATTGTAATATTTATAAATACCTAATTTTTTGATAAGATTCCATTCCAGTTCATTGTTTATTTTAGGAAACTTGTCTTGGATATCTTGTTTTAATTCTTCAAAAGTTAATTCTCTAAAAAGTATTATTTCTTTAGCACCTATGCTATATTTTGCTCCTGGACGTATTGATGAAAAAGATTGTTCCATCTCATACTTATATTTATCCTCTCTTCTAACTAAGGCTTTTACTTTGAAAAATCTATTACTTAAATTTAAATTATAACATCTGAAAACATCTTTTAAATCTAAACACAAATGGAATCCATAGTCATATATATTTATATTTCCTCTATGTATTTCTTCAACACTATAAGTTTTATTTAGTTCATACTGAAAGTTTCTACATTTCATATCTCTATCTGTACCCTTATATCCTTCAATCCAAATCCATTCTTCACTATTTTTTTTTATTTCTGAGTCTATTTTTATTTTTTCCATTTCTAATAGCTTTCTTTTCATTTCTTTATCATATTGTATATTATCCATATCGAAGTTTGGTTGCTTGGGAGGAGCAGAAGGAGGTTCTGCCTCTGTTATTTTTACATTTCTACCATATTTTTTATTGAAGATATTCAATATAATATCACCTCACTTTATTATTTAGAATCTATTTTAATTTTATATCCTAATTCACTTTCTATTTCTTCTTTAGTCATTGACTTAAGCTTATCTTCTGACCTAATATATAAATTAGTAAAATTAATCAATTGATTTACTCTTCTTCCCCAATCTATTATTTCTCCAAATTCTATTATTACATCTTTCATGAAATTATCATCCAAATCACTAAAATTGAAATCTTTATTATGTAAAAAACATATTGAATCACAAGATGCTATCTTATCTTTAAATTCTTGAAAATTTTTACAATTTATTTCTGCAATATTATCTTTAGATAAATCATCTTTTAAAAACTTCAATTGAATAAATTCATTTTCTAGCTCATCTTCAGTTGGCACACGAATGAAACAATACCCTATTGTAGTCCCACCTCTCATTTTATAAAATTGACTTATATATTCTCCAGTACCTACTGTATAAAATTCTCCTTTTTTATAACATTCAATATCTTTTATACAATATATCGTATCTCCACCATGTATATCTTTTATTAATAAATTCAACATAAATTTTACCTCCAATTCATATTAAAACACATATTTTATTTAGCATCTGCTAATAAATCCCTAAACAATAAAAATTTTCTCATAAAATTAATTTCTTTACTTTTTTATTGTTTAACAAAGTTCTCTATATTAATTCTGTTTTTTAATAGTTTTTCAAATATTGTCTTTCCTTTATCGCTAGGACTATCTTTGTAGCCCAATAAATTATATTTATCCCATATTACACTTATATTCACTACATCTTTAATATCTTGAACTAATTTATATATCTTATCTCTCCATATAACATATTCTTCATCATCTTTAACTTTAAATTGTCTATCAAAAGCTATGATTAATTCTTCAATACCTAAATCTATTAATATCTTTTTTTGCTCTCTACTAAAATTACTCCCACATATAGCTACAGAGGGATTATTTTTATACATAGTAGCCATTTGTAACACCGATTTTTCACCTTCAAATACAATAACTTTTTTGGAATTTTTGATAGATTTTTTATTTACATTTAATCCATATAGATTAAGACTTAATCTATGATTATAGCACCTATTGTCGTACCATAATGGAATATATTTGCCAAAACTTTTAGCCTTATCTTCATCTAAGTTTCTAACTCTAATACCAACAGGCCTAGCTCTATCATGCCAACAGAAATGTGGAATTACTATTTGATTTTCATATAGATTATAATATACTTGATATGTTTTAAGGACTTCAAAAGATATGTTTTCATTTTCCCACTCTTCAATTGGGACTTGCTGAAAAGTTTTATATACATATGGCTTTTTAGGGGTAGGAAGTAATTCTATTTGTATATCTTTAATATCATGTATCTGTTCTACTTTTTTCTTTATTCTAAATCCTTTTCTTAGCATTGGTTGATTTGAAATACCAAAGAAATCTTTTATTTCATTAATAGCATCTTTAAACTCATATTTATTTATGTGTATTAATAAATCTATTAAGCTACCTATATGGCCACAAGAACTATAGCAATGAAACGTTTTGCTTTCTGTATAATAAAATAATTTGTATGAATCACCATTATGACATAAACAAGTATTGAATATTAACTGTCTATCATTGCTTTTAGGAGATAAGTCCGAACCTAAATATTCCATAAAATTTATCACCTGTTCATTAGTCAAATCCTTTATTTCCATAGTCATCACCTAGTATGACAATTGTCCTCTGTAGACCTTCTCACACCTTCCTATCTCTTCTAATCTACCAGTCTTACCATAAAATCTTAGTAAAATTACATCTCCATCTTGACCTCTTCTTGACTTATTTAAAAATAATAATCTATATTCTTTTTGCAAATCTTTTGCATCAAACTGGATATATTCTCTTTCAGTAGTCTTTTTTAATTTATTATATTTTAATTTATATGGTTTTAAAAAGAATTTCTTGTTAGTAGAATCTAATTCTAACTCATTTACTACTTTTCTCATAAGTTTTAATAAACCACATACATTTTTGACAGCTTTCGCTTCTGACAAATCTCCTGCCGAAAGATATGAGCTTTTATTTTCTTGAGCTGTAAGTAATTGCATAGATAACATAGTTATTACATTATATTTGTTCCCAAAACTATCGAGTAATTTAGAATTTTCAATTAATTTTCCTGTATAATGTGCATCTGACGAATCTTCTGATTTAAATGTATCCACTGCTATTCCAGTAAATCCCTGATGTGTAACAAGTTCTTTACTTTTCCTTAGTATTTCAGATATTTCAAATTCTTCCATATAGATAAATTTTAGATTCTCTGCAAAACATCTATCTCTTAAAAATTTTTCTATTTTTTCCATTAAGTCTTCTTCAAAGTCTGTAAAATCTCCATTATCTATTTTATTTCTATCTAAATCATGATAATTAAATATGTTATATGCTATAAACGATACTAACATACTCTTAAAATATTGAGATTTTTGTTCATTCGCAAATATGACTATCTTCTCTCCTCTATATATCATAGCTAATATGTAATTAAAAAATAGTAAAGTAGTTTTTCCTATGCCTGAAAACCCTGCTATTATATTTATACCACCACCCTTACCAATCCCATTAGTCCTATTTGATAATATTGGTAAGCTATATATATACTTAGATTCTTCATTATTACTCAATCCTATTTCTTTTTCAGTGTATTCAAATATAATATTATAAGGTGTTCCTGCTTCAGTTTTTTGCTTTAATTTTTCTCTATCATCTTTAGTAAGTAAAAGATTTTCAACTTTCATATTATTTTTTATAGAATTTACACTACATGAAGATATTAACCCCTCATAAAATTCTTCCACTTCTCTACATTTCATAGATTGAAATATTTCAAATGGAATAAATTTTAACCCATTATGCTCCATTTCTTTTATTACATTAAAACCTCTTTTATCTAAAGCAATTAGTAAATTATTCTTAGCTAAATCATCAATATATGCTGCTATATTAGTTTCTTTTCCATACTCCATAGCAGATGATAAGCTATTCCAACCACCATATCTTTCATATTCAGATTTGAGTTTATTTGAAGATACAAATTTAGCTACACTTATTTCATCAAGCTCGTTATGTGTTTTAGACATTATTCTTCCTAACGAGAAAAAGAATTTTACCTTATCTATTATAAAGTCACTTTCGCTAATTTTATATTCACTAAAAAGAGTTAATGATTTTAACATTGTGCCTAAAACCAATGTTTCTATAATACCCCTATCCTCTATTATTTTTTCATAACTACTCGTCTTGATACACTCCTTTCACTTTGTCAAATAAACTTTGTCTTTTATTATAAATTACTTTTTTAGGAGCAATTATTTCATAATATTCTTCACTTTTCTCTACTTCTTTGTATATCCTTTCATTTTCTTTTTCATATTTCATTTGCTTGTTTTTAATTGTTATATCTCTAATACTTCCTTTCAATATTGTAAACACATAACATAATTTAGGATATTCTTCTTCTATATCTTTTCTATAGTTAAGTAATTCTATAACTTCATCTTTCTTCTCAATGATGCAATCATATAATTCTTCTCTCGTATAACCACCTTTTATTATCTCTTGTAACATCTTATTTTTTTGATTATTTATAACTGTATATCCCATAATATAATCTATTCCAAGTTGACATTGTTTCCAGAAATATATATCCTGTTGCTCTTTTCTATATTCCTGTTCATTACAATAATATCTATTCTGCTTATTTCCCCCAGATGTAATATGCTCTACTTTATAAGCATCATTTGTATTTAATTTCTTTTTACAAAACCTACACTTACAATTCAAGATTTCCCCTCCTTATGTTATGTATTTATTGCTACCTCATTTAAGAGGTAGCAATTTTATTTACACTCTACTTTTCTTAATAGTTGAATTTTCTTCCTCTGATTTACCCTTTGATTTGTTTGTTAAAGAATTTCCATCATCGTCTTCCTCGAATGATAATGCTAATACTGATTGAACTGCATATCTTCTCAAATAAGTTTCCAATGCTCCTCTAGCTTGTATATCATTAGTTTTAGCTGGTTTAAATGGTGCAGAATTTGACTCTATGTATTCGCCTGATGAATGCTTTAGTTTAGTTTTTATATATACTTTATCATTACCTGCATCTTCTGCTGATTGCATTAGTATTAAATCATGTTTTGCTAATAATGGATTTACTGCTTTAAGAATTGTATCAAGGTTTGCATATTTAGACCTGAAAAATGGGTTTGTATTATCCTTTGGAATTGATTCTATATCTAAATGAAAGGCTATTAATGCTTTTGTTATCTCAATTTGACTATCACTCTCTTTTAATCCGTCTATTCTATCTGAATATAAATTTGATATATACGTCTTTATTTCCTCATTTACCACTTTCTTGAAACCATCATTCATTGTTTTTTCTTTAACTTCCATTCACATCTCTCCTTTTTAATAGATTATTTAATTTATAATTTAAAATGGTACATCATCATCACTTATCTCAATTGTCTTACCATTTTTATCAACATCTCTTTGTTTTTCTTTTTCATCTTTTTCTTTTATTTTTTCTCTCATTGCCTCTATATTCTTATCTGTGAAAGGATAATTTTTATCACTAAATATTTTGTCTCCATCTTTCAAAGGTTCATCGCCACCTTCTATTTCTAAAAATGTAAAAGCACTTTTTTTAATTCTTGAACCAAATCCTGCTGATTTACTAACAACCATAGATTTTACTGTACCTTCAAGAAGGCCAACATCTCCTATTTTATATAAACTTTTAAATCCTTCTATCATATCTTCATTATGTATTCTAAATGTCATATTACAACCTTGCTTACCATATTTATTAATTAAACCCTTAATCTCTAAATACTTACCTAAATCATCTTCTTTTTCTTCTATATTTTCAATTAATGTATATACTCTCCAGACCTGACTCGCTTTTATTGACTTTACTACTTCGCCTTTGTCATCAATAGGATTACCTTTGTCATCATATTTTTCTCTATTGCAAAAAGTTCCTGATATTTGGAATCGCTCTTTCTTTTCACCATCTTTATAATATAAGTTATTGTCTAATGAACAAACACATCTAACAATATCACCTTTTCCATCTTCTGCTCTAGTTTTTATTTCATTAGCTATTGTCTCTATTCCTAAAAACATTTGATTTGGTGAACCATCTGACTTAAACATTGATGTAAAGTAATCTACATTTACTGATTCGTTTGGTGCTGTTTCAACCTTTAAGGTAAATCTTATAGCTTCTTGGCCAGTTCCTTGATTCATTCTAGCTATATTTAAAATGTCTAAAACTTCTCCTGATACAAATACTTGATTATAATTTATTCTTTTTTCTGCCATACCCACTTCTCCTTTATATTTAAAATTTAATTGCTAACAAAACTATTACATCATTAATTCTTTATATTTTGGTAGTGTTTTAAAAAAGTCACACAGAATTCTCCATTCCTCCATTTTATGATTTTCTCTTTGATTTATCATAGATTTTATTTGTAGATAATTTAATGTAACTCTTGCAGTTAGCATCAATCCTGATGGGCAATTTGATATTATGATTTTCCAAAGAGTTTCTCTTGTGACTTCAACTTTTTCTCCATTTCTAAGAATAATATTATTAGAATTATTCAATTTCAATTCTTCAAAGTTATTGTACTCATGAATTAATTCATTTAGAAAATTTATTGTATTTTTATCAACATATTTATTACACATATCATCAAGATTAAATTTAGATAATCTATGCATTTTACTTTGACTAGACACATAATCATTATGATGATATCTGTCCCATTGTCTCCACATATATTCTGACCATTGTAAATCCATTTGAATGATAATTCCTTTAGAAAAGCAATCATGACCTGAACCTTGTTTTGATTTGCCTAATTGATTTGCTCGTTTTAAATCTTTTTCTGAAATGTTTATTTTTTTCATATCTATTACCTGTTGTTCATACATCGGATAACCACTTGCAATTATGCTTTCTTTAATTCCATAAACATACACATTTGACACATCAATAATTCCTGGTATTTTTATTCCATTTACATTCAATTTATCGACTCCTAACCTTCAACTATAATATATCCTTCTTTATAATGTCTTCCCATGTTGTTTACTCTCTTATAATATTTATAATCACTCTCCCCCTCTAATTTTGGTACAAATACATCTATAGCATTAGAATTACCAAAATATTTATTAGAACCTCTATCTTTAACCACCTTTAAATTTCCATCAACTAATATTTTAGTTCCGAATTTAAGATGATTATTGGCCACAAACCCATATTGTAATTTTTCTCCTGTAGCTGTAATAGCTCCATATTCACTATTTTCACAGTTTAAAGAAGTATAGTAACTTACTTCCCATGTTACAGGAATTAATTTTTCTATTTTTATTCCTAAGTCCTTTTCTAAATTAATTCTCTTGATTTCTAATTTATATTCAGAACTATTTTTGTGTTGCTCCCACTCATATTTATACATTAAGTTAATATTTTTAGCTGTATCTGCTACAATATTTTTATCCATCCTGCTAGTACTCATTTCTTTAGTATTAGCAAATATATGTATGCTACTACCCATTACTAAAACACTTGTTACTAATATATTTCTCCACCTCATAAAGACCTCCAATTATATTAAAATGATAATTTTATCTCCTTTTATTCACCCCCTCTTTTTACCTTCTCTGTTTTAACTATATTCATAGTATACCATATACCTTCTATGTTCTCAATAGTTTTTTTAAATATTTTTAGAATTTATATATTTTTCTTTTAGTCCTTTATTATTTCTTATATATATAATATCGCTTATATGTTTTATATATTGTACATCATTAGATATTCTCATCAAACTTGTAAGAAAATAAATAGAATAACTTTTAGGAAGCCTTCTTTTAATAACTAAATCTATAGCTGTTTTAGCAGCATTATAACTTTTCAAGTGAGTGTGGCCTTCTTTAAACTCTTTATTTGTATTATAAACTATATATCCAGATTTTGATTTGATAATAATGTATTCTTTTTTCTCATAAATTTTATTTACACTCATTATATATCCTCTATTTTTTGAATAACCATTTCTAATTCACTTGGTTTTTCACCTAATATTTCTTTTTTTTTACAAGTTGCTACAACTTCTTTTCTTACACATTCCCACTCATTAAGAATTTCTTCATACTCTTCATTTTCTTGTTTTAAAAAAGCATTTTCCTCTTTTAATTCATCAATTTTCATACTTAGGTCTTTTTTTTCTTCCAATAAGTTATAATATCTTTGTTCATCTATAAGTATTGAAATCACTACCTTTCACGAACTTCGTATGTGCCATTTTAAGAAATCAATGTAATAAACACAAGCAGTCTCTTATGTAAAGTCTTAGAAACGCATATACGAGGTCATATTTTTAATTTTCTATTTTCCAATATTCTTGTATCCACCATTCTGTTTCTGTATTGCTCCTAATCCATTTTCCATCTACTTTTTTACTTTTAGCTTTTTCTTTAATTGATTTTAAATAAACTAAATCATAAACATCAATTTTATTATCCTCAAAAATAGTTTTACTTACTTTGAAAATCTTTATATTCCCTGAACTTAGATTATACAATGTGACTTTAGGTGAATATTTAACATCTATATCTATTACTAAACAATGTCTTGGATTTGAATTACCATCTTTTATGTTGCATGAACCAATAAACTCAAAATAGGTTTGTATTTTTTCATTAATTGATATATCAGTATTTTCGATTTGACTTTCAAGATAAGAACATAATTCTTTTGTATCAACTTCTTTAAATATTTTTTCTGTTTCTTTATTAGAGTATTTTCTCATGGTATTTATATTGCATGGTAAATTATCTCTTTTAAATTGTTTTTTACTATAGATTGAGTTATAGATATCATAAGTCTCTAAAAGTTTGTTGGACTTTCCAAATTCCTCAAAGAAATCTAGCTTAATCAGTATAGATAATTGTTTAGAGTTTATATGCCCCTGCAAGTCTATTAATAGCTCTAAAAATGAATCATATTTATTATCTTTAAGAGAATATAGATACTCTCCTATATCAGAATTTAAAAATTTAATAGATTCAATGCCCTTGTAAATACTATTTGTGTCTCTATTAAAGAAGTATTCAGATTTTGAAAATCTAAATTTAGGATTTTCTAATTTAATACTAAAATACTCTATTTCATCTGTTAATTTTCTTGTTCTCTCTGTATCTTCATTATATAAATTGAATGCTACAGTATAATATTCCAATGGATAATGTGACTTAAGGTATGCACAGTATAAGCTGTCATATGCATATGAAAGACTATGTGAAGCATTAAAGGAATATGAGGCAGCATCATTTACAACTTGCCATGTATCCTCAAAATTATTTTCACTTCCGACTTTTTTAATCCAGTTATTTTTTAGTTTGATATGCAATTCTTTCAACTCTTTTTCCTTAAATCTCTTTTTTTTAATCTTATTTATAATATCATAACTCTCAGATTCCTCTATTCCTAACCATATTAAATATTTCATTATTGATTCTTGATACATAAGATAATGATAACTATCTTCTAATAATATATCTAGTTCTTTAACGTTAGTTGTATATGACTTTCTGTTAATAAAATTGTCTAATAAAGATGCAAATCCGGGTCTGATACTAGCTACAAATGCACTTGTTTCAGCCACACTAGATATTTTGTATTTAGATGCCAGGTTTGTAGCATAGTCTGAATCTACCTGATTTATAGTACAAGTTAATTTGTCCTTATATATGTCATAGGTTTTAGCATCTAATAAGATGTTTAGTTCTTCAATTGTAGGAATACTAATATTTGCTAATTCACAAGTTTTTCTTATTAATGACCATACTTTCACTGTTAAATAATCATTTTTTAAATATTTATACTTATCACAATAATATCCATCTATATTACAACATACCCCATCCTTAGTTTTTAATAATCCTACTTCTTCATCAATTGGTCTATCATATATAAGCATAGAGCATGGTGAGAAAGAAACACTTTCTACTACTCCTACAAATACCTTTGATTCCTTTATTACATCTTTCCAAAAAACATCATTTGTGTATTTATCTAAGTTTTTAGCTACTTCATCATACTCAGATAGTTTCATATCATTTGCTTTACACCATAGCCTAAAAGCTGAAGCATCTTGTAATGGCTTATAACTTATCATCCATGCACAATTTTCTTCTCCTAATAAATCTCTAGTTGCTTGTATAAATGGTTCAGCATCTTCAGCATTTAAATCTATATCTGGCAAAGATTTTGCTGATAGTATTCTTTCAACACTCATAAATCTAGTAGGGAATAATGGTACCGGAGCATTTAATCTATCTATTTCAGTAAGCCCTAAAAGATTAGTTATTATAAATGAAGGTGCTGAACCTCTCCCTGTTTTAGTAAGAAGACCATTATATTCTTGTTTTGCTCTTTGAACTATTTTATAATCTATAATAAAGTAATCCTCCATATGAGTTTTCTCTATAATATCAAATTCATACCTTATAGCATCTAAGTATTCATTCCATCTATTTTTAGGTATATTTTTTCTTTTCTCTAACCATTCTTTATTTAATATTTCTTTCAGTTCTTTATTTGGATTTTTAGATATTGATGGTAATTTTATATCATCATTTATTAAGGTGATTTCTTCACACTCATCAAATATTAGAGTATTTTTTAATGCTCTTTCAACTTCTTGCTTTGTTAATACATTTTGTTTTTCATATCTTTTAAATATATCCTCTGAATTTGGATAATCTAAAATAAAACCGTCTTCTTCAGGATAATTTATACCTTTAGCTTTAAGAAATTTAGTTCTATATTTTGATTCTTCTGGATAAATATAATGACTGTCATTGGCATGTATTATATCTATATTATATTTGTTGCTTAATTCTAAAACATCCTTATTGTGCAAAGCTTGAGTTTTATGAGGATGAGATTGTACTTCAAGAAAGAAATTATTTTTAAAATAATTCTTTAGTTTTAGTATTAATTCTTCTCTATTCTCAAGTTTTAATATTCCAGCTACACATGCAGTAGTAATAACTACATCCCCTGGTTTAAATATCTCAAATAATATTTTTTCATCTATTCTTGGTTTATAGTAATATCCATTTTTATTAGCTAAACTTAAAGCTTTATTTATTTGCTTGTAACCATCATTATTTTTAGCGATTACTATTAAATGATAATTTCCTCTATCTTTCTCATTTATATCATTTACATAGTAAAATTCTGCTCCAATAATCATTTTTAATTTATATTCATCACATAAAGTTTTTGCCTCATATACATTTCCTTGATATCCATGTTCTGTCGTAAAATATGTATTTTGACCTAGTTTTATTGCTCTATCTATATATTGTTGTGGTTTAGTAATTACATCTAACGACCTTATATTTGAATAAATTTTATGACTATGATAATTATTATATCTCAACTCATCACCTCAACTTAAAAAACAAATTTTAATTATTAATATTCTTTTCAAATAATTCTATTTTTAAAAAGTCATTACATTTTATAACATCCATGCCATTAAACTTAGTAATATATCCTCTTGTTTTATCCTCTATATATTGGATATTAAGAAGGCTATAGTAACCTTCCCACAAAATAAGAGAATTAGGATATCTTCCTGTTCTGGCAGCATACTCACATCTTCTTCTATTTATTTCCATCTCTAATAAACATATATCTATCTTAATATCCATATATGATTAGCCCCCTTTAAAACTGACATTTTATAATCATTTAATTATATATGTATTCTTGTAATAGTTTTTTGAATATTTCTTCTAAGACTGGCACACAGATTGAATTACCTGCTTGTTTATAGAGTTGAGTATTGGATAATTTAGCTCTTATACATTTATCTATATCTTCATCATCAAATCCCATTAATCTCCAACATTCTTTTGGTGTAAGTTTTCTTATCCTAAAATTATTATCTAAATTTTCCACTATTTTAGTCTGCCTATTTCCACCTTGACAAGTATCTAAAGATGGGCTTAATCCTTTAGGATTATAACAAATATTACTTTGATGGGCTTTGTTGCTATTTGGATATTTAAAATATCCCTCTTTAATTGCTTTTTCTTCTAATATCTTAGGTTGTCTATTCCCACCAGTCATAGCATTTAATGTTGGAGATATTCCATCAGCCCCATAAACTCTTTTTAATAAATCATATCCCTTTATATCTAATTCTCCTACTTCATTTATTCTAGGCTCGATAATAACATTATCTTTTTGAACTGTAGTTATTGTATTAGAACATTCATCTTTTCTTATTTCTAATTTCTGTTCAATATCACCTTGTTCATTATATCTTCCTCTTATAGCCCCATTAGACACATTGTTTTCTTTAATATACCCCATAGCATATCCATGTGTACCACTGCATAAAGTCATAGATAATCCTTCATCTGATATAACTTGACCTGCTTGAGATTTAGGATGTTGAGATACATTTCCTTCTTTAATTATTTTATCTATAATTTGTTTGGGTTGTTTATAGTCCCTTGCAGATAAGGTTGATATGCATTTATCTGGATTATAACACCATGCAGATGTACATTTATCAAATATTAAATCTCCATTATCATTGTATGGATTTGGCGTAGTAGTCCCAATAACTTCTAAATCCTCATTGTTTAATCTATCTGTTGGAAATTTAGTAAATCTATCTTGTATTTCTTTTGATAAATAATATTTTTCTTCAACTTCTTCTTCAAGAAAATCTCTTAATCTATATTGTAATGTAAAACCTATTGGAAATTCATAAGGAGTGTGTTCTCCTAGTATTGATATACAGAAAATTCTTTCTCGATTTTGAGGTATTCCAAAATCTTTTGCATTTAAGATTTGATAATATGAAGTGTATCCCAATCCTTTTAAATCATTTATATATTGTTCAAAATTATGCTTATGTTTTTTACTTAGTACATTTTTTACATTTTCCCAAACTATATATTTTGGTTTAATATACTTAACTATTTCAACCGTATTCCACATTAGAGAAGAAGCAGTCCCACTTCCTTTATCCCCTCCATCTCCTTTTCCAGCCACAGAATAGTTCGTACATGGACTTCCATGAGTAATTATATCTACATCTCGTGAAAGCTTAGATATATCAATTTTTGTTATATCACCTAAATTCATATCTTCACTTACATCATGTATAACTGAATATGATTTACTTGCATATTTATCAATTTCACAATAATTTATTAATTTATACCTTACATTAATATTTCCTAGTGCTTTTTCAAATGCTCCTATTCCCGAAAATAGACTTAGTAATTTTAACTCTTTTATAATACCATCTCCTTTGAATTGAATATTGATTGGCTTCTTTGAATTGTTTTATATCGAATTGAATTTTTAGATTTGTTTAGTCATTTAGAATTGATATCTTATAATCATTTAAAACCATGATTTTATAGTTTATATTTTCCATCACTCCTTGGATACAGAAATTTTATATCTTTAAGGTCTAACCCTTCCCTCTCATAATAATCCTTTGCTCTTATACATTCTCTTGGAGACACTCCATATAATTTAATTAAATCC